ACGCGTGCGCCGCCAGCACCGAGGGTATCGTATGCGGCTTTCCAAGTAGGATACACGCCATCCTTGCTCACCGAACCATTTTCCGGATCCATAGAATACACGGTATATTCGGTAGATTCGAACTTACGCTTCGATTCATCACCCGCCGGGTCAAATCCGGAGTCTTTGATGATGCGCTTGCCCTGCTTGAGAACCATCGGAATCGGGGAACCTGAACCCCAATCGAAATCAAAGTGGTCCCAAACTTCTTCGGCGGAGTCATAATCATCGCGATCATCCCCGTCTTCGTCAAGGAGGAATTGAACCGCCTGTTCCAGCGCATCCGCATCGTCCTTCGCGGTGAAGGTTTCTTTATGCTTGGAATTTCTTAGATCAGCGCGAGTAGTGGGGCGGCGTTCAGCCGCGGGCGCATTGTCCCACCAAGTAAAGGTGTAAGTGCTTGCGCCTTCCGTCTTCGATTCATCATTGAACCAAGTTTCGATAGCATACTCCGCCATCTCGGCGGGGCTGTAATCATTGTTTGCCCAATTGTCCTTGATGAATTGGAGCCAGTCTTCGGTATTCAAAATCAACGCGTAAGCCTTTTCCCAGCCGTAAGGGCCCCACTGAGTTTCAAATTCCTCCTTGAATTGCGCAAGGTAGTCATCAAATTCGGAGCTTTCCTTCACGGCGGATTTGCCGAGAACCAGCATTGCGAACATCTTGGCAACGCCTTCAAGCCCGGTCACATTGGTCGGGCAGTCGATGCGGTTGTTCGGATGTTCAAAATACTTGTAGGCGATCTTGAAGTTGCCATCGCCGAGCGGGCTGTAAACATAGAGAGTCAGGTAGGCGCCGTTGTCCGGCATATCCTTGTCGACCACTTCCACATACGGATAAACATCATCATAGGTGCGCACCGCATAATCAAGGTCAACTGAATCTTCCAGCTCGTTTTTCAAATAGGTGGCGAGAAAGTCGCGGACCGCGTTGGCGGTGCCTATTTGGGTGTCCGTGGGAGAGGCAACCTTCGCCTCATCCGGATTGATGTCGGTATCAAGTTCGTCCGCAATCTCTTCCGGGGACTTGCCCGCCTTGAGTTGCGTGCGGATGTAGTCATCGTAATAGGACATCAGGTAATCGACCTTGTTATCGTCCATATTGCGGTCCAAGAAAATGTCCGCGATAATGTCCATCGAGCGTTCGATTTCGCTATCATTCTTTGCTTCAAATCTTTTCTTGAAATACATTGTGCAGGCCTTGGCAAATGGTTTCTCTAAAAATACATTCATTCGCCGCAAGAGCCCACTGTCACCTTAAAATGGTATATTAGTCCCATGGAATATGCAAAAGAAGATTTGAAGAAATTGTCCACCCGCGAACTCTACGCGGCGGCGGCCGCTGCCGAAGGATACTCATCCGTTCCGGTGGACATTGATACGTTTTTGGACGACCCTTACTATTTAGGCCAAACCTACGGCGGACACGTTTATCAGTATTGGCGTGATGCGCTCCACAAGATTTATCCGAACCCTCTGTATTCCCCCTATATCGAAATTTGTATCACCGGCTGTATCGGTGCAGGTAAAACGTCCGCCGCCATCATGGGCGCCCTTTATGATTTGTATCATGTAACGCTGCTGAAGGAACCGCAGCGCAAATACAAGCTTCTTTCCATTACGCGCATCATCTTCTCGCTTGTTACCGCTACCAAGGACCTAGCGTCCGCCGTTATGGCAAACCAAATGCTTGATGTTATTGCCGCGTCCCCTTATTTCTGTTCCAAGTTTATGCCGAAGAAGGGCGAAAAGCTGGACGAGGACATGTTCCCGCATCATGTTGGCGTAGGCTTCGGATCACGCGGCGGACACAACTTAGGTAAGGCAGTTATCGGCGCCATCATTGATGAAGCGAACTTTCAGGAGGCGGTTGCCGACCAGGCGGTGAAGAACTATGAAACCATCACGCGCCGTATGAAGTCCCGTTTCATGCTCAAGAACGGATCCCTGCCGTGTAGGCGTTGGCTTGTATCTTCCCGTAACGGCGACTCGTCATTCCTTGAATCCCATATCGAAGCGGTGAAGGACAACCCCGATGTGCTTGTCTTGGCGCCTGCTATGTGGGATGTTCAGGCGGAAAAGGGAATCTACAGCGGCAAGACATTCCCCGTCTTTATCGGGACCAATACCGAACAGCCGATGATTTGCACCACCGAGAAGGAGGTGGACGACCACGCTGGCTACATTATTGATGTCCCCGTTGAATACCGAAGCGACTTCGAAGAAAACCTCCCCGGCGCCTTGATGGATATTGCCGGCGTGGCGAGCCGTTCATCGATGTCCCTTGTTTACAATGTGGAGAAGTGGATTAAGTGCCAGTCGCTTGATAATGCGGTCTCGAAGGACGAAATCACGCTTTCGCTCGATGGCGATGACGACCTGATGGACTATGTGAAGAAAGATTTGCCGCCGCTTAGTTACTATGTCCATCTTGACGGCGCCTTGAAAGGTGACCGCTTCGGCTTTGCAATGTCCGCCGTTGAAAAGCAAATGGCGGTGACCGGAAATGATTTCTTGACCGGCGCCAAAACTGTTCGCCTGATGCCTTCGCTCGTCACCCCGATTTGTTTTGGTATCAAGGCAAGGCCCGGATCCGAAGTGCCGCTGTGGAAGGTGCGCAAGTTCCTGCTTGACTTGAGAAACAAAGGCGTGCGCATTATGCAGGTTTCAACCGATGGATTCCAATCCGCCGACATGCGCCAAATGCTTGCCAAGATGGGATTCGAGGTGAAGTATGTGTCCGTTGATACGACAAAGGAGCCCTACCTTCAATTCGCATCCGGCATCAACCACGGAACAATCAAGGTGCCGAAGAGCGACATCTTGGACTTTGAGGTGCGCAACCTTCAAAACCAAGAAAAGAAGATAGACCACCCGATGAAGGTGATGGTCAACGGCAAATATGTCAAGGGTAGCAAGGATATTGCGGACGCTGTCAGCGCCAGCCAACACGAGGCGCTTATGGCGGCACAGACCCTTACTCAGGCGTCAATCACCTCCCAATACAATGACAACCCCTACATGACAATGAAGGACCGCCAAGACTATGTCCAAGATTTGATCTTTGGGCAGATCTTAGGGAATCAGGCGCCCAAGAATATGTATTAGTGCGCCGGAAACGCGCCTCTAAGCGCTTCAAATAAAAAAGGCGGGCATTTGCCCGCCTTCGGAGTTTATGGCTGTAAAATCGCTGTTTATGAGCTCATTTATCCGCTCCTTTTTCGGCTCCTTTTTCCGCTCCCTTTTTATAGGCGGCGGCAATCTTTTTGATGAGGGCGGCGGTCAGGTCCTTACGACTCGTAATGTCAAAGCGTTCGTCACCCGCAAAGATCGAGCCTTCAAATTCCGGATAGCGCTCCGGATTCGTTCCGCAGTCAATGTCGAACTGAATCGTATCACGGACGCCGGAATGAATTGTGTATTTGTAGCCGCTCGTGCCTGCTGCGCCGTTAATCAATTTCGGATCGGCGAAGGAACCGATTTCATCGTGCAGGTCTTCCAGCCACGTCTTGAAAAGGGTGAGGCGGTAGATCAGGTTTTGGAAGTCGAACCTTTTGGAATCTTCTTCCGCGTCCGCGAAGTCAAACGAATTGGCTTCATTCTTCTTGGCTTCATACTGCTTCTTGATATACATTGGCTGCTCCTTTACCACGCTTCCGGATCGGGGAGGTAGTCGCTGAGGATGCAATCGCGGTCGGATTTTGATTGGAAAGCAAACAAGGTGTCGCTGCCGCCAATCGCAATCAAATACGGATAGTCAAGATCCATAATGCTAGAGACAGAGGAGAAACACGTTGCATCGCCATCCCATCCGGATTCTTCGCCGCCGTTCTGCGCGTTTTTGTATTGGGCGTGGATGTCCCAAACGAGATCGGTCAACCCCGCTTCATTGGTGAAGCCGGGGACGTAGACAAGGTCCTTCTCTACGGTCGGCAGCTTGGTGAGCTTTTCTTGAGTCTTCTTGATAAGTTTGATTCCCATTTTTATACCTCAGTATTCCGGTTCAGGTTCAGGGTTTTCGATAGCGTCAATCACGATATCCTTCATGTTATCCAAGGAGTATTCCTTTGCGAACAAATCTTGGGCAAACTGTGCCATTTCATCGCGCGTCTTGAATACCCTGCCATTCTTGACGGCTGCTCTCAACTCTTTAAGGGTCTTTGTGTATTGGAGCATGTAGTCATCAAAATACGCCATCAAAATACCATCCGCAGTATCGTAATCGAATTCCGGATATTCCGTGTCTTCTTCCGGATAAAGAATTTCGATCGCGCTATTGCGCAGGTTCGGGTATATCGTGTATTTGGGGTTGTCCGCACAATAATATGTTCCGAGTTTCGGAGACACCTTGAACATGTCGGTATACGTCATTTGCGACAAGGGCTTACGGATCTGTGCGCTCAAATCACTGAATGCCAACGAACCGCCGGGGAAATGTGTCAGGGTTTTTGAGGTATCCACCGGGAAGTCCGATTCTTTAGAAGGGGTCATCGTCAGGTGGGGACTTGCATACAAGCCAAACTCTCCGGCGCCGGTATATGTTTGAGTGCATTCGCAATCATACACAAATGCGGCGTTGTCATCGAATGCGATGCGAACCTTGAATTTGATGTCAATCATTTGGTCGTCCCGGTCCACATTTGGCTGCTCGTCATAAATTTCAACAGAGCAACCTTCCGGGATGACATATTCAATTGAATGGAGGATTTTCTCGGCGAGGCCGGTGCTTTCAAGCGTAAGGTCGCCCCAAGTATCCCGTGGAGGGACATCTTCATTTTTCTTTGAAAAAAGATGAATCTTTGCCATTTTATCCCTCAAAGAATTTATTGACGATTTCAGCAGCCTTCTCGGAGGTCACGTTCGGGATATTGATGGTATATTCATCGCCGCTGTGATACAGCTGGATGGGCGCCAAGGCGGAAAGGACCGTGGCGAACAGCACGGCGTCTTCATCCTCGGCATCACCGCCAAAACGGAAGGCAAGTGTTTTGACGTTGTCGCGGTAGGTGACCGTTGTGCCGTATTGGTCGCGGCAAAAGATGCCCTTCGGGATTGCCTTTGTGGCATACGGGTCGCCCTTGCACATTTGGTCAAACAAGTCTTCAATTTTCATAATCGCCCCTTACCAAAGAACTTTGCCCGGCAGGACAAACACTGTGTTGCTGACGCCTTTATAAGGCTCGTTGCGCAAGTCCGTGATGTTCTTGGGGTCCTCGTCTCGGTTGATCATAATAAAGTTTTCCCATTCCTTGCGGTCCGCTTCGCCTTCATTGAAGATTGCTTCGCCGTCCAGCTGGAAGGGCTGATTTTGATAGCTGCTGAACTTCAACTTTTGTCCGATCGTCTTTTTGCAATAGGCAACAAACAAGCATTCAAGTTCATGTGGCAGGCCCGCCAAATAGGCATTGTCCGCCGTCAAGGCGATCGTTACCGTAATTGTTCCGGTCCCGTTGAAAACGCGCGTTTCGGTGTCCACCAAAGAGGACAGCTTCACGGTTTTGCCTTGATACTTAACCTTTTGATTCATATCGATTTCCGGGAGGTATTCGCCGGACTCGATGCTGTAGCGATAGGTATTTGTCCGAGGGAACAGCCTATACTTCCGATACCAGTGGACCGCTTTGCGATACATGCGGACCATAGCCTCGTCAGTAATGAGCTCCTCGGTTTCGAGCCCCATCTCATCATCTAAAACTTGTCGGAGTGTAACAGCCATACCTGAAATATAATAAAAATCGGATGGCAGGCACACCGGCGCGTATAACGCGTTTTAAGGCTCGAAAATAAAGAAGGCGCCCAAATGCATAGGCGCCTAATTTGAAAGGCGTAGGCGTCGTTTTAGGCGCCTTTATGATTAAGCCGCGATGCTTTCGACCCACTTGATGATATTGTTCATCGGGGTGGCGATGCTGCGTTCGAAACGCTTTTCCGCCATACGGGCACTCTTCTTTTGGTTGGTGCCGGAGTAGTGGGTGGCGAAGTCCGCGTAGGCGTTGATCAAGCCCCAAGCGCTGTTGCGGAAGTTGCCGTTGTCGTCCGCGTTGAAGCAGTTGCGGAGGTCGGCACGCTTCACTTCGAGGCGGCGGAGTTCGTTTTCCTTCAGTTCGCCCTTGATCGGGAAGAGGAAGTCCGCGAAGGCGTCCACGGCGTCCGCACCAACGCGGAGCGTAGCGAACTTTTCGGCGAGCTTGCTGAACTCGGCCATATAGGCGGCTGCGGTGGACATCGTTGCCTTAGCCTGTTCCAGCTTTTCGGCGGCGGTGCGGCTGTGGCGGATGCTCACAGCGTTTTCGGCGCTGCGGAAAGCAACGTTGAACTGGTTTTGGCACACAATGCGCAGCGGGTAAATGGCAGCCTTGCAAATGTATTTCTTGTTGAACGAGTTTTGGAAGATGAGGTGCGGGGTGATCTCATCGCCAAGGACCTTGATGGACGGCAGGGCCGCAATGAGGTAGTTCAGGCCGGTTTCGGTTTCGCCGCCACGGAGGAACGTCAAGTCGTCCGTGATATACTGGGCGAAGTCGAAGGCTTCACGGTTCTGAATGATGTGGTAAGCATCGCTGACCACGCCGTGAATCTTATTGTCCGTGCCGACAACCGCGTTGGTGTTCGGGATGCGGGCGAGGATGCCATCCGGCATCGTGGTCATTGCGGGGGACATCGAGGCGGTGAAGTCAAGGCCGCATTCGGCGAGGGCTTCATCGAACTTAGAGGTGTTGATGCCTGCTCCGATGGAATCCCAAGTGGCTTCGCGAGCGGAGAGGGTGGTGACGAGTGCGGTGGTGTTGTTCTTCATAATCTTCTTTCCTTTTTTGGCGAGGCAACATCGCCTCATCCTTATGACAATAATATAGAATCGTTTACTGAAAAAGACACCCCGTTTTGAGAAAAATTCTCACTTTTTTTGAAAATTGGCGATTTTAGCGAAATTTCGCAGGTTTTTATATTAGCGGGCGTAGATTTTACAGCCGTTTTCGTCCGGATTGCTGGCGCACCATTCAAAAATTTCGGCTTTTTCACGGCTGGAAATAACTAGATCCGCCGTCTCCGGGCGGTTCAGCCAGTCCCGTGCCACATTTAGATATATGGTCGATACTGCGGGGAACAATTCTTTCAATGCCCGGGGCGCCTGCTTATACTCATGAAAATTCAGTTTGGAGATTGTATACGATATGTGGTAGTCCGTGTCCGGAAAAACTGCGTGACACCTTTCATAACTGCGAACAAGGTTAGTCCAGCGCGATCCGCTGCGAATGCGCTCATACAACTCCGGCTGAATGGAGTCCACCGAGAATGTGATTAGTTTCACAGCGCTGCGCGTCCTGGCGGATATGCGGCGGATATTATAGTTCGTCCAAAACTGCATATTCGTTAGAATGTGAATAGGCGCAATGCCGTAGGCAGGCAAATCAAATTCTAGCATCCGCCGATAGTTTTCCGAATAAAATATATCGCCGGATCCGCCCACCTGATAATATGGCGGTGGCGCATTCAATTTTGAATTGCGTTCGATCGCCGCTGCGCCCAATTCCCCTAGCGCAATCAAGTATGCTTCCATCTCCGAATCGGACAGCACCGGTTCATTTCGATTGTCTTCATAATGATTAAAGCAGGTGACGCACCGCAGCGGGCATTTTCGCCAAGTGCCGGCGACAATCTCATAAATGGGAATCCGCCCCGCCTCAAATGACGGGCACATACTTGGGTTGCATATTGACGCCAGCCCTGCTTCGAAGACTCCCGCATCGAAATGATTGTTGGAATAGAATCGGCGCTCTTGAAAGAAAAAGGATCGCGCGACCGGGGAATGGCAACACGGAAGAATGAGGTCTACCGGGATCTTCCCGTAAACATGCGTTCGCAAACGCTCATAGCGATCGTGGTGCTTGCAATCCATCGTATACCTTGATGACCTTTCCGGTCTTGTCTTTTTCGAGATGCGCGTAAAGATCGTTATTCCGCATTGGATAACCTTTTGAGCGCATAAGGTTTATACGCGTTTGCAATGAAATTCCGTAGCCCTTGCGTGCGATTGTATCGCCAAGGGGTCCGCCGCCCAACTTGATCGCGTTGGTGAAGCAGGTTTTGAATCCGAGATTTTCCAGCTGGATTCCTAAATACTTGTCCTCTTCACCCCAATAGCCATTGAATGCGGGATGAAACAACGCGCCATTATTTTCGGCGCATACCGCTTCTATCGCACGATCCGTTAAAACAAATCCGCACGAGAAGAATTCACTTACAAGGCAGCCCGCATCGACCGGCCCATCAAGTAGGGGGGACTTTGCAATAGATCGCGGATCCGTCTTGCAGGTAAGAAGCAAGGCATCCGCATCGTATTTCTTAAGGGTGTCCGTAATTATCGCTTCCGAATAATGGTCCGGCGTGCGGTCTCCGTCAAGGAAAAGAACGTGCCCGGATTTTCCGAATTGGGCGTATGATGCAGCAAGGCCGTGGTTTCGATTGGCGCCGGCATAAAAACCGGGCGCATGCACTCCCAACGCCGTAGTATACACGCCAGGTATTTCAATAGGCGCCTCCGCATCAAAGGACACTGTAATGCGGTCTTTTGTTGGAAATGCCGCCAACGACATTGGCGGCTGATCCTTGTTGATAATTACGATATTCATTAGTAGCTTAACACATATACCTTTTCGCCGATCTTCATCAGGTAAATGCTTCCGACATATGCCGGGGCAGATGTCATACCGGACTCCGAGGGGTATGCGCCAGTGCCTACGCCTTCGTATAAACGCGGCTTCAATTCCTGAACCGCTTCAGTTGCGGACGGAGTCCATAAGCAGGAGGTGTCCGCAACGATGCGCAGGGACGCGTCCATAGTTACGGTGGACCAGCTTACAGAATCGATATTGCCTGCCGTGAGCCCGATATTTGACGAGAAATGAAGGCACTCGTGCGCTTCGCCGGAATACCCCGTAGGCTTTCCAAGGTCTATCACAATGTGACCCGGGGTTGCCGCGATCGTGCAATTAGTGCGATTCGGGGTCTGCGCATAATTATAAGCATCATTCCAGCTGACATCACAGCTGAGGGATGACAAGGCACCGGAAATTTCAAAATGAGAAGGTCGCCCGCTAGTATAGGAGATTGTTACATTGCATGTGGAGCCGTTTTGAACAAGCGGAAGAGCGCTGGGATACAAGCTGGTTTCTTTTCCCTCCGCCTGCCCGCCAAAGCTATACCCAACGGAGAATGATTGCCCTTCCCTGGTAAGATACAAACCGCCGGAGACTTCGCCACCTTCTCCGCCCGGGGAGGTCGCGTGGCCATCGCAATAACATGCGATATTGATTTCATAAACCACGCCCTCAATCATAGTCTTTGTGTCGAGGTAAAGATTTTGCTTGGGGTTTGTAGTAGAGCAATTATCGCCGGATCCGACCTTTCCACGAACGGTCCAAGTCACCCAATCAACGGTGACAGCTTCCGATAAGTCTAGCGCCTTACTGCTATCAAGACCGGTCCCGCTATCCAACGGTTCAGTGGATTTGCTGGCGAGATGGGTGATGTTGCCGTTCTTGTCAGCGAACGAGCACACGCGAATAACACCGGCGCCGCCCCCGTTACCGATGGAATTGCTCATCCAAGGCTTTTGTTCGATGGTCAAGCGGTGTTCCTCTTCGTCCGGCAATTCGCCAAGCGCCATCTCATAAATGAAGGTGGCGGCGATCGGGGCTTGAACTACCTCGGTCATATTAAAAGATCCGACATAGGTATTACGCCCAATCTCCGTAAGAGTTACGGCGCCTTTTTCGCCGCGAGTGTGGAAGTAGAATGTAACTTGAGGATGCGTCCCCACCACCTTTGCGGTGTAAGGACCAAGCGCGTAAACATGCACGCGCAATTCGCCGGAGGGGCCGCCTACGCCACTACCATCGAATATAAGGGTGTGACTGCTATCTACGAGGGCATTGATGAGAACGCTGTATTCGCCAGTGCGCGAGGCAATCTTGTGGCCGCCGAGCAATTCGTCAACATCGATTTCGGTGTCGCCTTCTTCGATTGCCTTTTGAATCATCTCTTCCGTCACGACATAATCGTATTGGACCGATGCAGCCAGGGCATTCATGTGCCGGGGCTTGACAATTTCGTCAATCGCAAAATCGGTCCTGATGTTCACGTCCGGATTGTTTTTCATAGATACCTCGTTTTCACCTTATACCATTAAATCTAAAAACTTTAATGGCAAACAACAACCGGTTATCAAACGTCCGGAGATAAAAGCACAGTGGCGCCATTTCCTTCAAGCGCAAGGATCACGCCGGACTCCCCGACATTCTTCACCGTTGCCTGAACACCCGATTTCATCAGGCGGAACGGGCTGGCGTCAACTGTAAAGTGTCCGGAGTATTCTCCATCCCAAGGCGCCTCGCCGCAAAACTCGCCACTGGAGTTGACAGCGTTGACAGAAATAGTCCCCGGGGCAAATGTGATGTGGACCGGCATTTGCTGCGAGAACACATCCGTGAATCCTTCTGCCTCCTTGATGGCGCCGAGCACTTCTTCATTGAAAGGCGCAGTTGCCGTGACCGGGGCATCCTTGAACGAATTGATGTAATCGCAAAGGGCGGGGATCGGAAAATCGTTGATGGCACGATAGAGCACCGAGCAAAGTGTCCCGTCATCATATTGGACATGAATGTAGGGCATATCGTTCAGGACATGCGTTGCCACCTTGCCTGCCTTGGTGATTGCGCTGACAGCCGCCGTGGGGAGCCAAGCACCGCCCGGCAACCCTTCACACTCCGCCGTGACAATTCGAATAGAGTCCGTTGCGATGAATCCGGGGTAGGCTTCACAATCCCACGCCACGCCTGCATAACCGGACTTGTTCGGGAATGCAACCGCCGCGAGCTTGGTGATGAAGTCGGCAGGCGCCGGCGTCAATTCTTCCGGGAATGTCGGCAGCGAGGCAGGCACTTCGGAACAAGGCAAGGTAACGCGAGAGCGGCCGTGCTTCACTGTAATGCCGGTGGTGTCGCCAAGAATTGTGATGTTGCCCGTTGCCTTCGAAAGGATCTTGTCCAAAGATGCCTTGTCCACCATAATGGACATATCAACGGCGGGGCACGGAACGCGGACGTTGATACTGGTTCCGCATCCCATAATGTAGCCGGGGACGAAAATGATTTTGCCAGCCTGCAAGAGACCGGTCCCGGCATCAACGCCGGGCGCACATTTGCCCACGGCATCCTTCAATTCTTTTGCTTCAATAATCACAGTTTGAATCCTCCGCGTCTACCGCGTGCTGGTGTTCTTTGCGGCTCGTCTTCATCGTTTTCCGCCTGAATGTCCACATTCGCAATCATATGCGCATCCATCATAGGCTCGCAAATGGCAAGGCAGGATGTGCAAAGAAGTTGAGAAGGCGCCACCGGTTCATCACGCGTGGTGTTACATGCCAATCTATACAATCCTTGCTCACGCTCGGCCGCATTTTGGTTAATCATAATCATCTTGGTGACATGCGCCACCTTGCGGATATCTTCCGCCACGTCCGCTTCGTCCGCATCCTTTTGGCCGCCAACGGTGGCACGCCCGGTTTGGGTTGCAGTGATAAGCAGGCACTTGCGCTCCGAGGCGATACCACGGAGTGACACCCAAGTATCGTTGATGCGGTCGCGCATTTCCTTCGCCGCCGATGTGTGGCGCATAATGTCCGCATAGTCAAGGACAATAACGTCCGGGATAAAATGCTCATACAACTGGAGCGAATCCAAATCTTCTTTCAGGCGGGCGATGGTCAATGTGTTGGACGGATAAGTGCGCACGCGAAGGTCGCCGCGATAATACATCGCATAGTTGCCCATCGCCTTGGCAATTTCCTTTTCGTCCAGCACCGGAGCGCGTGTAAGCACTTGCCCCGGCACAATGGTATAACGCCCCGGCGTAGTCTCCATAAACGCGCTATATTCGGCGGATTGACCTTTACGGGTGGTTCCGGTAAGCTGTTGCCACAAACGCCTTAAAACCTGCGATTCCTTCATTTCTAGCGAGAGCACAAGAACGCGCAGACCCCGCTTGGCGCTTTCGGTCGCCAGTTTCAGGAGCCACATTGATTTGCCTCGTTTCGGCGGGGCGCCTAGTGCGACAAAGTCTTCGCGCGCGAAGGATCCGAGGACCTTCCCGGCATCGCCATCAAAGGTCAGCAGGGTCTCCGCTTCTTCATCGAATGCGCGTGCCACGATGGCAGCCGACTGCGGGGAGAACATTGCAACCGTTGAACTATGAATAGGCGCCGGAGCGGCATACTGCGCAACAACTGCCTCGCCACGCGAAGAGTCGCGAATAAGCAAGGCCCTATCAATGTCATCACGAAGTTTGCGAAGGGCGCTGATCTTGAAGAACTCAAGCGCCTGCTGTTTGACTAATTCAATGTTGGTGGGTTGCCAGTCATCGCTGATACTGCGCAAGAAAAGTCCAACGCCTTCGGCGTCCTCCTTGCGCATACTTTGGGACTTGAAAAGGAAAATGTCCTCGATGGCACGCCCTGGTGCCGCGTGCTGTGCTTGGAAGAACTCCCAAAGCCACGTTGCGACATTGCGGCAAACGCCTTCGCTGAACAACTCGGGCTTCCCCATTTCAGTGCACGCCGACAAGAGCGGCGTGGACATAATGAGGTTTGCAATCAGGCGGCGTTCGCCTTCAACCTGAGCATTGATTTGGGTTATTTCCATCCCTGAGATTCCTTGCTGGTGCTGCCCTGATACTTGCCATCATACTGGGAAGCGGGGTCGCATTCAAAGAAAATCATTTGAGCGATGCGGTCGCCGGCATCAAACTTCACCGGTTCATTGCCCATATTGTAGATGGTGCATCCCGAGGCGCCGGAGAAGCCCGGATCATAAAGACCGGACGAAATGAAGATGCCCTTGCGCGACAGCGAACTGCGGACACAAAGCATAGCGGCCGCGTTGGCGGGGACAGAAATCTTTTCAGCGATTTCAATGTTCAAAAATCCGTGTGCGGGAATTTCGCAAGATTCTTTGATGGTAACGTCCACGCCGCATTGCTGCTTCTTCGTGCCTTCGGCGGGAATGATGTGCTTGTTTTCCAAAATCTTATCGGGATTGATAATCATAAAAACTCCAATTTGGGTTTATTTAATATACGGAAAAAGGCGCGTGGCGCCTTTGTGTTAAACCTGCAACTGGTCCGGTCTCAAGTGGCAAAGTTTGAATACCTGTGCCGCCATCTTCGGGAACGCTTCGCCTTGGTCGTAGACCGGTTCGCTGAGATGTTCAATGAGGCGCAAGCACGCAACTTCGGACCTTGCAATGAGCGTGGTTGTCGCATAGGCGAGTGCCGTGTGGCGAATCGCTTCCATCATCACACCCTGCTTTTTCAGGTTGGTGAGTTGGGCGCCAAGGGTAGGCCACGCTTCCGGCACGCCTACCGATTTATACAAGGCACGGCAAAAGTCGATGACCACTGTATCCTTCTTGCTTTCTTCCGCAACCATCGGATCACCGGTGATCGCCTGCTCCAGCATCACAAGTGCTTCACGGGGCACGCCGTTACAGCCGTTCACAATCGAGTCAAGCGCTTCCGGCGTCAGGTTGATTTCATATTTCTTTGCGGCGTCCGTAACAAGTTTGGTGATGTCCGTTTTCGTCAATGCCTTCAACTTCCAAAAGGTCATGCGGGACTTCAATGCGGATCCGGCATCCCCGGCGAACAATGTGTCAGGGTCGGTAGTGCAGAAGAACCAATAGGTATACGGCGGGGTATCTTCGGTCGGCTTGAGAAGTGCCTTCTTGCCCGGAGCGAGCAGGGAGTGCGCTTCGTCAAGGATGATGACGCGTGCGTTGCCAACGGGCGGACGATACGGCGCCATATCAATAACATCTTTCATTGCTGCCACGCCGCGTTCGGTTCCGCAGTTCACTTCTTGGATGCCCATATTTTCAACGGCGCCAAGAATTGTGGTTGCTGCGATACGCGCAAGGGTGGTCTTCCCGCAGCCACGCGGACCGACAATGCAGTGAACGCGGGAGTGGGTTTTTACGGTGAAGTGCTTTTCAAATGCGGCAAGGGTTTTTTCATTGCCAAGCATTTCGGAAATAGTTTTAGGGCGATGTTCTTGGTATAACATAATTTTCCTTGAGTTTTATAGAATATACGGAAGGCCGCTTTCGCGGCCTAGATATTAGAGGATCAGGTATTAAATGCAGTTGCGCTCTACGATCTTGCGGAACATGCGGATATTGTATTCCAGCAAGTCCGGGTCGATTTTCGGAGGCGCATCCATCATGAGGCGAATGTTGCTCTTCGCATCAATGCCCGTTTCGGAATAGCGCCAGCCTTCAGCGGCTGCCGTGACCGGATTGGAAGTGTCCACCGTTTCGAACTTGACGTGGCGATAAACCGGAGACAAGAACTCGCGTGCAGCATAGGTCCCGAACAAGTGCATCGGGTTTTCCTTCCAACACGGCAACTGAGACAACTTCTCAAGGAAAGCAGGTCGGCGCTCCCACGGCATAAGGTTTTGATCATAGCCGTGCGAGTCAAACGGGATGGCGATCTTCTCGGTCTTCTCAATCATGAACTTGTAGCAATCGACAAGGTCATCAAAGGTTTCGCCCTGGATGGCGCAGATGCCGATGCCGGGAAGATCGGGGAAGGTTTCCACAAACTTCTTGTAGGACTCGATGGTTTCCGGCCCATTGTGGCGCACGTCCGGTATCACATACCAAGTCGGTTTCAGGTCGACCACGTGGCGTCCAAATTCATCGAAGATTCCGGCGCCGAGTTCAAATGCGCTGTTATCGAACAGCACCTTGCGGCCAAGATCGAGGACGCTTTCCTTATAGAAGAAATGAAAGTCCGGGTCGTTGTAGAGGTGTGCGAAGGCGTAGTCATAGTCGTTCCATTTACGGGATTCGGCTAGAAGGCTCCTCGGAACCTCGTGGGAGATTAGAGGCATAGAATGTCCTTGTTTTTAGAACTTGTAGGCGATTGCGATTCGATTCCCGCTAGGCAGCGCCAGCTTGTTGAATGCCTTTGCGCCTGAGCTGATGAAGTAATCGCGATGAGACCCTTTATGTGTAATGATGATCGCATGTCCCGTTGCGTCATCCACTTCAAGACCCAAGATTGGATCCTTGCAGGTATACGAATGCTGCCACACGGTGTGGCTGCTTAAATTCGATGCCCATTGGAGCTCGCGCTCATTGGTAGGATTGGACCGAAAATAGAGTTTGTCTTTCGGGGCATAAATAACAGGCATGTTACCATCTCCTTTTGAGCTTATCGGCTTTTCCTTCGGCTTCGCAATAACTGCATACTGCGTGCCCAAAGATTGTCCGATATGTTCTGCGCTCCTTACATATTATACATTTTGGCGCCGGCTTTGCGGGTGTGGGGTTTATGCCACGCGGCTCCGCCGGGACTAATGAAATTTCCTCACCCCAACTCAAAGGTCGACCTCCCCGCAAAGTGCTTTTCAAGATAGGACTTGACTGCGGGGGCGAACTTTCCGTTAGTGTCGTTGAAACATACCACCCGCTTGTTCTTCAATGCCTCAACCTTGTCCGGCGTGGCATCCGGCATTTCAATGTATCCCTTGTGAGGGAACTTGTCCGAATGCTTTGATATGCCGGTGAAGTCCTGCCAGTAGCGAAGGATCCAATGATTGTAGTTCTTCGCATCGCGGAATTTAGTCAAGGTCTTTTCAATAAAAGGCCAAAACTTATCCAGCGCAGGGATGATAGCATCTCGCTTATAACACACCGCCAAGTGGTTGTGGTTATAATGCGGGCACGTCTTTCCGGCAAACTTTGATACAAGATCGAAGTTATTGCAAACAATGGAGCGGAAAAGGCAAGTCGGGCGGAAGCGAGAGTTGCGGACATCAATCCACGTCAGCGGCTGCTCGCCTTCCACGAAATTCTCAAAGGTGCACGGGGCATTGAAATAGAAGTCGTCATTCATCATCAAGAAGAACGGAGTCAACTCGGACGCATACTTGCGGAGGAAACAAAGTTCAATGCAAGAACTGTTGTAACTCGGGGTAGCGCCTTTGGGCATGAAGTCCGCGTGATAATGAATCTTGAGGCGGGGATGATTGCGGTCCAGCCACGAGGGGATTTGAGATTCGGACTGGAGCAACAAATGCACTGTGCCCGGTGGACCGAATTGTTCATACCCACGCCACCAATAACGGAACATTCCGTAGGAGGCGTAGCGGTTGGAAAATAGTTTCAAAAATAATTCGCGTGCTTTCGGTGTGCGGAAATGCTTGCCACGCGTTTCAAGGAATCGGTCCTGCCATTCGCGGTCGGACGAATCCACATACGGGAGAACGATGTCGATGTCGGTATCTACCATCTACGGCGCCCTTTTTTCGGATGATACTTCGGGTTCAGTGTATTGTAGGGAATGTTGTTGCGCTGGCGCTCGCGGGATGCGGGCACTTGCGGGGTATAGAAATAGCGCATAATGCGCTTCAGCTTAATGCAAACCACAATAAGCAAAAGCACATTAACGCTAGATACTGCGAGGGCTGCTATACTAAGCAATATCGCCCTCCGCTTCAGCCTTCTTCTTCTTGCTCTTCTTCTTGGACTTGGTCTCGGTTTCTACCGGGGCTTCTTCCACGGGCATTTCAACGGCGGGCGCTTCGACCGGTGCCTCCACTTCGGCGGCTTCGAGTCCCGCCGAAGTTTCAGCATCAACCGGAGATTCCTCGGCCGGTGTTTCCGGAGCGGGAATGTTTTCGGCAGGTGTTTCCGGTGCCGGGGCAGGCTGTTCGGGTGCTGCCTTTTTGGGATCCGGTGCCTGCTTGCGCTTCTTGCGAGCGGCAAGTTCGCGCGCCTTCTTACGCTTGGCGATAGTGTCGATCACTGCGCTGAGTTTCGGGTTCATTTTTTCAACTCCTTTGTAAGGGTGGTTTTGATAATCTTCACGCGGTCCGCAACGGATCCGGTGAGTTCCTTATATGGAACATTACATTCTTTTGCGAACGCAATCAAGGCTTCGTGCCATTTCCGCTGATAGTCCGCGTCCGTGGAGCGGATGCCGTTCGCCGGAATTGCAAATTCGCCGGGCTTGGGAATGAAGGCGTAATTGATGTAGGACGCCATCTTGCGAAGGCGCTTTTCAAATTCAGCCTTGACCGCCGCGGGCAGGTTATGGTCCAGCTTCATGTAAGAATAGCAGTCAAGCGCCGAGCGGTCCAAATAAACAGTGTCGTCCACCGCAAGTGCCTGATTCAATTGAGACTCCATTGAAGAGACGATAAATTCCTGCTTTTCAACGGAGGTATTGAATTGCATCTGTGCGGCAATGTTGGAAGCGGACGGAGTGACCACCGTTCCCCCTTCTGCGAAAAGTGCTGTAATGATGGATGTTTTTCCTACGCCCTGTGCGCCGGAAATGGAGATAATTCTGTTCATGAAATAACCTACGGTTTGAGAACGGGAATCTTGCGTTCGAGTTCGTCAAGGTGTTTGAGAATTTCTTTTAATGCCTTGCGGAGGCGCACTACCCTAATCGAAAGATAGACGCACACAATGAAAAGGAGAATTGAAAGTATCATCCAGCTCATGCGGGGGTCTCCTCCATTTCTTCGATAGTTTTATTGATTTCGTCTTCGGCGGCTTGCAACCACGCATCGCCAATAGACTGATCCAGCGCCACGGCAAACTGGCGGAGGAACAGGTCAAGCGATTCGTGTGCCTGAGTAGCCAAGAGATTCAAAACCATTCGGGCGTGCGGAGCACTTCTCTCAGCCTCGGGGATGAGAGCAAGGCACTTGTTGGCAGCCTTTTCAAATGCCTTCAGCGATTCCTTGCGGACCGACTTGATGGCTTCATTGATTTTCTTAGTTTGAATATCCATACGTTACCCTATACCATTTAATGTCTTCTCCGAAGCGTTCGCACCAAAGAAGGACGTCCTCGTCCGTAGGATAGGCGCCGCCGCATCCGTCCAGCCCAAGCTTGTTTCGAATCCAAGGATCCGAGATGGCAATGCCAATACGGGACACGGTTTCCGGCTTTTCGCTCCCATCCTTGTAGATGTAGGCATCGAAGCCACCGAAAAGGTTGCGGTCAAATACCACTGCATCTAGGCGCTCGACCGTAGCCTTAACGCCTTCGTTGTGCGGCATATCAAAAGAATCTTTAGCGTAATGTCTCATGCTTTAATATACGCCGCACGCCTTGTTTAATTCAGGCATTTATAGGCGACCGACCAAACATCGTTCATCGCCGTCAATGCCGAATCGCCCCATACCGAGGCAATCTTTACAACTTGGTTGTCCACCGAAATCTTCACGATGTCATCATCCGGGACGTATTCGAAAGACACATTCTTGCCGACCGCCGCGAAAACTTCTTCCATTTGGGTGAGCCCCGCTTGAATTTTCCTGGCGTTTGTGATGTCCGTGCTTTCGGACGTTTTCTTTTCATAGCGTTTCTTGATGTGCATAATTACTCCGTGTTTCCATAAAAATACATTAAATAAGACCGGGCGCCAACAAGCATCAAATTAAGGTATATTATCAATATGGACTTTAATCACGACTTCAACGGAAACAATGAATTCCTTTTGACCGGGGCGAAGGAACGCCTCCAAATGGTGAAGAGCGCCATCCTTTCATTCGGCGATATGGGCTACACGGATCCGCCGGTCCCGAATGTTCAATTTGCCGTTGGCGATTATACCGACCCTAACGGCCACGCCAATCTTGAAGGCGCCATCAAAGAAGTCCTGATTACCTCTATGGTTGTCCGCCCGGAAGAAATCGTGGGCATTAAAGTGGTCTCCCCGGTTGGCGACAATGGTTTCCGCGTCCGCCTCGATTTCACCTTCGGGACCACCGAGATCCAGCATCCCGCCATATCCGGCGAATAACGCGCGTTTAAGGCGATAAAAATTAAAGGCGGGTATTTGCCCGCCTTTGTTTTATTTGCCTTTTATTTGCTTGTTATTTGCCAAATACGCGCATTCTAGCGATATATCTAATAGATACGCGGATTTTTATTTGCCGGTTATTTGCTAAATACGCGTTATTCGAAGGGGATGCGGATAGCATCTAACGGATACTTGCTGTAAATCTTTTCAGCGGCTTCTTCCGGGGAGCCAAGTTCTTGCAGCTGTGCCACATTGAACGTTTTTGTAAATGTGGAAAGATATTTCCCCGATTGAGGATCGAGGGGCCGCACTTCAAGTTGAACTGTGCGAGGTTTATCGGTGGCAAGAAAAATTGCATCCCCGCCATCCGGCATTTTCAGCCAAATTTGGTAAGGGCTGCCCGTATCCATAGTCCCGTTCTTTTGATCTAGCCAATAGCGGTCCGAAAAACACTTTTCTTTGCCTGCCATATCAAAATACTTTTTCTGAATAGCTTTCGCATACGGCTTGGTGAGGTCATTCAAAGATTCGCGCCGTGCTTCATTATGGTATTGTTTGATGATATACATATCCCTACCTAATTTCAATGTCTTAAATATACATCGGCGCCAATAGAAAACCCAGTTACTTCTTTTTCTTAATCATGTCCGAGATTTTCACGATGTGGGAGTCCGTGCCATCCAACGCCGATGCCAAGGCAACCGCCTTCGAATCAAGCTGGTAGGCCATCGTCACGTCAATCGTTCTAGGCGCCACAAGATAATAGACATTGACTGGAACCTCCTGCCCGCCACGATGCAAGCGGTCTTCCGCCTGCCAGTGGTCCGTAGGCGCCGCAGTGAACTCAACAAAGACGCAATTCGAACAAGCCTTCTGCAAACCGTCAATACCAACGCCCGCCGATTGAATGTTCGCCACAATCACGCGGATATTGGGATCGTTGATGAATGATTCCTTGATTTTGTCGCGCTGCGCTCCGCTGGTTTCGCCAGTCAATACATGCGCCCCGATTCCCTTATCTTTCAGGAATCCAGCGATGTCATCCACAACGGCGTGGTGCCACGCAAAGACAAGGAGCTTTTCATCGGTGGACAAAAAGTCCATAATCCATTGCTTGCAGGCGTCCGCCTTCAAATCATAGGCGGAACGGAACAGCCCGGCGATGGCGGCGGACTTTTCAAATTCGCTTGCCTCGCGTGCCTTCTTCGCCTGCTCGCGGTATGCTTCCATCTTGCCTTTGTCAACCGAGCACGGAACCGTGGTGATGATTTTGGGCGGGAGGAACGACATAACCTCAGCCTTCGTCCTTCTCAAGGAACGCGTGGAGAGGAGCGCGTGAAGTTCCGGACCATTTGAAATGCCTTTGTATTCGGTGCCATACGGACCGACTTTCGGATTGCAATAGCGATTCGCATACGCATAGAAGTCGGGGAAGGTCCCCGGATCGATTGAATGCAGCGTGGGCCAAAGCTGGACGGGGCGGCTTCTAGCAGGCGTTCCCGACATTGCCAGCAGGCAAGGAATGCGCGTAGCAAGTCGCATAAACGCCTTGGTTCTTTGGGAGGTGCGGTTTCCGATCGCCTGCACTTCATCTCCAACCAATGCCTTGAAGCCTTGCGCATAAAAGTTTTGACGTAGCGGGGAGCGCTCCCACTTATAGAGAATGTCCCAGTTGATTACATAGGACTTGCCCGGTTCGAGTTGATAGGGGCGCTCGCCTGAAAGAACTTCAACGTCATCGCGGCCGAGCCACGCCTTATAGTTTGCCGCCCACTGCCCCTTAGTGGAGGAGGTAACGACAATCAAGGCAGGCAGGAGGCCGTGATAACGCAGCCACGCCAGCGCCTGAACGGTTTTACCCGTTCCCTGTTCATCGAACAAGGCAAGGCGCGGGCGGGTCAGGGAGAATTTCAAAAAGTCTTCTTGATAGGGATAGAGACCGGGAAGCACGCGCTCCTTGATATAGGGAGGCGGCGGGCGGTTCACAATTTCGGGCTCAGGTATTTGCCAGCCCGAGGCACGGCACCAATCCCGCATCTCCTTTGTATTTGGGACAGACCACTTCTTTGTGGAGGAACTGTAACGGCGCCCGGGAATGTTCTTGATTGCGTCAAGCACACGGCGCCACGCAACCTGATCTTCGATGTGCCATTCAAGGTTGATCCGGTATTTGTCCAAGTCAAAAGTATACTTCATGCCCGGTATCACTATCGGGTCGGGGATGGCTTGGGCCTGCAAAAATAAAGGTTTCCGCATGTCAAACATATATCAAATATACGTCCGAGCGGACATGTCGGGGTCATTTCTTGGGTGGTCTTCCCCAATCATTCGGACTAAAAAGCGCCTTGCCGGCAACGACAAGGGCGCCAATAAACAGCAGCGTAAGGATCATGAATTTTCCCCATTCGGGTCGAACACCGGATCGCCTTCTTTCCATTCGTTCGGATCGAATACGGCATCCCCGTATGTTTGCGGCTTGCTGACTTCGGACGGGTGCTTAATAGTGCAATCCGGCGACTCAGGGTCATCCGGGTCGTGGAAGAGTTTTTTCTCCTTCACATTCGTGAGGGTGATGGTGTCACCCTTCTTGAACCGGGAGCCCACTCGGATCTTGAGTTCGATTCGTTGGGTTCGGCGGTTTACACTATCGCGCTTGATTTCCATCGGTGATCTCCACAGACTGAACGTCCTTGAATAACTTCCGCTTGATCGGCGGATTCGTTTCCAGCAATTCCAGCGCACGAGCAGACAAGTCAATGCACGGAATCATCACCGGCCCTTTCGCCGTGATGTGAATGAGCATCAAATCGCCAATGCGGATGTTCGTTTTCTTTTCAACGATCGCCTTGTAAGTGGACAACTGCAAACTGTAATGGTAGTAGTTGGCATCGGGGAAATCGGAGAACGGCGGCATCATGCGCTGCCACGGGTTGTCATTCTTGATTTCCTTGTTAGTCTTGTAGTCAAGAATCGCATACTGCCCGGTCTTGGTATTGTAGGCGAGAAGGTCAATCGTTCCGCACAAGCCCCAATCGGAGTTGTGAACTATGAGTTCTTCTTGGACCGGAATGTAGGTTTGCGTGATCATTTGGTAGGCCGCGTTGCAGGCGGGGATGCGGGAGTCATAGTCGGCAGGCATCTCCGGCCACTTCGCCATATCGAAATGCGGCACATAGCGCTTGTGCTGCATAAGATTTTCCATATAGGCGTGGACCTCGGTTCCGAGATCACAAGAATAGTCGCCAGCGCGTTTCCACTTAGCCCTCAATTCTTCCGGCGTGCATCCGTTCTTTGCGGCGGATTTCTTGGCAATTTCATCCCAGTCCTGAGGCGGGCTGAATTCATGAACCCAAGAGGTGACGGAGGTAAATGCGGTCCCCTTGCTGTCCGTGTATTTGTGCGGAACGGGGTCGAAGTGAATGTCGTGGAATTTCCAAAGCTCGAGTTGTATCATATCCATAAATATAACTTTTTTTAGTCCTTAAAACAATGACTATTTGCGAGATGAAAAAGATATTGCGAGAGCAGGCAGTTCGCCAGTCCGCATCTTATAGGAAAGCGCATATAATATACGGCGCCTTGGCTGGATGGGAATAGAGTCCGAAAAAGAAATACGCCCCGATGAAGGGGCGTATTATTTAACAGAAGGGAAACTTACCATTTGGACAAAAGGACTTCTGCGATGTCCTCTTCACTCTTGCAGGCCGCCAAACGGGCATTAACCTTGTCGGCGACATCTTTAGTGATTTCATAGCCATCTACAGGGACAATTTCCATTTTAGAAAAGAGAGCGCTTTGCGTAAGAAGATTGCTGCCACGCCCATTATGCATAATACGCCCTGTGGGGGAATAAAGGGCAAACGCAAATGTAGGATGCCCGCCAATATCAAGGTAGGCGGTAATGTCGGAGCGATCGCGATCGGTAACATCCCACATCGTGCGGGCATCAATTACACTGCGCACATCACTCCATTGAAACGGAGCGGTTTCTTTATATGTCTTGCGCTCGGCAGAAGTTTTTGCAACTTGGCGCATAAATTCTTCTTGATAAGCAAGAACCTTGGCGGCATCGCCTTCCGGGTCGTCCGTGATGGAAATATCATCATAGTGATCCTTCCACAATTCAGTGTATTTTTGATTAAGATGCCCGCCCGGATAATACGTGGCGCCTGCTTCATCTATGCGCCCTTGCGGTTGGATAATGCCCTTCTCAAAAACGGTATATGCCTCAAATTGGGAGCAAATGGTTCCTTTTTCATACGGCCAATCCTCATTCGGGAGAAGGCAGCAATATCGGACCTCTTTATATTTATTCCCTTCGCCAAATGTCGTTTCGGTTTTCACGTCTCCGAGATAGTTGCCATCTTTTGGCGCTCCCTTGGCAAGGGCGTTTACATAGCGAGTTTTCCATTCTAGGACGGGTATACCGATTTCCTCAAACAACGCATCGATAGCAGCTTCCCGCTGTTTGTATTTGGGTAACGCTTTTGCTTCATTCTTGGAAAGAAGGCGAATGTGCGGCATATAAAATCTCCATTGTTTTCAACTAATATACCTTTTTAGGCTGGCGTTTCCCACTAGGCGCCGGGGAAAATAAAAGGACAGCGCTGCCCCACTTTGTGGCGCCTATCTTATGCACGGACAACTTGTATCGCCGTGCCATATGACGCCAAAACTTTTCAGCCTCCTCATCCCAGCACCACAAATAAAATGTTGAGCCATACAGGTCCATAAAACGGGACAACAATGTGTGCCCCATTCCGCTTGTCCCTTTCGCCGTATCGAAATCCCCTATGTGCCAAATAGGGCCAACCTTGTAAGTTTCATTCCATTCTTCAAACCAATATGTCATCGCGCCTTTCAACTTCCCCTTAACGGAAAGTATCATAAATTCACAAGAATAATGCGGCTGTTCGAAGGACTGCTTGAACAAAACGGATTTGAAAGAATGAAGACCGCCGAGACGGCGGATCCTTTTTAAGGCGCTGTCCCAAGATGTTGTGTGCCATTCATCAAAGCGGATCTTACTAACGCGGCGGCGCGATGGCGAAGATTTATGCATTCTAGTCGCGCACATCCGTGTCCCATGAATTGTATTTGCGATCGGGGATCAAATTACCATCGCCGTAGGCCACGCTGCAGCGGCCGAACCATATTCGCGGAATGATTGTCGGGAGAATTGGTCCGTGCCAAAAGAATCCGAAAGATCCCCACCAATAGCCGAAGCCGCCGCTTGTGGAGAAAATGCGTATCGGCTTAAATCGTTTTAGTCTTCCCATTATTGCCTCATGCGAACTTCATCGCAAATGTGTTTGTCAATTTCAAGCCAGTTCTCTTCGCCCGGTGCAATGCAGCCGTTCGTTGCCGCGTTCTCCGAGAAACCCAAGGCGTGTTCCCCTCCCATTTCTGCCCAGCATCCCCCATCCTCGGATACTTCGGCTTCAATGACAAGGGGAACCGCAATCCACTTGAAGTTGTGCATAACCTTGACAACGCCGTTCTTATACAAGATGTCCTCGACAATCTCCTGCTCCTCGGACTTCACAAGCAACACAATAGCATCGTGAATCTGTCCGATAATGCGGCTCTGTAAACCAAGCCTTTCAAAGTCGTCAAGGTCATCGCCGAGCGCCTGCAACAGCGTGTGGAAACCGGATCCCTGAATGCAGCGGTTGGCGCATTCGGTGAACGACATCGGGCCATAGCAGCGACAGCCCATATATCCTTCCACATAGCCGTTCTTTTGATAGCGCTGCCATTCGGCATTGCGCCATTCGTTGTAGACCTTGAAGCGCTCGTTCCAAAAGATCGAGTCAGCCGTTTTGACGTGGTCAAGAAATTGCGGGTAGTTCCGGATGCCGTGTGCCGCCAAATTCTCCTTCGCGGTATCCGGCATCTTTGCCCACATTCGCTCGGCACAATGCTTATAACTGGCACCGTAGAAACTGGAGAACACATAACCGGTCTTGATGGACTGGCGCTCCAATTTCGTCACCTCTTCCGGCTTGCGCATATACATGTCCGCCGCAGTATCGCGGTGCATGTCGGAACTTGGGTCTTGCAGGTATTTAAGCATACTCGGGTCGTGATGATAACTGGCGGACACCATAACTTCAAGTGACTTGTAGTCCGCTTCCATATACTTCCAGCCCGGCGGGGCAATGAACAGCGAGCGCAAAATGTGCTTCATGACTTTATCGCGCTTCGGAATGTTTTGGAAGTTCGGCGAGTCGGCGGAGGAGCGGTATGTTCTCGGGCCGCCACTTTCACCGCCGGAACCGGTGGACAAGTTAAAGAACGGGCGGATCAAATAACTTCCGGTCGGGGCATCAAACATTGCCTCGCGGTCATAGCCCTTAATAAAGGTCTTCCCGATCTTCGCATACTTGCGCATTTGAAGAATGTTTTCGGAGAGCGGGGTGTTCAAGGATTCAAGGTATTCAACATCAAACGATTTGCCCTCGGCATCCTTTTCGGAAATTGTGCCGTTCATTATAAATAGTTTCTTGAGGTCGGCGGGCGAGTTCGGATTGAGTATTGCGGCGTAGCGCTGCATATACTTCTTCGCATCGTCCGAATTGAGGATGGCGTTGAGCGCCTCCTGACGCTTTGCCTCGACTTCCGCCTTCGCGATTTCCACCTGCTTTTTATCCATAGGCAGGCCGCCGCTTTGAACCTTGGAGAGCGTAACCATCCCGCGCATGAAGAACTTGAAGAATTCCAATTCATGCCCCACCATTTGCTTTTCTTGGATGTCGCGGATCGGCAAGGTGTAGATGGAGTCCTGACCGCAGTAGTTCGCGATTTGGAACCACGGCACGCGCTTATCATCCGCAAGCCTATTCAAGGCATAGCACGATTCGTTGTCCTCGCCCGGCATACACTGCGACATGTAAGGGTCTGCATCGGTATCATAACCGATAATGCCGAGTTCAGTGTAGGTGTGGAATTTCAAGCCCACCTTTTGGTTGTTGTTGAGAACGTGGGCGCCAATGCAGGTATCCCAGTCCCAATTCAAAGGCCAGTCCGTTACGGTTCCGTGTAGGCCTGCCTTGAAATGGGTCCAGCAAGTTTCGAAGTCCGCCTTATGCGCGACAAGGCCAACCGGGGAACCGGGCTTGAAAAGTTCGTGCCAAGCATTGATAAGATTTTCGTTGTCCTGATCCCACTTGAAACCGATGCCGCGATATTTGCCATTCGCACGCCAAGCAAGGGAACCGGCGACAATGCGCTGTTCCGGGCGGTGCGGCTTAATGCCGGTGGTTTCATAGTCTATTGCCATTGAGGGGTGCGGGTCGTATTGGAGTGCTTCCTGAATGGCGGCACGGATCCAAGACGCAGCCTCGTCCGGATTAACTGTGGTTCGCAAGTCATTTGGAATTTCGGGGAAAGGCTTGTTAACAAGTTCCAGCGCCTTTTCGATGTGCGCAAGACGTTGCTTGTAGTAGGCGTTGTCTTCTTCCGCCTTGCGTCTCATCGCCTGCATATAAGGGCAACCCCAAGTCGGGCAAATCCACGCATTATAATAGCGGTCGGGGATGGTCTTGCCAAAGAAGTCATCCGCCTTCACGTTTGAAATACGCCCGGACAATCTCGGACCGATCACACCCCAAGTCGCCACGATGCCAACGGGGACGATCACCTTCGGTTTATACTTTGCAATGACATCGGCGAGGAACGGTTGCCCCGCTGCCGCAGTTTTAGTATCGAGCGCGGTGCCTGAAGTCTTCCACGGCACTGCATTGACGAATGCGAACTGGTCAAACACATCGGACGCATCCATACCGATTTCGCGGAACGCATCCCACAATTCCTTGAAGCGGGGAGACTGGAGCGGGCGGTTGCCATCCTCTATAATAGAAGGCCCGGCGACCTGGCGCTCCCACGGCTTCGGCAGGTTAACAGTGTATTTTTCCGAAAGCGGATAGTCGCCGACAAATAGAATCCCGCCGGACATATTGCCGACAACGGGGCTTGATGTTATACCATTTGCTTGGGGCGGAACTACGGCTTGCTTCTTTTTCGTATCTTGTTTTTCAGGCGCGATGCCTAAATTAAAAAAGCCCATAAATAACCTCGCCAATAATATACGGCGAAGCAAAATCGGGAAGGGTTCGGCACGTGCGTATATTTAAGCACCCACAAAACAAATCGCTTCGGCTAAACACTAACGGGGTATTAAATATGGCAACGAAATTTGACTTAGACCGCCCGGAGATGTCCGGTGGACCGGTCTTCATCAATCAGGACAACTTCAAGGTCCTTGATCTCGCGGATGACATCCGCAAACAGTCCTCGCTTTTCCAGTATTACGGAAAGCTCGCAATCAATGCAAAACGCGAGGCATCCCAAGCAAAGCTCCGTCTCAAACAAGCCACCGGCGAAAAAGAACTCGCATTGCGTGAAAAAGCAGACGAGAAGGGTAAGAAATATACCGAAAATCACATCAAGGCGCTCCTTGCGGTTGACCCCGACCTCATTGCGCTTGAAAACGAACTTATTGACGCCGAAGCCGTGGCGGGTCTTTTAGATACCGCTAAATGGGCGATGGACCACAAGAAGTCTATGATTGACGATGCGGTCCGCCTCGAAGTATCCGGCGGCTTCAATGGCAACTTCACCAATGCGCTCGCCGATGAAGCGCGTCTCAACATTCGCAAAAAAGTATAATCACCTAACCAAGAACCGGGCAATGCCCATAACTAAAAGGAAAAATCAATATGCCTTACAATCCGCAAACAATGAACCTCAACGCCGCACAGGCAAACGCAGCAGCATCTAAGGACAGCTACGGTGCCTCCGGTCCGACCATCATCGATGCCCCCGCCGGCGTCAAGTTCTTCGCCCTCAAGAAGGACATGATCGGTCAGGACGTTTACCTCAACATCATTCCGTGGGGAATTGAATCCGACAAGCACATGGGCGTCCACAACGGCACGGCACAGATCGGCCAGGGCGAAATCTTCGCCGAAATGTGGACTCACCGCGTGGAAGGTGTTGTCAAGGGCAATTCTCTTTGCCTTCAGCGCATGTATGGGACGCGTTGCCCGTTCTGCGAAGCATCCAAGAATTCCGGCGCTGGTGAAGCCAAGGCTTCCCACCGTATGGCCCTTTGGGTTCAGCACGTTGACGCGCAGGGCAATCCGGTTGGCGGCGATCCGACCCCGAAGCTCTTCATTACGTCCTACGCCACGTTCGGCAAGGAATTGCTTGATTCCGCCGAAGTGCAGGGCCGCCGTATGGGTCTCCCCGGTTCCATTCCGTTTGCCGACCCGTCCATCAACGGCAAGATCGTGACCTTCCGTGTTGAAAACAAGAGCGGTGGCGGCTTTGATTTCCTCAACTGCGTCCAGTTCGGTTTCCTCCCGCGCCGTGCTCCAATTGCGCAGAACATTCTCGATACCATTCCGGCCATCGACAAGTTCCTGCACATTCCGACCGACAAGGAAATCGCCGAAGCGCTTTACGGCGCCGACAATACCCCGGCTGCTCCGGCTGCTCCTGCCTATCAGCAGGCCGCTCCGGCCACTCCCGCTGCGCAGAACTACGGCGCTCCGGCTCAGGGTTACGGGCAGGGTGGGTTTCAGCAGGCCGCTCCGGCCGCTGCCCCGAATTACGGCGCTCCCGCCGCACCCGCTGGTCAGTCTCAGGGTTTCGGCGCACCGGGCACTGCCGCACCGGCTGCTCCGACTGGCGCTCCCGCTTATGACCCCAACGCAACCGGCTATCCGGAACCGACTTTCTAATTGATATCGGTAAAGGCTACGGCCGAAGGCCGCCTGAGTATTTGGGCGGCCTTTTTATTCCGACTCTTCCAATCAAAAAAAACAATGAACGAATCACTAACACAGCTAAGGAAATTTTTTATGGCTAAAGAAATTGCAAAGCCCACGCCCTACATGAGCATGGGTTCGGATCTCCTTGACCTGCTTGTTGGCGGAGCCAAGGGCGTGATGGGTTTGCCTTACGGCGCCATCCTCAACATCGCGGGCGACAAGTCCAGCGGCAAGTCGTTTATCAAGAACGAAATCCTCGCCGCCAACTACCACAAGAATAACGGCGACCCCAAGAAATTCGCGTGGTTCTCCGATGACTGCGAAAGCGGTGATACCTTCAATACTGGCGCCCTCTACAATGTGGACCTCCGCCCGATGGACGCAGAAGGCAAACTTCCTATCGGAAAGAAGCGCGTCTATGACTCTACAACCGTTGAAGAAATGGACGCCCACGTTTCCCTGTTCCTCGAACATTTGGATTCCTTGCCGGACGATGCGGTTGGCATTTATGCTATCGACTCCCTCGATGGTTTGAGCGATGCCACGCGCGAAGCAATGGAAGGCGCCCGCCTCGGTCAGTTGAAGACCGGAAACGAAGTCAAGGACAAAGGCGACTTTGGTATGCAAATTCCGAAGTTCCTCAGCCAGCAATTCTTCCGCCCGAAGCACCAAAAGCTGGAAGATGCCCGCTGCTCGCTCATCATCATTTCGCAGATTCGCGACAAGGTTGATGCGGTTGGCGGCTACGGACAGAAGTGGGAAATCTCGAACGGCAAGGCATTGGAATTCTATTGCCACACCCGCGTATTCCTCACAACGGTTCGCAAGATCGAAAAGGACGGACTTGTCATCGGCGCCTATGTCAAGGCAACCACCTTCAAGTCCAAGACGCCGCGTCCTTACCGCACGGTTTACTACACCGTGTATTTCAACTACGGCATTGACAATATCGGCAGCAACCTCGACTATCTCTTCAACCTCCGCGAAAAGGACGGCAAGCTCAAAGAATGCGCCAACGCAATTAAGTGGGAAGAAGGCGCCGAGTTGTCCTTGCAGTCGATGAAGGACTGGATGAACGAAATGGGTTGCACCGCTGAATGCCGTGCCGAACGCAAGGCTAAAGAAGGCAACCAAAACATTTCGATGGATTGGGCGAAGGGCTGGATCGCGCAGCGCCCGGAATTGTTGGCAAAGTTCGAGGAACGCTTCGGCAAGCAGTATACGCGTGAAGAACTTATCAACATGTGCGAAGTGAATCCGGAGATGGCTCAGGAACTTACCCGCCGCGTCATTGCGAAGTGGGAAGCGCTTGAAGATTCCGTCCTGCTTAACCGCCCGAGCAAGTATGGTCCGCGTCCGGCGATGCCGGTTCAGCCTGCCCCGGCTGCTGCGCCTGCTCCCGTGGTTGAAGCAGCCCCGGAACCGCCTGCCGATGCGGAACCTGAAAAGCCCGCGGATGAGGAACCCCTCCTCGCTTAAATGGCAAATGCCAGCGCATAAACGCGCTTAAAATCGCTTATTTATAATAAGGCGCCCCAATACAAGGGCGCTTTTCTTTTTGCCGTAAACGCGCTTTTTTGCGCAAAATCGCCAATTCTTAAAAAAAGTGAGAATTTTTCTAAAAACGGGGTGTCTTTTTCAAACAATGATTCTATATTATGGACATAACGGCGCAGGTAGCGCTGAATCAAGGAAAGAAAATATGGCAAACGTTTTACGCTTCAAGACCAAAAAGGCAGCGGTCGCCTTCTTCGAGAAAAAGATCGCCACCGAAGACAAGTGGGTGGTAGGCGCCCTCAAGACCTTGACCGATTATCAAACCGAAACGGAAAAGGCTACGCGCACAACCATCAACCACAACAATGTCGGTTTTCAGCCGCGTCACGCCAATTTCTGCACCACGGCAGCCAACTACACGCGCATTTATCCTAACACGATGGCAAAGCTCCGCACCATCCTCCCGCACTACTGCGGCCAGCTGGTCGAACACTGCCGCGCGAAAGGCACAGTCATCATTGAACGTAAAACTCGCTCGGACAAGGAGGCATAACATGTTCGATAGAAAAGCAATCCGCCAGCACCACGAAGCCCTCAACGCAATCATGAAAAAGTATTGCGAAGAACACGGCCTTGTATTCGTGCCGAAGTCCCTCTCTTACACCAACACCTCCTTTGACTACAAGTTCGAAGCGAAGGAAGCAGGCGAAGAAGGTTACCCCGAACTCAGCGAACTTGAACGCATGATCATTCTCGGTCATATGGACAAGGCGCCGGAAGAAACCAAGAATTGCAAGACCCCGCTCGGCCGCTCCGTTTACACCATCTCCGGTCGCGTGATCAAGCTGGTCGGCTTCAACCGCAAGAAACAGTATTGCTGGGTCATCGAGGTTGATGGCAAGCAAAAGATTTGCAAGAACGAAATGATTGACTGGTCCCGCGGCTTCGCCGCATAAGGAGGTTTTCATCATGCGCACCATCAAAGAATTTCTCGGATCGTGGTTTGCCGCCGAACCTACCAAGGCAGGCCGGAACGAAATTGCAGTGGACATTTGGTATGACTGGTTTTGTTCCGAAGAGGGCCTTTTCGCCCGCACGCGCAAGTTCATCGGGCCGCTTCATCAGCTTATCAAGGCTGTCCCTGAAGCAGGCGAGTTCTCGCCTAGCGGGAAAAACTGCTGCCCGGTGTCCGCACCGCTTTACGATTGCCTTCGCGTGTTCGATGGCGATAACTTCGTGGTGGGAGTTTCTTTTGATGACGTGCGCGAAGATTACCGCTTCGAGGTGTGGGTCATCAAGAACAATGCTGTTCAGGATGTATATACCGGAAGTGATCATGCGGAAATGGTCAAGGCTATGATCGAAGCCACCCGCGCCTACATCGCAACCAAGGCTGTTGCCGCATAAGGAGATTTTTATTATGGCTGAAAAACCGAACTGGGGAGATATCCTCAACTTTGTCAAGTCGCTCGAAATTATGGGTTATACGCCCGATCGCGACAAGAACCACATTGAAAAGCGTGGCGCCTATTTCACATTCGAAGTGAACATTTGCCGCACCGTTAAGGGCGACTTCAAACACCTCGATTGCCGCCTCATTCTTCATTTCGTGAATTTTGATTGCCGTGCGCTGCCCCGCGTGATTGAATTCCAAAAGTGCAAGGCGCTTTCGGTGGAATATGTCCGTGCTTGCGAAGAGCGCGTGCAGACCATCGGCACTACGATCAACGCGATGTTCAATGCCATCAAAAATCAGGCATCGTTGGTCGATCCCAAGGAAATTCTCAAAAAGGAAAACGAATCTAAAAAGGAGGACGCATAGTATGCACCCGGTAGTTATCATCCCGAAAATTTGCGCAGACGAAACCCTGCACGATCTCGCCATCACCAATTTCATCGCCGACATGATCGCGCGTATGGAAGACAGCCGCTCCGAATTCAACCCCGCCAACTTCCGCCTTTATAAGGAATGCGGCAACCTGATGGTGTCCGTGCGCAACGTTCAGCGCTGCCTTGAAGGCTACAACTATGCGTATCAGGTTAAGCAGGTGATGGACGCTGTCACCGAAGCGGGGTTCTTCGAATGACCGGCGCCCGCACCCTGAAACGCAAAATCCTTGTCGGACTCGGCTATGCAGGCGCCACCGCTGTCCTGCTTGCCGCATACGGCTTTGCCGGATGGCTTGAACATTTGTAGAGGTTATTATGCTGACGGATCTTACAAAAATTGATTGGGAAGACATCATTAAGCAGGAGGCGCCCGCCGTCAAGGAGGACGTGCTGAAGACCGCTTCGGAGCGTAACGGACATGAAAAGCCGGGCGCCCGCCTTGCATACTTCTGCACGATGGGAGTTGAATGCGCCAAGGCTGGCAAGCGCACCCTCCTCATTTCGCTGGATTATCCGGTCGGGATGGTTATGCGCAAGCTGTTCTCCATTTGCCTCAATGAGCCCTTCCCGCCCGGATCCGAGGCAACGCCGGAAAAGATCGAAGCGGTCCGCAATGTTGTCGGCGATCGCATTCTCATCTTCACCCCGCCGGTCCCCGGTTTCTCGCTGAAGGCATTGAATGAAATTCTTCTCCGCCACCCTAAAACGGATATCGTGGTATTCGACAACATCATGATAGTCAACCGCACAACCAATAAAATCAGCAGCAAGGACTTGCGTGACATCGCCGTCAAGCATAAGGTAGCAGTCGTAACGTAGGAGGCACCAAATGAAAATTCGCATCACAAAGAAGTCCAACAAAAAGGACGTTGGCATCATCAACTTGGATTGTGCAGCAGCGGTCCACATTAAGCCGCGTGTGGGGCTTGAAGTATTTATCTCGCCCGGCGCACAGCCTGCCATATTCCCGCGCAAGGTCTACAAGTTCGAATATGTAGAAGTAAGCGGAAGTGGCGCCGTTGCCTATCTCGAAAAGCCGCTGGACTGGATCCTTGAAAAGTATGGAAAGGGGTTGTGATGACTTGCTTTGCAATCTTTCCTCGTGTTGTTAAGGTGCTTGAAATCCGGCACGACCCTTTCGGTTATCGCCCGCTACGCAAAAGGGTGATCGGGAAAAAGCTGCATGTCGGCACATACTACGTGGCGGAGCATTCCAAAACACCGGGCCTTGAAGTAGGCGACCTTTTCATTATCAAAGAACATTTTGAAACCTGTCTCCGATGAGGTTTATATGGCAGTCGAAAAAGAAGAAACCCTTTATGTTGGAATGATGCGCGACAAGTATGAACTTCTCCGCGAAGGTTCCCTTCAGTGCAATGACAACGCGCAAAAGTTCCTTTATTTCGCAGCGCTGCCAAAATCCAAGAGCGATGGGTGGCACACGAACAAAAGCGAGTGGACATTCAAGCCCAATGGCAGGCGCCTCGTTGCCTATCAGGCGCCCCACACGATTTACGGATTCCCCGTAATTGAAATTGACGAGGAGCGCTCCGTTGAAAAGCGCTATGAAATCGAATGTATGGAAGCCCGCAAAATCCCGCGCAATGCGTGGTGGTCGGACACAACATTCACCCCGGACAAAGAACTCACTTACGTGTTCTTGGAAGAACTCCCGAAATTCGTTCCGGAATACGGGACGATGGGCTGGAAGCTCAAGCGCGAAACCGATTTCGATCGTATAATTTATAGGCTCGAAGAAAACTTTGAGCCCGCGGCGGAGCGCGAGCAACGCCATCGTAACAACGCCCCGCATGACAACGGGGACTACTTTACCGGAATCGGACTAGGACACGGAGATGACTAAAAAAGAAAAACAATCCAAATCGGCGGCGAAGCTCGTAATCGCGATCGTTGCCGCCATTCTTATCTCGGTTGGCATTGTCGGTATCTATGTCGGAATGTGCACCGCTATGGTTTCGAATCTTGTCGGCGCCTGCATCGCCTTGCTTGGGGTGATCTTGTGCCTGATTGGCGGTGGATTGCTCATCGTTACGTTTGCCACCCAGCTTGATGATGATACCGATGGTCCGCACTTCTATGGGCCGGGAGGAACGATTATATGAAAAATGGGTTGACCGCGTATGAGTCCAAGCTGGTGGTTCGTGCCGCGGGCATTATGAGCGGACTCAATATGCCGGTGAAAAGCACCTGCTGGAGCACCCGGGCGGTAACGAAAGAACGCGCCTATGTGATCACCTTCTACAATACGAATCCGGATGTGTTGGAAAAGGCCGCAACCGGTATGAAACGCGCTTTTCGCCGGGCCTGCGTATTGCACGGAAAACAGAGCCTTCACCCCGGCGAATTGCCGACCCAATTCATCATTTTGACGCTGAATGAGGCCCACCACAAGAAATGCGCATAAACGGCGATTTAAGGCGATAAAAAGTTTAGGCAGGTAAATACCTGCCTTTTTAATTTGACGCGCTTATACGCTCAGTAAACGCGCATTACTTAGGAATCCAAATCGTTGTGACCTTGCCGATGTTACAGCGGCACCAATCGTCTTCGCTAGGAGGTCCATACCACGAATCGTCAATCCCCACAGCGGTTTCAATGAGCCACGCCTTGAACTTGCTATAACCCGCCTGATCGCGGAGGAATAGGCGAAGGAACCGGTTGGTATCCTGAAAGTTGAGACTATCGCCGTATGCCAGCAAATCGTGGAACAGCCAGCCCGCCCTTTCATCTTCAGTGCCGAGATTGGGCACGATGCGATCAATAAGCGGAGGACCACTTCTTCCATCAAACATGAAGCCTGCCTCGGAGCGGGCAAGCAGGCGCCCGGTATCACACTCGGCAATCATGTAGACCGGATGCTCCAGCAAATACCGGCGCTTCCATTTCTTGGATTCAATCAGGTTGTTGAGGTCTTCCCGGCCCTTATCGTAGTCGGCGCCCCGCACGAATGAATAAGAATAAACAGCGTTCATAAGCACTAGTCCTCATCTGTTTCCTTCTTTTTCTCTTTGCGATCGCTGCGGTCTTTCAGGACCGCTACATTCTCGGACATAGCATTGATCTTCTCATAGATCTTGCTTAATTCTTCCTTGAATTCGTTTTTGATTGAATTGTCGGCGCTTTCGAGTTTTTCGAGCCGTGTGGTCACTTTAGAAAGTGCCTCGTCCATCCGCTTTGTGATGGCATCCGCAACGGAACCCATCTCGGTTTCAAATTTCCCTTCAAGTTCTTTCTTGGTGGCGGCCAACGAATCGGAGAGCGCCTTCTTTTCAATTTCGAGCGATGAGACACGCTTGGTCAAATCGCGAATAACGAAAATCAAAATCACGGCGACAACGACCGCAGGCCAACCAAGAAGTTTTCCAAGATCCATCAAATAGGGTATCAATTCCATAACCAACTCCTAGAACAAATAAGTGTTGCCATCCGTGTCCGTAATCAGGCAGACCGGGCGGCCGCCAGCGGACACCACCTCGTTTGAAGCGGACTGCGCCGGATTGTAGAGGTCGCCCATGAGGAGCAAGGTCTTGTCGGATGCATCCTGAGGTGCAGTGAACTCGATGATGTCAGTGCCTGCAACGGTGCTCTCAAGACCGCCAACCGCCGGAACCCAGTAATTGGTATTCGCAAGCAAGGTGACCGCAGTGGTCAACTCATATTCATGAATGTAATGAGTTCCATCAATTGTGTCGCCATCATTATCGCCTCGGGAAATGGTGCTGGTTCCACTGCCGTGCGAGACAATGGCCTGATATGTGGAGCCATCCATAATCAACGGGATCGGGGATCCGCTCCAACCGGAGTTCGGTCCGGCGTAGAGATGTGTATCCACAAAGGCAATCTTCTTGACAGAAACATCAACCGCCGGGGTAATGCGCTGCATCACCATTGTGTTGCCTATATTGCTAATGTGATCGCCCACGAAGATTTGGCCGAGATTGCGGGAAGACCCAAGCGTGTAGGAATCGTAGTTGCGGAACGGAGATCCGGGCGGCTCAGGCGGTTCTTCTTCTTCGCGGTTGCTAATCAGCATAAAGAGACGAGGCTGTTCCATTGCTTCGCTATGATCGCGGAACCACGCGTTTTCAAGGGTCGAGGCGTTTCCGCTCCAGTCCGTTCGCGGAGTATCCGCCGCAGTGGGATCCAAAGACAGATTTTCCTGGCGCATTGAAATTGCCGGAAGACATGCCGAATTATTCGGATTCGTATAGGCAGGCGCTCCCGCCAAATTGATGCCGCTGGCAGGCTGCCCACTATCGTTGTGGTATGCGATGACGGCATAATACCAACGAGAGCTTTCGAGTCTACGCGGTTCCCCATTGACGCCCGGTCGGATGTATTTCAACGGGAAGTGATTTACGCCGGGCGTAAGATGGACCGGACCGGTATCGGCGATCCAAACAGTTGAATCATAGTATTCGTAAATGCCAAAACATACGTCACCGGAATACGCGGTATCGCTGCAATACACGGTTATGTGTGTGGGGTAGTCGCCATCGTTGCGGAGTTCCTGAGCGACCGGCACAAGGAACAGCTGGCCGACCATATCGGCGTTCCCGGTTTTATACTTGTCTTTGAAATCAAAGAATCCCGTAATCTGTGCATACGGGAATGTGGACGTGATCTTGTGGTCCATATCGTGAAGAAGGTTGACCATTTCATCGGTCACATCAATGACTTCTTCTTTAATGACAATCTCGCCGTTGATAACTTCAAGGCCGTTGCCAACCTTCGCCACAAGGAATCCGTTTTCATCAATATCAAGGCCATCGCCATATCTCACGGAGATAACGCGGTCGACAATGCTAATGGCATCGCCTTCCCCATACCCCTCGGAACCCATACTTCCACCTTCCGGGGCAAAGAGTTCGCCTTCCACCCCATTGATGGAAAAGTCGGCAATCTTCACGCCGTGGTCGTAAATCGGAGTGATTTCAACATCACAGGGCGCCTCGCTGCTGTCCGGGATGTAAAGTTCCCCGGACTGGCCATTGATTTTGAAGTCGGCAATCTTGAGGCCGCGTTCATAAATCGGCGTGAAGGAATCATCGCTGCTATTGTCCGGGATGAAGAGTTCGCCTTCCACCCCGTTGATTTTGAAGTCGGCGATCTTGATGCCACGTTCATAAATCGGTTCCAGCGCATCATCACAACTGTTGTCCGGAATGAAGAGCGCACCGGACTGACCATTGATTTTGAAATCCGCGATCTTAATACCGCGATTATAAATCGGGTCGATCTCATCATCGCGGCTGTCATCCGGAATGAAGAGGGCGCCGGCTTCACTGTTGATGGAAAAGTCAGCAATCTTCTTGCCTTTGTCGAAGGCGGGCGTAATGGCGACTTGGTCACCGAGATCCTTGCTGCCGCTTTCCCACGTTCCTTCAAGGCGCTTACAGATGGCCCAATAGTATTTTCCCTTCCAAATACCGCCGAAGCGAAAATCGCCGGGACCGAGCCACTCCGGATACAGATAGATGGAACCCTGGCCTTGAGATTGCGTCAAGACCGGAATTGCGCCACCGGCGTGCCCATTGTCATCGCCGAAAACAATTCCCCAAAGTTGCCCGTAATTTTTACTTGAATCGACTACTACAATCTTGGAGAGCGGGACAAGTTTTCCATCTCCGTTCTTGATATACAAAACATTGTCATCGGAGCACCAACCTGCTTCATTCTCAAGCAGGCGGCTCTTGAGTTCGGCAAAAGTGCCTTTGTTCTCAAGTTGCTTCGCGGGGATGTGGGTTTCTCCAGCCATACTTCATGCCTCGGATATAATGCTTTTTTCATATCAAAAATACATTATATTCAGGCAAAAGAACACGGCTACCAATTTTGGGTTGCAGTAACCAATTCATCCCTCAGGTTGTAAACCGTATCGATGGCATCCTTCAAGCGCGAGGCGAATTCATTCATTGCCTTGAACTCCATCCGGACATTTTGCCCATCATCACCGGGAAGCTGCCCAATGAAGTGGGCGCCATTATCCGGACCATCCGCGACAATGCCAAATTGATTGAGCAGGTCATCCAGCTCGGCACGGCGCTTGCCGCCATCGCCACACAGCGGGGTGAGCGAATCCGCAAGCAGCCACAACTCGTGGATCAAATCCATCACGGACCACTTTTCCGGGTCTACATATTTGGGCCAGCGCGGGATGGCGTTGGTCGCCAAACTATACATGTATTGGACGCCGTCCGGACTTTCCGCGTCCACGCGCTGCAGGCTTGCAAGACTTGGGAAGTCCACCCCAAATGCCTGCGAGGGTGGCGGGACGACATACACGGAACACGTTTCGCTCGGGAAGATATGCACAGTGTAACTTTCGGATCCGCGACTCATTGTTTCTTTGTGGACCGCCTTACTTGTCGCAATGTATTTCAAAACACCAACACGGATAATGTTGTCCGCGAAAATTATTTCGGACGGCTCATTTTCGTTGTAATAGACGTGGTAGGAATTCTTGATGCGTTTGTATTTTTTGCGGAACGATTCGTATGGGACAACTTCATAGTTCCACGGATACAGACCTTTGAGATCGCCGTAAACGCCGATTGCGGCGAACATCGGTTGGCGCCCTCGATCAATCTTGCGGCCGATTTCCGCGTCCACATCAATCTCCATCGAAAGCGTATTCGTTGCCGCCGTGTAGAGCGGGGCAGCCGGATTCTTGGCAAGATACTCCGCCACATACTCATAAATCTCGGACAAGTGCCCGCTTGCCTTATTCGTGTAGAACGCATACGGCATCCCGAGTTCCGGATCATCCTTTTCATAGGTGTCCAGCAACGCGGTCATCTCTTCGGTAGGCGCCTCCTCCTGAATCTTCTTGAGGAACTCGACTAGGTAACCCAACGGCGGGCTTTGCCAAGCAGCCGAAGCGTAAGGGCGCCCCCAATCGCCAACCAAATCGTCATTGTAAGGCGTAGGGAATTGCTCGTTATACGCTCTACTAAGCGCGTTTATTGCATCGCAAAATGCGGTAAACTCCGGAAGGGAAGTTGCCACATCTTCACAAATGTTGTAGGCAGCACTAACTTCAGGCGGAATGTGCGTGATAATGCCGTGCCCGGAATACGTCCAGCTTCCAATAAATTCAGCGGCGCCCTCCTGATTTTCCGCCAAAAGGGTATCGCGCTTCTCCGTGGTCTCGGGGTCCTCCATTTTAGTCAACAATGCGGCAAATGCGGCATCGACCTTTGTGAAGGCTTCCATCAGCGGATCATCATACAAGGTGACCGGGAAACTTTCGTTCTTTTGGACATACAGCTGAGAAAAAGTATGTCCAACGCGAAGCGGAGTGCCAAGCGGGTGATTGTGCTTGCGCCTGCCGAATCCGGCGGTGAAGGCGCCTCCGGTCAATTTGCTGGAAGCCGCCGACAACAATTCATTCACGCTTGTCGCGTTGGTATAGTTGCTGCGCCAATACTTGTATGCCTTTTGGAACGCTGCGCGAGATTTAGGCGTAAGCACATCCCAAGTGGTCGGATCGTCATAGCTGAAATGACTGGCGATCTTCTGCGCCGAGTTGTGTTCGTAGTCGAATACCGGAATCGGCATCGGGGCAAAGTTATCGGACCCCGGTATGGGGTTGTATCTGTCAAGGCCGCTGTTGCTGCTGTCCGGGAACTGGCCGTTGTCTTCCGGCTTGTAGAAGTATGCGCAAGTAACCTGAGGGCAAATGCTGTCCGTCAACGGCAGCCAAATTTCCTTCGCATAAAGCCAGCCCCAAAATTGAGTGAGTTGCGTGATGTATGATTCATAGCGCATGAGCCCATTCGTCATAGAAAGGAGCGCATATATTGTCCCCTTGATGGCGCCTTTGAGATTCGACATCAAGTCGGCACCGATCGAGGCGCCTTGGGAAGACAGCGTTGCCAAGGTATCCCAAAGCACCCAGTAATTCGCTTCGCCTACATAACGGCGGAGGATGGGGTTGGAATCAAGCAGGTCAAACGCATCCCGCGCAATATCAAGATTCATTCCGGCGGAGAAGTCGGCGCCGGCGTCATTCAGGTTCTTGAGGATTTCCTGATACTTGTCCGCGATCTCCTTGCATTTCTTTTCCAGCTTAGAGACCATCTTGTCCATCTTTTCAAGGACATCCGCCTTGCCTCGAATAACAAACTTCAAGGCATCGAACATCGTATCATAGACGTTGCACGCGGTATCAATGGCAGCACCCACAAACTTGTCGTTGCGGTGGTCCTCTTGCATTGACTGGTCGTCAACATATTTTTCATTAGGGGCGCTGTCCCCGAAAAGGCTTCCAAGAAAACTCATCGATGCATATCTCCACGGCGCATAAGGAATGAAATATAGCCGTAAATGTGCTTACAGCAGGTCACGATGTTTTCCGGATTCGCCTTACGCCCGGTCTTTGACGGCTTCTTGGTATAACGCGTATAGAGCGAAGCGCCCATCGAATTGAGAAGTTCGTTGTTGCGATATACATAGGTCGGGCAGTTACAATCGACCTTGCACGGGCTGGCGAGCGTATAGGCGCCGTTGCGATCCTTGCCGAGCTTGATGATTACCGGATGAATGCCGCCCGTTGCGGAGCGGATCGTTGCGGTGAAGGTCTTGGCGGTTTGGTCCTTGTCTTCGGTGGCATCCGATTTGACAACATTGCAATCAACCTTCGAATCATACAACTTGTTATAGTTGTTCAAAAGTCCGCCGAGAGTGAGTCTCGAAGTTACGCCTTCATTCAGCTGCATAATCATTCTCCTTTTTGCACATAGCCTTCTTTGGTGTAGTAATAGCCATCGCGCTCAAACGTGTAGTGCACCGATTTGTCGGAATCAAAATATCCGATGATGATGCTGCCGGGGTTCATATAGATGGGGTCGCCCTTGCTTACGAAAACTTCCCCGGACACCTCAGTTCCGGATTCGGTCCCATCGCCGGTTGGCTTCGGAAGATCCGGCGCCATCACCGGCTTATTCAAAACCGTTGCCACGTCATTCTTGAACGCCTGCCATCCATTAAACGCGGCATCATTGTTGCACCACATTGCGGGGCACAGCTTTCCGCTGATGTTGTGGTGCATAATCAGGTTGCCTACGGGGATGCCAAATTCATCAAGAAGCCACGCACACAATTCCACAAGGTTTTCGTAGGTCGCGTTCGGGAAGTAAAAGTCCGTGTCCATATAGGCATTCGGGCGCTTGCTGACCGGGGTGCGCTTTGCAGAACATGCCTCGATATTGATGGTGTTATAGTTGCCTGCCAGCTTGAGATGTGTGCAGGCGTATTGACTCGGATGCCCATTTCCATCGGTATAGAACTTGATGTGGGCATCGGCTGCCTTCGCTGCGCACGCATATTGGCACGAATAGGTTTTCGGATCCACGCATTCATAGATGCCGCCGGCATCAACGATGTAGTGGGCATTTCCGCGTTCGCTCTTCTTGCGCGAAAGCCAGTCCTTGTATGTTCCTGCTGCGGTGCCGCCATCCCCGCCGGATCCGGTGAAATGGACAACTACAAATTCAGGGGCGGGAGCAACCTTTCCTCTACCCCATCGGGCAATGTGCCAGTCAATCGAAAATGTGTGCCTGATACTTGGCTTCTTTGCGGTCATATACTCAATATACTATTTTTGAGGTTTGTCCGGCGCGTCCTTTATTGGGAAGATGATTGCCTCCTCGTCATCGCGATATAATCGAATGCAGTCGATGGGGAGAAACTCGCCATTATGGTAAATGTAAAGAACCGTGTCTTCCGGCATCAGCGCCGTCTTTCTCCGCATCTCGCCTGCTGTCATAATCCCAATTCACTCCGTATTCTTGCTATCTCATGTGGCGCCAAATCGCCAACGTCCCTTTTCTTGCCATCGGGAGTTGTCCCAAAGTCTTCGCACGCCACGGACACCTTGACGCCATAACGCGCCAATTCTTCCGCATACGCATGTGCTTCCGCCTGAGCGGTTGGTTCGGGGTCGAAGAAGAATACCACTTCCGGCCATCGAGTTAAGCACATGATTTGCGCTTTTTTACACCCGGTGCCAAAAGTTGCCACGGCGCCCGGACCTAATTTCCAAGCATCCACAACGCCTTCAACCACGACTACGCGGCGGCCCTTGGCAAGGTTTCCGCCGTAAACAATGTCCTTGTAGTGCATCAGCGCCTTATCAAGCGGGCATACCTTATAGCGCTCCACATCATCGCGCCCGGTTACATCACGCCCTTGGAATGATACAAGCCTGCCATCAAGATCGTAGATGGGAATGATAATGCGATTCCCGTAATCCTTCCCTTCAAATTTGTCAAAAGGATTAGTCCCTAAAATGCCATACCGCTGAACGAGCATGTCGGGGTCCAGCCCACGGCGAAGAAGATAGTTGCGATGGTATGGCATAAGCTCGCGCCCCGGCAATTTGAGAGAGGACGCATATTGAAGATGAGAATCCGGAACGGCAGCATCGCCGCCGCAGTCCTTCAACGCCTTTATGATTTCGCGTTGTGGGCGCCCGCATAGCGCCTGAAGCGCTTCGAACCCCGTGCCGCCGGGGCAGCGCCAACAATGGTATCGAAGCGCATAGCGATAGAAGCCCCCGTGCTCGCTTGGGTCATCACAGAAGGGGCAATGCACCTGTAACCAATTACCGGTGCTTTTGCCCTTCGTGTCGAATGGGATTCCAAGATCATGTAGGAGCTTCGCTGTGTCCATCTTAGATAGTCAGCGTGAACGGGAAGGTTTGCTTGACCAATTTGGTTTCTTCGCCGCCCTTGGACCACTGCGTCTTCGGCTTTTCAACGGTTTCTTCCTCGCGTGCGTTGAGATACGGCACGACAAGGGAGTTGACGGTTTCAAGCGACATTTGACGCGTGAGAACGAATTTGTAGGTATTCGTTCCGCCATCCTCGCACAGCTTGCGGGAACAGCCGACTTCGGACAATTCGCCGGTATAGCGCGTGCCATCAAAGTCAACGGTGCAGCGGCTGTCCTGAGGATACTTGACGCTCCAAGCACGCGGATCCGCCGAGATCTTTGCATCGAAGTGGCTGAGGATTGTCGGATAGCCTTCTTCCTTCAGCGTGAAGGTGAGCTTCTCGTAAACGAGGAGGTCTTCTTTCTTGGTGAATGCCTGATAACCGGTAAGGGATGCGGCGCCTTCGATTTGAAGTTCGAATTCCTTTTCCGGCTGCAACGGGGTCGGCTCTTGGGCCGAGTTCTGTTCTTCGCTCATGTTTTATCCTTTTTTGAAGAAAAGCTGGTGGCGGGGCTTGTCGGAGAAACCAATGTGAATCCATTTGATATTCTCGTTGTCCTTGCCATCCGGGGTGTAGATGATAACCTGATCGACCGGGCTAGAAAGCGTGGTTGCCCACTCGCGGCAAAGTTTTGCCAGCGCCAACATATTCGCCTTCGTGTTCTTCCAAGGCTGAATGTCGGCGGCCATACCTTTACGGTGGGCGCTGGTCTTGCTCCCGCCTACGGCCGCGTTTACGGCGGCGGAACGGAAGCCGGAAGTAATACGGATGCCTTGACCGAACTTCTCGCGGAGGGCATCCAGCAAGAGCGCCGTATCGCGCAAGGCGGAAAATTCTTCCCAAGTCTCCGGGCTATTAGGGAGTTTTTGGGAGGTGGTTGTCATTTCCTTGAGGGAAAAGTATTTCGGTGTTAGCATCTTAAACGTCCTTTGTGGTTGGATCCCAAAAATACTTGTGCTGCTGAAGTTGGCAACAGAAGTTTCCGTCCGGATGGTTGAGGACAAACATCGGAATATGGGACATAGTGACCTTGCCGAAACTCGGACTGATGTAGATCGGGGTCGGCGGGGCGAGACGTTCGCGCACGGCGAGGACATCATCGAAGTCGTCATCCGCAACCACACACTTCACAATGTCCCAAGGACGGAGCAGCCCAAGGTTTTCGGGAAGCATCTTGTCCAACATCTTGGAACTGGAGCACTTCCAGTCCATAATGAAGTGGACGAGAACCGGATACGGCGCATTGAGGGACGTGCGCCATTCAACCATCTCCTTCAGCGGCACTGCGCCGTTGGTTTCGAAGTCGATGTCAAATCCGGCGCCAAGCAGCATGTTGCCGAGGACCTGCATCCAAGGGACGTTTTCGGGGAGGAGCGGTTCGCCGCCGGTGATGGTCACGTGGCGGATATACTCGCCCGCCAATTTCGTGATTTGGGCGAAGGCTTCTTCCGGCTGCATTTCAAGCAGCGGGCGGTCGTAGAGTTTGTTATACACCGCGGGATTCCAGCTTTCCGGCGTATCGCAAGGATAGGCGCATCTCAGATTGCAACCGTAGGTGCGGAGAAAAATAGTGGGGCGGCCGGCGTGATAGGCCTCCCCATCAATGGACCTGAAAATGTTGATGATTTTAAGGCTGTTCATATTACCTTCCACAAATTAGATGATAATTATTATACGGGACGTGTAAAATAAAAGCCTGCCACGCGGGCAGGCCGGAAAGGACTGGTCCTCGATTAGGTGAGTTCGAGGAGATACTTGATGGCGGCGCCGAGAGCGTTCTTGTAGGCGACCATCGCTTCGCGGACCTCGGCGATCGGGCGGGCGATCGCAACAGTTTCGCCAGTCGGGTTCTGTTCCTTGATGTCTTCGTCCCATTCGTTGATGCGGTCGAAGATGAAGTCGCGATCCCTGGCGAGCTTGATGATGCGTTCGCTCAAGGTCATCGGCTTCTTCTTGTCATTCATGATGTGGTCCAGCACTTCCGAAATGCCGCGGGGAAGGCCACTCGGGCGCTGCGGCGTTTCCGGGGTTTCCTGAGTCACATTCTTGTTTTCAGATTCCTTCTTCTTGTTGTTCGACATAGTTAATCCTTTGCCTATCAGGCGGTTAGAGTTTTTATTTATCGTCACATGCATTTACGATAAAGCAAACGGCATTGATAAGTAGGCATACAATGCCAGTCGGAATGTCGTGCTTCACGAATAAAATTACAAGGGACATGAGGATTCCAATGATGCTCACCCATGTAAGCGGCTTGTGCAAAATATCGCGCATCAAATTTCCTCCGTAAGGACCTTTTTCATTTCAGCCTTGAATTCCAAGACTGCGCGGGATCCGATAATGGTCCCGCCGGTGACCTTGTCGAAGTGGACAATGCCGAGTGCTGAATCAACATTGAGTCGCTTCAGGAGCTGAATTGCCTTTTGAATTTGGCGCGTCATTCTTTCCTCTTATTCTTATATCGCTCATATACCTTCAAGCTGTCACGCTGGTATGCGTGATATTTTTCAAGGCACAGATGATTGGACATGTCCGGGCACGCGGCTATCACATTTTCGCGCTTCGCAAGGACCTTGTCGTATTCATACGCGTAGTATTCCGAGCCTTCCATCACCGTGGCGGTGATGATCATCAGGATGAATGCAATGAAGGCAACGCTTCCCATAACGCATCCGCATTTGGTCGCGTCATTGGGCGCCATAACCATAATGGCAACGGCGCCAATAAAAACGCCCACATATGCCGCTCCATACTCCGCTATTTCGAAAGCGATTACCATAATGCCGCCCCGACCGGTCCGCATTTGCCGTTCACATTGCCGACAACGGAGACGCCGTTATGAATGTCCACGTGATAGTGCTCGGAGCCATCAATCGGGGCGCCGGCAACGTCCGCAACCATCACAACCTGAACCTTGCTTTCAACCGCGAGCAGGTTCAGCAGGTCGCCAAGGCGCGTTCTCGCATCGCCACGGATGAATTTGAAAGGTTCATCCAAGAAAAGGACCTTGCGATTCTTGGACAAGAGCAGGCAGCAAGTGCGCAGGGCGAACGCAATCACGTCCACCACGCCGCCGCCAGCGGCTTCCAAGGGCGGAACCTTTTCGCCATTGCGATCGAGCCACATGTCCAGCTCCGCCTGATTACGGCGCGATTCAAATTTCATCTTGAACTGGTATGAGCCGGGGAACACAATGTCAAGCGCCGACTGGACGCAAGAGGTGAAGAACGCGGTAAGATCCGCCTGCAATTCATTGGCGATGGTTTGCACCGTAAGAATTGCCTGCGTGATATGGTCCGAGCGCTTCGTCAGGTCGTCAATGCGCTGACGGGAATCGGCTACGGCCTTGGCAAGCGTTTCGCGCTGCCCTTCGGCCTTCGCCAGCGATATCAATGCGTTACTAAGTTTCATATTGACTTATACGGAAAAAGGGACAAGTTATAGCGGCTTGCCGCAAATCGGGCACGCCTTGCCTTCAAGCGATGCGGACACCTCCGCCAATTCATGTTCAGCGGTGTGAATCGAATTGGAAAGGGTTTCCACCTCGTTTACATAGCGGATTGTTTCTTCAAGATCGCGGATGCATTCGCCAACATACTGACCTCGCTCAATAAGCGCGTTTGCTGCGCTTATACAGCTGTTTTTCTTGGCGAGTCCATTAGTTAGTTGGTCGAGCCCATAAATCGCCGTAGACAGGGTGGAAAGCTCGCTATCGAGCGTGCGGGTGTCAATGCGGGAAAGCGCATCAATCTTCGGTTCGACTGCCTGAACGGCGAACTTGGCGCGTTCCAGCTTGGCCCCGGTATCCTTGATTTCGTCAAGGCGCTGAAGGCTCATCAGGTCCGCATACAAGGCGTCCGTGTTCGGGTAGGAATTGATTTTGGCATCCGCGTTGATGAGGACGCATTTGGTGCGCTGGATTTTTTCATCAAGCTGAGCCAATTCATCCAAGGTGCCCAACGCGGCAATATCGGATTCAAGCCCTTCAACAACGCCACAAACCTTTTCCAGCTCGGCAACCTTTTCTTTGGCGCCGTCAACCCAATCATACTTGGCAAGGTTCTTTTCAGCCTCGGCAAGGCGGGCGGTTTCGTCCTTCAAGGAATTGGCGTTGTCGCGGCTCTTGCCTTTCAATGCCTTTTGATAGGTATCGATTTCTTCAAGGCCGACCAACGAATTCAGGTAGCGGGCAGCTTCGCCCGGGGTGGACGAAAGCAGGAACGGCGGATCCATTTGACGCTGAATGTTGACAGCGCCAATGTTGACGGCGCGTTCAATTTCAACGGGGACGGCGCCCTTCAATGCTTCATAGCGCTCTTCGCCGTTGGCGCCGTAACGGATATAGCCGTTAAACTCCTTCGAGCGAATGCGCGAGATGTTGTCAATCGAAACGGAAACGGGGGCTTGAATTTCGCCCTTCTTGTTCTTTGCCCAATAGGAGGCAAATGCGGTTCCATCCGGCTTGTTTGTCAGCGCCCAAAGCATTGCACGCAAGACTGCCGACTTGCCGGAATCGCTCACGCCTTCAAAAGAGTTGACCGTAGGGGACAACTCAATTTGGGTTTCCTTGTGCGATTGGAAGTTTCGGATGGTTACGTGATGCATTGATTATGCTCCGGCAAAGATGGTGTCGAGTTCGCCTTCGATCTTGGTCTGTTCCGCCTTGGCGCTTGCCAATTCGTTTTGCTTGCTGTTGCGGATCGAGATGAGGGTCGGAATGTCATCCGTGCCGAACTTTGCTTTCAGGTCGGTGAGGATGGTGGCACGCTTGTTTTCCATAATGCCGATGTCAACCTTGATTTGGTCGCGGCGCTTGATTGCGGTTTGAATATCCATTGTAAAACTCCTTTGATTTAATATACGGACTAGTCCGCGTTAAGTGATTCCATAACTTCTGTGAGGACCTGCTGAACGCCTTCGGGAAGGGTAGGCATCTTTTCGGCGAGCGCCTCGGAGAAGGATTTCATTGAAATTGTCCCGGACTGAAGGGTGGCAATGAAGTGCGCCTTCATCCCTTCGACCTGATGCTCGCGCTCAAGGTATTCGGTGGCGACTTTGCCTTGAACCGGAATATCCACGCGCTCGGCGGAAAGATCGAAAGTGTCATAGATGTAGACATGCGGTTGGTAGTCCTTCATGTCAGCAGCCTGAATGTTCAGGCAGCCCGGCGTAATAACGCGGCGGCCATCTTTGGGGCTAGTGTAAATGTAGCCGTGGTGGTAGTCGCCAGTAAGGACAACGCTTGCGGCCGGGCAGGCATCCAACAAATCCTGAGCGATGACGCCTTTCATACCGGGGACCGGCTTCGCTTCTTCATTAGGGAAGGTGAGCTGGTGGGTTGCCCAAGTGTGCATCGCATTTGCCTTCATATAGTTGGACAGCTCCTCGTATTGAGGTTCCGTGCCGAACGGGTATGAGACAAGCCCGGAGGGTTGGTCGATGCCGAGCATCGGATGTTTATGAAGAATGATGCCGATGGAGGAGCGCTCCAGTTCCCGGAAGTTGTGGTAGGGCAGGTCGTGGTTTCCGCAAAGCACGCGGACTTCGCACGGCGCCTTTTCAAATTCCTGAAGCACGAGGTTCACCGCCTCGGTGGAGACGCGGCTAGTGTCGAACAGGTCGCCGAGAATCCAAATCGATTCAACTTTCTTGGCGCGGGCAATTTCCCACACCGATTCAATATCGCGCCGTTGGGTTTCAATCCAATCTTCATCGGCGCGGCAAAGCGGACGCGATCCGCTTATGTGCCAGTCTGCTGTAAGTAATACTCTCATAGGCCTTAATATACGGACAAGTTGTCGTTATTTCTTCTTGGTTTTGGTGAGCTGCTTTTTGAGCATCTCAATCATCTTCACGCGGTTGTGGTTTTTCTCTTCGCTGTTCTTGCCATCCATCTCATAGAGGTTCAGGCGCAGCATTAAAATATCCAGTTGCGTGTCGTGCAATTCGGTGGCGCGTTGCGCGACCTCCGCCAGCAAGCCCCGGAAGATGACAAGGATGGAAGGACTAATGGTTTCCTTCGGCAACGCATTAGGGATAATGTCATTGAGCAGGGCCGGCGTATCAACTGACCACTCCATTTTTTGCGGTATACGCATTGTGAGTGTTTTTGCCATATTTCTTTCCTTATATCGGTTAGTCGGTGATCAAATGGAAACCGCTTATGAAGCGATTCCACTTCTTATCGTTTTTGATTGCACGGGCATCCGAAGAATTTTTCCCGCTGAACTTTTCATATGCACGGAGGTATTCTTCTCGGAAGGCTTCTTCGCCTTCTACAATTTTATAAGGTTCGCCGTTGTAATAGGCGATCTTTGCGTGCTTCTCCGCGATCTCCGCAGACGGGAATTTATTGGGGAGATAGCCTATCTCGTAGATGACGTAGTAATTTGCCATATTTCTTTCCTTGAACCGGGACCGCTGGATCGCCGCCCCGCCACTATAATATACATTCGTTGTTTGAAAAAGACACCCCGTATTTCGAAATCAAATATGGCGATTTTAGCGAAATTTCGCGGATTTCAAAAAAAGTGGACTTTTTCTCAGAAAAGGGGTGTCTTTTTCAGTAGACGTTTCTATATTATTGTCATACGGCACAGGTAGCGCCGGAACAAGGAAAGAAAAATGCAGTTTGAAACCACAAAGACACTCGTTCGCACCGACAAGAACGGAACCAAGATTTATAATGTCATCCGCCCGTGCTACCGCTGTGGCGGCCGCGGGATCCTCAACTGCTATATGCATGTTGAAGCGGGCACCTGCTTCGCCTGCAACGGAACCGGCCGCGAAGAAGCCACCGAGAAGGAATACACTGAAGAATACCTCGAACGCAAGGCCGCACGCGCCAAGGCAAAAGAGGACGCCCGCAAGGCCGCGTGGAATGTGACCGATGCGCTGGCGAAACTCGGTTACGGCGAATACATCGGCATCGTCACGGATATGAATGGCACGCGCAACTACGGCGACAACTTTGAATGGCTGGTCCGCGATGGCAAGTGCAAGTATGAAAAGGGCTGCTCGGGCCTGCTTTCCCCGGATGTGACCCGCAGCGAAATCACCTTCGCCCTGATGCCTGCCACCGAGAAGTTCCTCATCGTGCCGGTGCATTGGTCCGAATTGCTCGAAGCCGACTATGAAAATTGCCGCCTGAGCTGGAAGGATGGCGCCGCCAAGGTCGCCCTCAAGAATCACACCTACAACTTCCCGCAGGCGAAATTCGAGTCCGCATTCGTTGGCGCCGAAGGCGATAAGATCGAAATCAACGTGAAGCTCCGCCGCGTCACCGGTTTCGAATCCACATTTGGCTACACCAATGTTTACACCTTCGAAGATGCCGCACACAACCTGATCGTGTGGAAGACCGGGAAGGGCCTTGACTTGGAAGCTGGCGCCTACGCCCGCATCACCGGAACGATCAAGGAACATTCCGAGTTCCGTGGCGAAAAGCAAACCGTTCTCACCCGCTGCAAGGTCATTGCCGCATAAGGAGGTCATCATGAACAAGCCCGTTTATTTCGAAGAATACAAGAGCCCGGCATATTGGGCACAGCAGCGCAAGGGTCACCCCGTCCGCGATCGCCTGCTCGCCCTTGCCGCCTTGGCGCTGGTTATTGGCGGCGATATGCTCACCTCTATGATTTGCGGAGGTTAATATGACCGGACACGCAATTTTACTCATAACGGTGTTTATGCCGGTTATCGCATACATCGTAATCTATTTCTTGGAACGCAGGGTCGGAACCGCCCCGCTCCGTGCCCATCGGCGCACCTTCTTATGGCTCATCAAAAATTTGTCCGCGTCTTACGGCATTGGCGTATTGCTGGTGCTTGGCTACAAGCTGGCGGAAATTCTCATCGGATAGGAGGCACAAATGACTTCGGAACAGTGGTATGCACCCGCGCATCAGCGCATCGCCGAAATCAAGGCAAAAGGCCGCGACCCGTATTGGCGTGCCAAGGACTTGATCCGTGCCGCACACCTCACGGATGGCAAGGTGAAAATCAACCTCAAGAATCTGTATGACAAAACAGACGTCCTCCCGCTCACGCTGGAAGAAAACAGTTGGGGCGATTTTGAACTGCGCTACGGCAACGGAGTGCTTTGCGCCAAACTCCAACGCGCCACCCACGAAAAGGCGGCGGAGCAGCTGACCCGCGAACTGCTTGCAATGAGCGCCAACATGGACCTGACTTGGAAGCAATACAACATTGACACCGCCCGCGCTCGCGGATATGACGTATAAGGAGGCAGTATGGCAACCCTTTATGAAAAAGAATTCACGGCACAGGTCGCCCGTTTGATCGCGGCCGGATATACTATAGCGGTCCATCCTATGGGCGGAAGTCAAGGCGAAATCGCCAAGGTCTGTTTCGAAAAGGATGGCAAGTATTACGCCCTGTATTTGACCAACGAATTTAACGATGATGGCGCAACGCCGGAAAAGCCCGGAGATGCCGTCCACATGATTTTTGGATCCGCAGCCGGAGATTACGGGGCGCCCCAGTCAATCATGTGGCTGAAAAACCTATTTGAAATTGAACGCCGCACCTTTCACATAATCGGCGGCTATAACAAAAAGAACGCGTTTATCACGGAAGATAAAGACGCGGCTTGGAAGGCAGCACAAGAACACGAGGTAGCGATATGCCGGTAAAGACACTAGCAATGCGTAGGCTCAACGGCCAAAAGCGCTCATTCTATTGCGATGATGGAATCCATCACTGTAACATCGACTTCTACCCCGCCGAGCTGGTCGAAAAAATCATTACGGATCTCGCCGATCAGGTTCTCGAGGGCCGCAAGAAGTGGAATTCCTTGTTTGACCAATTTAAGGCGAAGCGCAAGGAACTCCGGGACGATCGCCACACAGCCATCGCCGAACTCCACGCGCTTCAAGACAAAATGTGCGAGGACGTGTTCTATGGGGTTACGCCGAGCCACATTGCGTGCCCGCCGTTGAGAAACGCGGCATACATCACCAACAAGACACGCCGAAACTATTTTCTCGCCCTGGCGCGTGCCGCCGAAACCGGTCGCCGCTTTTGGGCAAAAGAAGGCATCTTTGCGTTGCGCGAAGGCCGCAAGAAGGATTCGGAAAAGGCCTACAAGATGGAACTGCGCCGTAGCCGTCAGGTTCGCGTGTTCACGGAAAAGGCGATGGAGGTCAAAATCTAATGTATTGCGATTACGTTTTCATAAAGGCTAGACGCGCCCTTCGCGAACTCTGTGACCGCGAGGCGTGGGAGAACCTGAAAAAGCGGGCCGCCAAATGCACCGTGAGCCTTCCCAAAGGACCGGAATGCAAGGCGCCTGAAGAACATGGCTATCCGGTATACTTTGTGGATTATGTGGGTTGCATACTCGCGCCGAATCCACAACCGCTTACGAATCCGGACCAACTAATAGGGTGGGAACGCAAATGACTGATGAAGAATTCCAAAAGGCGCCGGACTGGTCTTACTGGACCCCGAAGCGCATCCTCAAGAAGAAGTGCGATTGCCCGGACTTCTGTGAACGGCGCGTGGTAGGATGCGGCTATGATGGCAGCAAGCTGTATCTGTGCAAGAACTGCGGCCAAATTTATGAACTGAAAGAGCTCCGCACGATCCGCTTGCAGCCTACCCCGGCGGTTGCCGCAAAACTGAGACAATGCGAAAGGAGGATAAAATGAGCGCGTATCCTAAACAAACAATCATGATTTGCACGAAATGCGGATTGACCGAGCCGCAAACCAAACAGAACGAAACCGGCTATTGCAGCCGCTGCGATGCCTTTCATATGGTCGCGAAGGCTGGAAAGCGCGTCTATTTGACGGCGGATGAGATCCAAATCATCAAGAAGGCGATGGACGCCTATTTCGACCACTGCGGCGAAGTCATTGCGGACTACAAGGAAAGCGAAACCCTGGAGATGCAGCATACGGACTTTGAAACGGAGAACTATCATGAAGCATTCCACGATCGGGATGTAATCCGGCTCTCGTTGACGCGCAAGCTCAAATAATATATTTTTGAAGAAACTAAGGAGGCATCATGTCCCGCATAAAACTCATTAAAAATGAAGCAAATACCCCAATATCTGCAGCGGATGTCACTGCCGCGAATGCCGAAGACTTTGTCGGCCAAGTGTTTCACCTGAGGAGTGATTCCTCCTACACAGCATCTATCATTGGCACCGGCAAAACATTCAAGGGCGAGGATGTTCTCCTCCTTGATAATGGCAAAGCGGTTCCGGTCGCCAATTTCCAAAAGGCTTACATGTCCGATGCGGATCTTCAGCAACGCCGAGATGTCAGCCAGCATGTAAATGACTGCGTGACCGCCATCATTAAAAAATACCGCACCGAAGCACAAAAATTAAAAATGAGTCCCGGCCCCCTTACCGGTGGCGATAGTAAATGGCGACATGAAACCACATTCACCATTAAATACCCGGACGCCGGCGAAATCTCCGTAATGGGCGCCCGCGGCTACGGGATTGACGGGACAATCAAAATCGGGCAGTCTAAAACGGAAATTCGCGCAACGGATCTTCGCGTAGACCGCAACACCCCCGAAGAATTGGCGGAGTGGGTCTATTCGAAATATCCTCTTGACGCCATTGTCGCGGGATACGGCGCATAAACAGCGATTTAAGGCGATAAAAGAAGGCGGGCATATAAATGCTCGCCTTTCGTATTTGAAGCGCTTATAAGCGCGTTATTGCGCAATTATAGTGATTGTCCGCCTAGACAACCCAATATGTGAATCGGGCGCCACGCGTAGTATAAACGGACTCCTTCGCAACAACCAATCGCTTATCATCCGTCAATGCGGAAATGACCATACTACCAACCGGAATGTCCTGCCCGGTGGTCGTGAACGTTTGCTTCTTGGCCCACAGCGCCGCAAGGTCATTGTAGTTCTTTACCAAGTTGCGCATGATGCCAGCGGATCGAAGATTGGGCCGCCCGCCTTCAAGAACCACATTCGGCGCCTCATGTCCGCCATACGTGGTTGACCCCGGTTCGGACAATGTGTATCCTACTGAAACCGGGCGGCTGTATGTTGCCTGAAATCCCGACAGCACCTCGATCGGCTGCTGCTTGTAAAGGCGATTCAGGAACATCACCTTCAAATTCGTAAAGTCAACAAACGCGGGAGAACTGCCCATATTCGCAAGCGCCAAAACCATATCGGCGTCCGAATGCGTCATATTCAAAAGCGACATTTCGGCGGACAGCATATCGGCGCCGTCAATTTCAAATCCATAATTCGCAATCATGTCCGCAATGGGCGTGTCGCGGAAACTGGTCGGATGGACCTTGTCAAATTCAGGGCAGGCGGAATCAACGGCGCCGACATTGTAGAGCAGGGCGCCGTTCGCATCAACGGAAACATCCATACCGGAAAGGACGCCTTCGAACTCCTTATCGCCAGCTTGAAGTTTCACCTTCTCACAAGAGGTGTAACTATCGGCCTTGCAGGTAAAGCGATAGAACGGATATTCGGACAGCGCCTCGCGGACAATGAGGTTCTCCGGCGGTTCCGATGCGATTGAAATGCTTATGTTCATATATGGAAGTCCTCATCCATATCCACGAGCTCGCGGTTCAGCGTAGGATGATCCGGGGTCGGATAGGCGCGACCCGCCACAAGCATCCAGGGCGAATCAATGCCGGTTGCGACCATATCGAGTTTCATATACTCGGTAGTGCCGAATATCTTGTCCGGGCGGTATTCCGTATTGCGTGTGATGACAACGGGGCGCCCTTGCTGAACCTTCTTGACGTGGAGGTCGCTGTTCGTGGTGAGCAGCATTTGAATGTTCTTAGATTCCAAATTTACGCCGGGCATAAAACCTCCTACCACAATTTCTTCGCTGCGCTCAAATAGTTGGACGGGACTGTTTCAAGAGAGGTGCTGCTGTCCTGAGCCGCACCGGCCTCTTCATTCGAGAAGTTAGCAAGCAGGCCGCCAAGCGGGTTTTCCATTTGAATTGAAATGGCACATTTGGTCGGATAGAATCCGGACTTGTCTGCCACAAAGGCGCCCGGAGTTATCGACATGCTGGACGGCATATACGAGATGTTTGCGTGAAGGACCGGTTGCCCATCCACTATCAATGTCGGCGAAGCCTTGGCGCCCATTCCTGCCCACTGGTTTTGAATTGCCAGCGGGGTATTCGAATAATACTGAATGGCCGCCGTATTGAACACGCTGCCGCCAAGATAGCGGTCGCGTGCGGCAAAATACGCTTTCTCCTCATTGGATCCGGCTTCAACATCTTCATTCGTGGTCGCAATGGTAAGAGCATCGCCCACATCGGAAAACGAGTGCATCACCATACCCTTGATGGCTGCCTGCACCGGATCCGAGTTCGTGAATGAATTCTTGGCGGGGTGGTAGACGGCGCACGAGGTAGCCTCGGACACCGACTGGCGCCAGCCGTATTCCTTTGCGATACTGGACACATTCGAGATGAACGCTGCATACTGCTTGGCGTCCTCGAAATACACATCGCCGGACAAGGTCATGCTCATAGATGAAATTTCATCATAAGTCACGCCGGGAACCGGCTTGGAGTCACTCATGCGCAAGCCCTTGCGGATTTGCTCGATCTGAGTATTCATGTTCACCAAAGTGGAGAACAACTGAGATACGGCGCCGGTAGGACTTTGTGTCTTGAAATTCGGAAGGGCGAGTTTTTGCATCTCAGGGATATTCGTGACATAGATGGGAATATCCAAATACTTAATGCAATTCTTGCGGGCAGCGGCACGGAATGATCTTGATTCTACTGCATCAGGCATAACTACCTCCACTCATCTACGTTGCGGTTGCTTGCGCCGACCGGGACAACTCCAACGGACTGCTCGGTGGCGCGAACCGGAAGATTGCGTTGGCGTTCTTCTTCCCTGACCCTTGCCTGAGCCTGAGCCTGAACGGCTTCATGGGTCGGGGCTTCGTGGGTGATGCCGGACGCTGTGCCGGGGATCTTTTCAACAGAATACGATGCCGGCTCATTCATCCGAACGGGTCCACTCAGTTTGGCCGCACTCAAAATACCGCCGTCCGAGCTGGTCACCTTGACAGACTTCGCACGCTGCTTTTCTTCTTCAACACGGGCATCCTGATATGCGGTAAACCACTCGGCGCGAGACTTGCCGGTGGCATCAATAACTTCTTTATTGGACTGTTCATAACGCTCGCGGAGGTCGTTGTCCGTGAAGCGAATGGCATCGGAGATTTGAGAGCCCAAGAAGATGAGCTTTGCGGTCAACTCATTGCCGAGAGTAATAGCCACGGCAGGGAGCGCCGTAGCCAATTCAATCAAGGCGCCACCGGTCTGTTCAATGACCGGGAACATTTCCTTGAACTTCTCCATCACCTTGCCAATGATAACAAGGGCAGGCGGGGCGATCGCCATATTCATAGTGTTGGCGGATCCGATGTTCTTCTTTTCCTCGTCCGAAACAAGGGAGCCTTCTTGCTTTTGGGTAAAGGCCTCCTTAACGGTTTGCTCCTCTTCCCTAAGGGCGCCCGCCTTTTTATCAACAGTGGCGTTCTCAATGTAGGCAAGTTGGGCGTTGGCGGTTTCTTTCGCCTTCATCGCCGCACTTGCATCCCCGGTGCCTTCGGCGTATTCTACAAGGCCTTGGGTGTCCTTCGCCACAGCCACCGCATACTCATCGCCAGCCTTGGACACTTCGGCATCGGCAGCCAAATTCTTTTCGGCAACCTCGGCTTCAACCTTGGACACCTTTTCTTTTTGGATAGCGTCCTTTGTAGAAGCATCCAAGATGAGACCGGAGTTCTTCTCGGTTCCCTCACGGATCGCGGATGCAATGTCGCCGAGCGGAGCAGCCAACGGGGCAGCGCCACCACGTTCAGCGCGTTCGCCACGGGCGGGTGTTTCTTCATTGCCTTCTTTGACCGCCTTGATCTTGGCAGTGCCTTCGTCAGCAACAGCGCGTTGATTTGCCTTTGCGGCCTTCAATGCGGCGTCCGCTTTCTCGGTAGTATCGAGAGTCTTGTCGCCCGCCATCATCTTTTGAAGGGCGCGACCTTCCATCTCGGTTGCATTTTGAATTGCTTGCCCGTGTGCCTGCTTTGCGGTCTCAAGCCCCTTGTCCGCTGCCGCGAATTTGTCTTCGCGGGCTTCGGCGGCCTTCGCGGTTATATCCTCATAACGGGCATCGGAAATTGTGGCGATGTCCTTTTTGGTCTGTTCGCTTGCCTTGACAAAATTCTCGACAACGCCTTGGAAACCTTTTCCACCAATGGCGCCGATAAGTCCAAGCCAATTCTTTTGACGCTCGCCAGCTTGGCGATCCCCAACCGAGTTTAACTTCTCAGCACGGCGATTTGCGGCTTCAACGCGTTTACGATAGGCTGCACCCTCTTTCGCCTCCTTTTCGGCGAGTTTGAGCGAATTAGCCTCGGTTTCGTTGAGTGCCTTGAAGATGCGGGCGGTTTCTTTAAGATCCGCCTGATATTGGCGGAAAAGACCATCAATAGCCTGATTGCGTTTTTCGGAAGCGGTCAACTCCTTCTTGGAAGTATTCGTGCGCTCCTGCATTGATTTGGTGATGGCTTCGGTTAACTTTTTAAGCGAATCGGGAAGAGAGGAGTCCTCACTCCCGGCGGACTTATTTCCGCCCAATGCCTTCAACAAAAGAGAGCTAATATCTTCCGCCATAGAAACACCTTAAATGCCCGTAAAATCTAATACAAATCTACATAATTAGGCGGCGCCAAACACCGCCGCCTATTTACGCTTCGCATCCCTTTGACGGATCATTTCCTCGCGTGCACTGAGAAAATCCAATATCTCCGCAAGGCATTGATCCTCGTCAAGGTTATAGCCTAAAATTAGTTTTATATTGGCCAAGCGCTTCCGTGTCAAGAAACGGGACATACTGAGTGACCTCCAGGGCACTCAGCGGCACTCGATAAGTTTTCTTGCACTTGGGGCATTCAACCTGTTTGTAAGTGTCCGTGATTGCAAAATACTTGGACACCGTTTTGAGCATAAGCGCAATCAAAGAGAAGTCCGTAATACTGCCAAGGATTTCGTAGATCTTGTCCGGATCCGTTTCCTCATCAATCTTCGTTACATACTGCGCAATACTGGCGATCAGGTTTTCGCCCTTCGGGTCGCGCTCCTTAAATTTCTCCATCGATTCAACCGTGGCGAAACCAAGAGTGTAGGTATGCGTTTCATCCGCAATGGTGAGCGGATACGGAGCATCCTTTTCAAGAACCGTAACCGGCGGGAAGTCGTGGCGGGTCAACCCCATCGTGCGCTTGTCATTACAATACGGACAAGTCACGTCCACGCGCCAAGAGCGGTCCTTCTCTGTGTTGAATGCCAACACGGCAATCAAGAAACGCAGGTCCTTCGGGACAAGAAGCGAAGTGTCAATCTCATCGGTCAACTCGCCCATCAGGTCGCGGATCTCGCGGTCGGTCGGACGAGAGCCCAACTTCAGTGCCTGATTGATGGTGAGTGCCTTGAGTTTGAAACGTTTGAAAGGATATGGACGAAATCCAGTGGGGAGTTCATTGATTGGTATATAGATCATATTTATATTAACCTCAATACCAAAGATACGGGCAACATAGTCGCGGACGAAAAACTCACATTGTTCGGTGGGGTATAGGACGCAAGATAGAAATCATGCGAGTCCAAACCGGCATCATCCAAAAGGCCATCGACATCGGCGGACGGATTTGCAAAAGGCATCTCCGAGACATCGCCCCATTCAACCTTGATGGGGTAACGCTGATCGATATAACCGGGATGAACTGTTGCCGCATACAGATGGCGGAGGAGCGAGTCCTGCTTTTTCGTGACGTGCGCCGAGATCGTAATCTCGGGGGTATGCATTTGGCCGTTTTCCATCAGGAAAGCGTTGGCGCCATTTATGCTTTCTACCAATAAGGAATTAGGCCCCCCGTCATAGGGGGCCGGTAATTTCACGAAAACATCAAAGTTCCCGTTATCGAGATATTGCGTCTCAATTACAGATTCCAAGATGTTTTTTGCCATTCATTAAGCCTCGAACGGCTTATGCCAGCCGTGAGCATACAGGGTGAGCTGCGTGCCTACGATTTCGGCATTGTTGCCGGAAGTGAACGTGCCGGGTTGGACACCCTTGATTTGGACGCCATCCAAGATGATGATGTTGTCCGCGTCAGCCTTACCATCATTCCCAAGTTCGAGGAGCGTGATGCCGGAGAACGTGTAAACACTCTTCGGGGCGATATCGCGCTTGTCGAAGTAGCCGGCGCCCTTATTCTGCGCCTTGATAAGCGCATTTTCAACCGCACGGCTCATAGGTTCGAGGATCGTGATTTGCAAGCTGTCAATCACGCGGGACTGCCAAGCAGCCTGACTGATAGGAATGCCCTTGATGTTCGCCTGAGCATAAGTCGTTTCGGAGTTGAACGAATAATCGCTGGTGCACGCATAGCTCATGTGCTTTGCGATACCAACGTCACCGCCCAACAGATCCACGAACTTCTTGCAGGTCGCGAAATCAATACGCCAGTTCGAACTGACGGCGTAGTCCTTCTCGCTGAAGTCCTCGCCGAGCAATTCGTTGAAGGTTACGTTTGCAATGTCTGCCATAATTATGCATCCTCCGCCAAGCTGATTTCAAGTGACTGCGTCTGCGGGTAGGCGGTAACGTAGATGTCCACGTAACGGCCAACGCCCTTGAAGCGCACCGGGAAGTCGAAGCGCATAACCTTGTCACCGATAATGTTCTTGTCGGCGTTCGGCTTGCCTTCTTCAATGTAGTTGCGTTCCTTGAAGGTCTTGTTCAGGCTCTTCAAAACGCGGACGCCTTCGTTGATGGTCGGCACATCATTGTATTCCGCAACGAACGGACGCATTGACTGGTAGATCATGTATTTCATCCAGCAATACGAAAGAATGACGTGCGTGTCGGAAAGAGCCGTGTCCGTGAGCTGGGAGGTGGTTTCTTCCCAAAGATAGAAGCCGCCTTCATTGATACACGGATTGAGCTTGTAGGTCTGTGCAAGAACCTTGCGCTGCGGTCCGGTGTATTCTTCGGACAACTCTTCGCACTGGATTTGACCATAAGAAAGACCCATCGGAGGACGAGCCTCGTTGCCGTTCTTATAGTTGTTGTTGAGGCAAAGAGTAACCAATGCCGCAAAGGTCATCCACATGCGGCGGCCAGCAACAGTCTTGCGGCCATACTGCGGGAAGTCCGCAATGAAGCGGTTGCCGTGGCGGCCGCCCAAGTTCGAGAATACCGCGAGAGATGCAGCCTTGCCGATGTTGGTCACGCCAAGGGTCGTTTCGCTAGCGGCTTCAATCACGCCCAAGAAGTCCGGCACGTTCATCACGTCACCGAGGTTTGCCGTAACCACGCAGCGATGCTTAGTCAGGTTGTCCCCGGCGATTTGGCGAAGAGCCAACGCATAAGCGTAAGACTTCTGCCCCGGAACGATCGCATTGGATTCCAAGTCGCCAGTGCCATCGAAATACTGCGGGGTCTTAATGAAAAGACTCGGCTCGGCGGGTTCATCCTCGCCAGCAATGATCGCGGCATCGACATCGCTTTGGAAGTCAATCTCATAATCGTCAAACACTTCACTGGTGCGGGACACGAGGTAGTTCGAAGAAGCAAGGACAGAGTCAAGCTGCATCGAAACATAGGAGCCATCATAGTCATCGTAGTTGAAGCTGGCGATGTAGGTTTCCTTCAAGTAGGCGGAGTAGCAAGATGCCCACACGGCATTTTCTTCGCCCATATACATGTAGTTCTTGCGGTTTTCGAGGTAAAGACCCGTTGCAATCGCAAATTCCACAGTTGCCATTTCGCCGTCCGCATCCGGGGTGACGGAGACCGAGCCGCAACCATAGTTGAGGTAAGCGGTGCGAGCCTTGCCTTCTTCCGGAACGCCCTGGGCGCTTGCGGAGATCGAGATGGAGATCGAAAGGTTAAAGCAGTTGAATGCGCCGGCGGCAACCGTAAAGGTGCCATCGCCATTCGACTTGAAAGAGGTAAGGACCGGTTCGCCCTTCGAATCCTTCGCAGCAAGGACAGCGTCTTCGATAGCCTTATACACGGATCCGCCGGTATACGGCGCCGTGCCCTTGCAGCCATTCACAAAGGCGGTCACAAGGTTGGTTGTGCCAGTCGAGGAGCCTTCGCCCGAAGAACCGGAATCAAAGGACAACTCATAGCCATCCAAATGAAGCATGTCGGAGTCGCCGGATTCGCCACCGCCCAAAACAGGATCAAGACTCGGAGTCAAACCCAAGACCCCGGGCATATCCTTGTCAATGTGGCGGGCGCCAGCAAAGTCAAACACCTGAAGCTGGAAGGCGCGATGTTCATCCGCATAAGCGGACTTGGTAGCAGGTTCACTGAAGCGGAGGACGATGTTCGAATAGTTGGCGGGGTCGTTGCCCTGACCAATAACCTTCGAACAATAGTTACCTTCACCCTTGAAGAAGAGCAACGCGGTGTTCTTGTCCGCCGGGGTGGCAATGGCATTCGAGTTGGCGTTCGGATCGATGAACAGCTTTCCACGAATGCCCTTTTCCGGATCGGCGCCCTGAATGCTTACGCGCATACAGCCGAAAACCTGGTCGCCCGGTTCAATGCTCGGATCCTTTGCACGGGAAATCACGAGAGGCACATTGTGCTGTGCCAAGAAGTAGGCTTCCATGTTTGCCTGACCATACTTATCGAAAGCAGGGTTGCCAAACACCTTCACAAAATCATCTGCACTCGTGATAAATACCGGCTTGTTGCAAAGGCCGCGTTCCGCTTCCATCGCAACGGCAGCCTTGAACCCATCCGCAGAAGCGGGGCGCTGGGACTTATCAACGAGAATTACGTCAGTTCCGGCGGAATCATTAACCATTTTTCTTACCTCATAAGGTTGAAAAGTTGGGGCAAAATTGGATTACTTCGCCTTGATCGTTTGGCTTGCGATGATCGCGCTCACACCGGGGCTAGCACGATGAGAACCGGTCATACCACGATGAAGGTTGTCCAAAAGCGATTCAAAGGCATCCGGAGAAGTTGCCTTCTTAGGATCACCCTTCGGGGCGGGAGTGCCAAGAGCTTCAATCACGGCGCGAGCCTTGCGGGCACCGAAGCGAAGAGTCATCAGGGCTTCAGCCTTGTCGTTGCCGTAAGCGTCACGGACGGAAGCAACCGCCTGAGCGAACTTTTCATCGGACATCGCAAGGGCAAGGCCATCAGCGCTCTTCATGAACGAAAGGCGGCGAGCCATATTGGCGTCCGGGGTAGCGGCTTCAATGTCGCCAACCCAAGAGTCAACGTCCTTCGGTTCCGGCTTGTCAGCATCATCAAGAACGCCAACCACAGCCTTGTCGATGAACTGGAGCAATTCTTCCACGCCGAAGATTTCGGACGGAAGGACCACCACCACGCAGTCGCCATCATCGCAAGTTTCGAAACCGGAGCCGTAGTAGTCATCACCGCCAGGGATCGATTCGCAAATCTTGGAAAGGGTTTCGCTCTTGGCGCCCTTAATGCGAATAGTGCGATCTTCGCGCTTGATGGTGCAACCGGTGCCGGTAAGCGCCGTCATTGCTTCTTCAATGCGGGCATCGATCAGGTCTTCAGCCTTGCGGAAGTTAGAGCCGGTGGTCTTGTTCAGGTTGGCAACATACTTGTCGGGGTCTTCAACTTCAACAGCCTTGCCATCCTTGTTGACCATATACTTTTTTCCGTCCTTTTCGATGGAGGCCACAGTGTTGTTGCCATCCTTGTAAACGGATTCGCTTTTCTGTGCGCTAGCCGGAGCGGCATCACGGGCGCCAGTAAAGTCAATGGTAACACGTAAGATTCATCCGCCCTGGAAGTGGAGGAAACCTTCACGCCGCAACCGATGGCTTCTTCCAAGCGGGTGCAAATCGCCATAGCATCGCGGGCGCTGGTAGCGTGTTCTGTTACGGCCACATGCCCACGGACGAAGTCCTGCTCATACAGCCAGTTGTCGGGGTTTTGCGTGGGCCTTCCAAATACGGTGGAGATGCCTTCGCAGATTTTTTGACTCAATTCGATACGGGTCATGATGATCTCCTAATGTCTAATGGAAATATAAGAAAAAATCCCCAAGGAGAACACCTCGGGGTTTTGTAAAAACGAGGCCTACGCTTCAGCGGGCGCCGGAGGAAGTTGGTCATCCTCGCCGCCCACGGGGTTCGGCGTTGCGTCAGGTGAAGTGGGCTCTTCATTGTAGATGGCGGACACTTCCGAACTCAAGGAGTCCGAGGGTGCGCCAGCTTCTTCTTCCGAGCCGCCTTCTTCGCCGCCGGCGAGTTCCTTGATGGCATCGCCGAGCATCGAAATCGCCTTCATCGTATCTTCGTTCTTTTGGTAGGACATCGACTTGCCCATCGAATAGAGCGAGATGGAAGCCTTTTCAACACAAGACTGCATTGTGGCGATTGCGTTGTTGAGGGCGAGAATGTCGCCTTCGCAATCTTCCACCATAACAGAGTTGGTGTCGTAAAGCGCCTTCACGGCTGCATTTGCCTTGTTAGCAAATGCTTCCAGGGACTTCTTCAGGCACATTGCCGGGGCAGGGGCAGCACCTAAAGTGGATGCGCTTTCCTTGGACGGCTTGGGATCCTTCGGAAGAGGCGGATTTTCCGGAGTGCGGACTTCCATAGCGGAGTAGAGTTCTTTGTTTTCCTTTGCTGCGGCGCCGAGTTCGGCAGCTTCTTCTTCGGAGATGAAGTTGTCTTGGACAAGGCTTGCGGCCCAATCGTAGACGTCTTCCAGCTTAGGCTTATCGGTTCTACCGCTGATGGCGAACCAAGTGGGGAAATCGGCAAAGTAGTGCCTGATTGCGTTTTCGGTCATTTTGGTTTTCCTCCATTAGTCTTCGGCCGCATCAAGCACGGTCATAAGGGAATTGACTTCGTCATCGGCTTCATTGACGAGGCCGAGAACGTTGCTGACAAAACCACGGATCTTGTCGGCGATGTTAGTGAACCAATCCGCCAGCTTGGAGAAGATGCCTTCGCGGAGCTTGGCTTCGCCGAGGGTATCCGGAAGCGGGATTGCCTTGAGATCTTCAGGATCAGCAGCGGCAACGGTGGTCTTCACAGTTTGCTTGATCGTTTCAGCATCCTTCTGTGCCTCATCGAACATATCCTTCATTTCGAGGAGGATGGCGTTGAGGTCGGAGCTGACGATCGCATCGGCTGCCTTGACAGCGTCAATAGCCTTTTCCAGCTGAGGGCGCATCTTCACAATGAATTCGGCAACAGCCTTGCTCTTCTGAGAATTGGTGATGGTGGTTGCGGAGTAGAGGCCGGTAGTGACATCGTCACCGGTAAGGCCATACTTTTCCATTTCCGCCTTGGAAACTTCGATGTTGTGAATGCCATCTTCAAGCACGCGCTTCGCATTGGAAGCATACTTGGAAGTAAGCGTGTTCACCATACCGTTGAGCTTCTCGTCATAGATTGCCTTACGGACAAGGAACACAGCGCTGCGGGCGCCCTTAAAGATGCTTTCCTTGTCGGCGTCAGCCTTGGCAAGGGGGCTGTGGATGCGGTTGAGCGAAGCACGCATATCGGCAGGCTCAATCTCCATTTCCTTCGCGAGTGCTTCTTTGGCATCCGCGATCTTCTGTGCAAGGTCTTCGGATACTTCGGCGGACGCGAGGGCTTCTTCGCAGCGGGCGATAAATGCCTTGTCGTCATCGAGATAGTAACCGAAATTGGTCATCTTCGCAAGGGATCCCTTGCGCTTCACGGTGCCGGTAGAACGGGCGCCTGCTTCATTGTGTGGATTCATGATTTATCTCCTATAGGGTTTCTTCAATGAAAAATAATAACATTGTATCGGGAAGGGCACATACCTTGCGCATAAACGCTTGTTTTAAGGCGTTAAATAGAAAAGGCGCCCAAATACTCGCGGAGAGAATTTGAGCGCCGTAGACGCGCAGTATGCGCAGTTATTTAGATGTCCCACGGACCATCGGAGATATCATCCGGATAGGTGTGAGCATACGCGCACGATGCGGGTTCAAGCCTGCCGAGAATAGCGTTAAGGTTAGTCTCGCCTTCTTGAACGATGGTGTCGGCAATGCGGTGGACAACTTCGGTGAGCGGCACGCGGCCGGTCATCTCGTTGTGGACCTTGTCGATCAGCTCTTTTTGTGTCATGTTTTCTCCTTTGCTAGAATATGACCTTCAAATATACGGAATACAAAAAAGGCCCCCGCCGCAGCGGGGAACCTTCTCGTCAAGGAAAGAAACCTTGATTAGCCCTGAGAGCCAGCGGAGCTGTTGCCACCCACCGCGTTGGTGAGAGCGACAACTGCGTCCGGAGTGACCACCGGAGCCTTGGTCAGGACGATGCGAACCACGAACTGCGGGACGACCGTTTCGATGGCCTTCCAAGTTGCGATAGCACGCATGTTCTGGAACGGGTTGTTGGCAACCTTGAGGGTGTCCGTGAGGAACGCCGGCATGTAAGTTGCGTCAACCACGGCAGCTTCATACGGGCTGTTCGGGTTGAGGTAGCAACCGAGGATTTCGTTCGGAGCCACAACAGTGTTCGAACGGATCACAGTGATGCCTTCGTTTTCGAGGGTTCCGAACACATGCGGGCCAATGCCGTTCTGTGCAGGAGCCTGACGGAAGCCGTCAAGAGCAGCGATGTATTCACATGCTGCGTAGCCAGCCACGATCTTGTTGATGCGGCCGCGACCGGTGCGGGTGCCGATGAGCGAAGAGCCAGCGTTGATCGTGAAGAGCAAGCTCTTACGATGCTGGGCTTCAGCGATACCGACCGGGCAGTTGACGCTCCAAGTGAGCGGCTTGCCGTTTGCATTGGCAGCCTTCTTGAGGGCGCCGATGACCTTTTCGGATTCGGCCATAGCGAGGTGGCCGGAAAGGTCGGCAACCATATCGTCTTCAGCGGACTTGCCGAAGCGCTTTTGGAACTGGTAGGACTTGAAGTCGCCCTGGAGTTCCTTCACACCGAAGATGTGAGCGGTCACGAAGGTGGACGTGGTGGCGGATTCGATGGTCGGAACATCCGGAGCCTTTTCGAAGTCCACATCATAAGCGACAGCGCCGCCGATGATTTCCTTGCCCTTGATCTTGCCATCGAAAATGAGGACGAGATCGTTGCCCTGCGGGACGACTTCAGTGTTGATGCCGTTGCCGTAGAAGGCGGGGAGCTGACCCGGACCATCGCAGACACCCTTCAGGTCCACGAAGTCGCCGTCTTCGTTCACGAGGCGGACATCCATCGGAACGTTCCAGCGGGTGTTGCCAATGACGTTGGCGAGCGTGACAGTGCCGTCAACCACCTTGGCGAACTGGCGTTCACTCATGTAGGCGGTCGGAGAGGACACCCAACCCTTCAAGGCACTGAAGGTAATGGCGTCAAAGTTCTTGGCGGAAATGTCTTCGGACGGGAGCTTACCGGCAGAAGAAGCACCTTCGGAACCCGTGGGGGCGCCGCGATGATCGTGCCAAGTTTTCCACATGCCGTTGAACTTGGAGCCCGGTTCGTTGCCATCTTCGTCCATCCAGCCATCGTTCGGAAGAGCGCGAAGGCCTTCGGTAGCGGTGAACGGATAGCCGTGCGTGAACACCTTCTTGAAGTAGATGATGCCCTGGCATTCATCGATGTTCTGCATCGAGGCGAGCTGCGGTGCAACAGTGAGGCCGTAGGTTGCGCTGATCAGGTCCACGGCAATGCTGGGAAGCTTGCCAAGGGAAGCAGCGGAAGAGCCGCCGGACACGAGATCAGATTCGTAACGCTTGTAGGCATCGAGGTTGGAGCCGAGAACAAAACGAGCGTTGTCATCAAGGCCACCCTTGTAGGAATTGGACTTGGCGAGGGCTTCGAACTGTTCGGCATAACGGCGGTCGAAAGATTCAAGCTGGCGAGCGTGCTTGGCAGCGAGAACATTATCGTCCATCTTTTCGGTAGTAGGCTGTGCCATAAGAGTTGTCTCCTTGTAGTGAAAATTGTTTAGCGCTGGAGGCGGGCCTTGATTGCGTTGCGTGCTTCTTCAACAGCAGCTTCTTTCTTCTTGGCTTCTTCAGCTTCCGGGTCGCCGGCAGCCGGTTCTTCACCTTCGCCAACGGTAACAGACGCGAGGACTTCTTCTTCTTCGAGGTTGTCCTTTTCAGCAGTTGCAACAGCAACAGTGATGCCGCCATCCTTCGGATCTTCGCCAACCACGACCTGGATGTTTGCTTCCTTGTCGGTAAACATCACAGTGGCGGTGTCGGCATCGAGATTGATGTCAGCTACTTCTTCACCATCGCCTTCGCCTTCACGCTTCTTGGCCTTCTTGGCAGCAACAAGCGCTTCGGCAGCCTTGCGGGCAGCACGGCGGGCTTTGAGCTTGGCGACCACAGATTCGTTCTGCTTCGCTTCGTTCTTCTTGCCGCTGAACTGCTTAATAATTTTGATACTCATAAGTTTTTGTCTCCTTAAAGAGGTGGTTAACAGTAATATAACTCATTTTGATAACGTGGGCAACACCCCGTTAGCTCAAAATCCGCTCAAGACGAGATTTTGTCCGCTTCGGCTGGAATCCATTTGCTTCGGCAATCTTGAATTCAGGCGTGTGGACAATGTGTTCTTTCGCGATCATGTCAAAGGTGGCGCCTTCATCCAAACGGCGGCGGACATAAGATTCATCCAGTCCGTTTTCATTTGCAAAGCGGGCAATCTTCAAATCTTGGACAAGTTCGGAGTGGTCCTCATTCTTGAAAGCCTTGATGATGGACTTCTCAAGGGCCGGAATGGCGAACTCGAAGTCCTCAAATGTGTAGGACTCACAAATATGAGTGTCCGCCGTTTCCATCTTGGCGCCGGACTTGTCCATCGATTCAACCATATAATCGCGGCCATCAAGGAACAACGGAGCCTTCAATGCTTGGGCAATGCGGAGCAGGGATTCAACAGCGAGCATCTTGCCGCCATCCTTATTCAAGGATTCGGACACAAGGGAAGGCTGTGCTTCAAGGAATCCGGGGTCTTGGACGAAATCAAAGCGTTCAAGGCAATAGGTGTCCGGATCCATAATATCATCGCCGCTTTCGGTTTTTCCCTTATAATCACCAGTGGCGCGGGAGCTCACAAACAAAACAATACCCGCACGAAGGCAGGTAAGCAGGTTGCGCCCCATCGGGGTATCAATGATAACGGATTCGGCTTCGCCGGTTTCCCAATTGATGTTGCGGGTGAAATGCGAGAACTTTCCTTCGCCGATGTCTTCGTCCGTAATTTCAGGTTCGTGGCCAACGCGGCCCACCACTGCATTGCGCTTGAGGCGTGCCATAAAGTTTTCATCATTCTTCACGCCGGTCCAAAGTTCAGGCGGATACCAACGGTGATTGCGGGAGGTGCCGCCGGGACAGAAATGCTTGCCCTTCACAATGGCAAGGATGGCGCCACGGCTGTTGTTGACCTCGTCCTTAAACGCTTCGGAAATCTTAGCGCGATCTTCAATAAGGGTGTAACCTTCAAATGCGATCTCGTCAATAATTTTGCGTTTCATATGTTTGGAACCTCTTTTAATAGTGAATATATGAAAAAAGAGGGGCGATGACAACCCCTCCTTTTCCCATTCAGGACTTTTTTAGTTCGACACATTCTTGTCCATCAAGGCGAATGCTTCGGCGCGTGCAGCGTCATTCTCCGTGAAGATGCCACGCACACAGCTGGTAGTCGTCTTGGAAGTCTGTTCGGAAGCGCCTCGCATAGAGACACAGGAATGGATCCCGCTAATGCGAACAGCAACGGCAACGGCGCCGAGCTTTTCCATAATGGCGTCCGCGATGTTTGCCTGCCAGCCCTCCTGAAGATTCAGGCGGCGGCCATACATCTTGACCATACGGACAATCTTAGAAAGTCCGACCACCTTGTCCTTCGGGATGTAAGCAACATCCACGCGGCAATGCATTGCGGCAAGATGATGGACGCAGTTGGACCACGCATCGGTCGAAACAACCACAATTCCCTGCTCGTAAAGGGACGGGGTGGCTTTGGCATCAAAGTGGCGGTTTTCCGCATCGTCAGCCATATTCGGGCTGTTCACGGGGAACATCTTGTTCAAGAAGTCCGCAGGGTTAGTGCGATAACCTTCAGTCATTTCGGTCCACATCTTGCAAACGCGATGCGGAGTTTCTTTAAGGTTATCATCCAGTTCTTCATTCTCGGAGATGCCAAGCATCTTGCGAATGAGATGTTCTACCATCTTTTCGTCTTCGGCGTTAAAGATGTTTTTGGTGACGGACACCTGTTCGGTGATTTCATATTTGCGTTTCAAAGGGAGTCTCCTATTGTAAGTATACAAATATACGAAAAGCGGCCCCTCCCGAAGGAGGAGCCGGCTCCATTTGAGTGATAGGAACTCTTACTTAGGCTTGACCGGCGAACTATTCCATTCATTCGAGTCAAATACCACGCTGTCCCTGGAAGGCGCCACAACCATCCAAAGAGAGGAGGACTCCTGATAACGGGACTGAGCAGGATCATGCGAAGGCCATTGCGTATACAAGGACTTCAGCCCCGGAACAATGGAAGCATCCACCGTGCCGTAATCGGACCCTACGCGCTGGCACACCGGCTTTCCGGTCTTTTGGGCGCGTTCAACCATTGCGGCGTAAATCTGTTTAAGATCGCCAATCTTACGGGACAAAAGAGTTTCATTGTCGTCCTCGTAAGTGCCAAGCGCCTTCGAGAGATTCTTGCGGTCAATCCAAGAACATTCGCGACCACCTGAATAATCCTTCGCATCCAAGATGAGCGTTGCGAGGAAGCAATCGTCAAACGGAATGAAAGTTCCAGTCGGAGTTTCGGCAGCCTTCGGGGCATCGGAATAGGGCGCATCTGTCTTGGTATCGCGCTTCACGCCTTTGAGATCATAATAATACGGGCGACCCAAATCCTTGCACGCGGAAACATAAAGGCGGTGAAGTTCCGGGGAGACGCTGTAGACGTAATACGGCTTACCGGGGACCTGTTCATAGCCAAGGCCATCCGTGTTGAGAAGCACATTGCGCAGGCCCATATAATGCGAATAGATGCCTTGAAGATCCTTGGCGTAAGCCTGGTTACCCGTGGCGGCGATGCGGCCGACAACTTCAAGGAGACCGGTCGGCTTACCGCCACGAATAAAGGTTGACGCCTCGTTTGTTTTGGAGACAAGATTGATTTTCATTAGTCTTCTCCCAGCGCAATCAAAATGTTTGCGGCAGCGCTGTTGAAATGGCGTTCAAATCCAAGGGCACGTGAAGATTCACGGAGCTGGTCGGCCACTAAGGTCACCGACTTTCCGCCATCCTTGCTCGGGGATTGTAGCTCACCATTGATGAATGCGTGAATCGCCTTTTCGGCCGCATAGCGCAAGGCATCGGAAACGGTTTGCGAATTGAATGGGGCGCCTACCAATGCAGTGCCGGTGTCCCTTGCGGCGCCGTTCTTATCAATAAGAGTCACTTCAAGAAGGATGTCTTCCGGGCGCTGCTCGTAATAAGCGGAAAAGCCGGAGTTGATTTCAAGGGAGCCGGAGTTGCCTTCACGGACATTCTTTTCAACAAGCTTGATCTTTGCCATAATGACCTCTATTTGTAATCCCAATCGGTGATACGCGGGTTGGCGGGGTAAGGTTCAACAAACTGGACCTCTTCATCCGTCTCATACCCATCCTTATTCACAATCACGTATTCGCCATCGCGTTCGCCGGTCGGCTTGAGTTTCAAGCCGTTAAAGTATGCCTTGAATTCGTCCATCGTGGCATCCTCTTTATAATCCGGATCCCAACCAAGGCGGCGAACATAATACTCGGTGGACCAAACAATCGGACTCCAGCCCCACCCCTGATCGATCTTGTGCGAGAAGGTGAGTTTGATTTTCTCGCAAGACGGGGCAGCATCACGCGGTTTCAGTCGGTTGATGTAGCGGGATGCCTTGTCCATAACATCCTGAGCGGCACGGTTGTAGCGAATGTCAATATCAAAATTACTCACGCGCTGCTTAATGCGATTGTAGAAGTCCACGTCCTTCGGGCCGTTATCCAATGCACGGCTCAGCGCATCGAAATACGCGAAGGTCGCACTGGTATTGGCGGTATCGGGGAACGGGGGCAAATCGTATTTGTCGGCGCTCTTCTTCGGAGCAGCCGGAGCGGGAGTTTCGCCAGCCGGGGTTCTACCCAATTCTTTGCAGGCGGCGATGTAATCCTTCTTCAAATCGTCCGTGACCGCCAACGCAGGGAAAGACCCGGAGGTGTCGCGGACGATGCCGGTAGCATTACGCAATGTCGAATAGAGGACCTGAGGACGGGTGAAGAACTGGTGAAGATCCTTCCCGCGGCACTTTCCGCCATTCTTAATGATGAAATCAACCACATCAAAAAGCTTGGTAGGGCGCCCGCCACGAATCAAGGCGGATGCTTCGCTCTTGCTTGACACTAAATGAATTTGCGGCATATAATTCTCGGATAAAAGTTTTCAATAATATACTCTTTTTCCGGAATATCAGGCACCTGACAAATGCTCCAACAATAGGCGCTTCAAGCGTTCTACCGCTTCTTCCAGCGGGGGATCACCCCAAAAGCCAAACCCCTCCTTTGTATGAAGGGCGGATGCATCCCTTATCGGATAGACAAAATCCTTGAATGGGCGGGTGGATGTGAAAAGCGCGTGAATGTCCCTGTCGGACACTTTCTTTGGCGCCGGGAAGAAGGCCAAGAAGGGCCACAATAAACCCTTGGCGCCTGAATGCGAAACTAGGTCGCCGGTATCGGGGACAACCATTCCCTTGCCGGGCGAATACATGTGCTGGCGATGGACAAGATCCGTGGTCTCGCCGACAATTATTGCCTTGCGATAATACTTGGTTCCGAGCAGGTTGTCGCCTGCAAAGTAGATGTATTTTTGCTTGTCCGCCATTAACCTTCCACCGGCATCGGGGTCACAACATACTCTTCGCCGGTTGCCTGCTTGATGGCATCCGACACCGCCTTAGCGGTCGCCAACATGTCGGCATTGTGTTCGGCCCCTTCGACATGATTCAGGGACAACGGCATATTTGCGACCGCCATATACGGCGTCTTATGAATGGAAACTTCGCCGCCAATTCCAACCACGGCGGATTCAATCAAAACACGCGCTTCCGGCGTGATTTCTTCAACGGCGCCGGCATAAGGCGCCGTGATTGCAAACGGGGCGTAATCATGCGGTTTTGCGGCAGTAAGCGCCACTGTAGGCTCGGCAGGCACCTCAACGGTTTCGCCAGTAGTTGCCGTATGCGTTTTTGTGACCGCATAGCCGAATTGGTCCAGCGATGAGATCGGGAAGCCCTTCGGATCATAAAGGTCAATGACCAATTTCTCGACCGGATAAACACGCGACCACGCAAATTCGGACACGTAGTTCATATAGATGGTCGCGGACCAAGCATACGCAAAAAGGTTGCCCTCTTTGAAGTTGACAAGATCCGCCTCGCCCAAATTTTGAATGTAGGTGAAGTTGATGATCTTGTCCTTGACATACTCGGAGTTGTAAATGTATTGCAAGGAACTGACCTGCGTTACATTCCCGGCCGCGTCCTTCTTAGGCGTGGTCAGCGGCATATTGTAGGTGTTTTGGAAAACAGCCGCAAAGGCTTCTTCCAAGTCTTCTACCGCTTCGGCCTTGTTCGATACGAAGGCGCATGCAATCTTGAACGATGCGGAAACCGTTGATTTGCCGGACGGGCGGTTCTCCGGATCCTCATGAGTATCAAGCAGGCGATAACGCTGGCGCACAATCGGCTCAAGCGAAGTGCGCGTCCAAAATAAGCACATGAACGGCTTGGAACGGACATCTTCTTTAGTTGTCATTCCTTTGCGGTCCATTTTCTTCTCGGCCAATTCGTCCGAAAGCCACGCTTCATTTTTCGCGTTCTCGGAATCATAAATGACCTTCATAGAGTCATCAAAACCCTGTTCCTTGAACAAGGCTCGAATCTTGGTCAAATATGCTTGAACGGCAACAGAGGTTATCATTTGCCATCCTCCGATTCATTTACGATAGGCTTGCGTGCGATGGTGATTTCAAAGTGCTCGTGCAATGCCTTATGCAGCCCGAGCTTGCGATAAAAACGGCGGCCTGCCAACGAGTGGGTCCAGTTCAACATCCCTTTCTTACGCTTGATACCGGTAATGGTCCAAGAGCGGGAAGTCCGTGCCGCCTGAATTGGGTTGGGGCGATGATACAGATCGTGCATCAACTTCTTCGCGCCAACCGGCTCATGATGCAAAAAGTAGTCGCCCATTATGACCTCTTCTGTTCCGCAGTTTCTTCATCAGGCACGTTGATAACCTGAGTGGCGCCTGAAATGCTATCAAGCAGCGACTCGATATAGCGTGCCTTTTCGCGCTGGCTCACGAACGGCTGGACATCCGGATCGGTTGTCAGCGTGTTGATGGTATCATAGATGTTCTTGATAACCGTGGTCGTTGCGTCCACATATTCCATTCGGTCAAGTTCCGCAACGTTGACAGCACAATACTGGCTCACATGAATGTATTCGTCCGGAACCACCATTCCGTAGGACCGGAGAAGTTCCTTCAATACCCTAGTGAGGAATTTGCGAAGTCCGTTCTGCATCATCTTCACTGCACGCGCATAACGCACATACTGGCGCATTGCAAGACCGGCGGGCTGTGCCGTGCGACCTTCGGGGCTGAAGAGGAACGAATACGGAACGCCCTTAATATCGGTAATAAGATTGCGAAGCGAATTGATTTGGTCCGGAAGGGTAGCATCATTCGTCTGTGCGGATCCGAGCGCAACGCTCATAGCGCCACGCTGAGATTGTTCCGGAATCACGCGGAGCTTGGAAGCAGCGGCGGCGAACATACGGATGGCGCCAAGGTCCTGAGTATTAAGGGTTGTCAGGTCGGCGTTGTCATTGTTGTTGAGAATGTTTTCGTAGTAGGCGGTGAACGACCGGATCTGCGGAAGATCAAGTCCGTCCGGCGCCTTCACGCCAATAATCGTGTTGCGCTGCATAGCGGCGGCAATGCCCGCGAGATACATTTGCTCAAGCAATTCAAGCGAGAAAATCTTGTCGTAGATGTCCACACAGAACGGGCGCCCAACCGTGGAGGTTTGCGCAATAACGGAGTCCCTGCCTTGAATCATGATAGGATCTTTGGACAAGGAGAAGCGCAATCTATCCGACTGCATAGACAAGCACACGATGTTGTCGTTATCGATGGTGGCGATGCGGGTAGTGTTGCCCGGTGTCACGCGATAATACAGCGGCTTAGAACTCAAGCCTTCAAGGCCAATCGTGAACACGGAACCGGGCTGGTAGCTGTCCTGAAGTCCGACAACGTGGTTTTCCTTATCGCGGAGATATTCAATCCAGTATTGCCCGTAGAAAATGGCATCGCAAACAATCTTATTCAGAAACGTGTCCAGCGAGATGTTGTAGCGGAAATCGTCCACAATTCGCTGTGCCTTCTTTGACGCCGGATACTTGGTATCGATGGTCAAATCAAAGGACTTTTCGGTTTGCGGGTCAATCGCAAGCACATCATAGGCGTAGGCGTTGATCATTGCAGACACCAAATACTGGTCCTTCAAGGGCTCGTATTTGTTGAGGTCATTGCGATAAGTGACGAAATGCTCATACAGCTGCATCCACAAGCCCATTTGAGCCGTGGGTGCATTGGAAATTTCTTTAAGGCGTTGGCGGTCGGCATCGGACGTGGCAATAGCGTATTCAACACCGGTCATGCGGGTTGCGATGTCCTTCATGATCGTTTGATCCGCGAATACCTGCTGAAAAGTCCGTGACGCTCGAGTAAAAATGTTCATACACTAAATATACTATTTCTTGCGAATCAGGCGCACCGGACAAATAACTTATGGCAAGCGCACATGATTGTTGTTTTCAATCCAATACTTGAAGCGCCCCCATACCGGGGATTCGGGGCACACAAATCCATCAGGAACCCAGCCGCCCGCATTTTGATATGCGGACACCGCCGTGAACAAAGAGGACGCCTTCCCCAACAAAAGTTTCTTGCTGTCCGTGTCGAGGAATGTTTCCGGGATGTCCTGCCAATAGCGAAGCAGGTTCAAGGCGCCCTGCCAAAAGTATGCCGGCGCCTTCATCTTTGCCTTCAGTCCGATCGACTGGACCATTTCACAAATTCGCGGCTTGAGTTCCGCCTGAGCCTCGGCGATGCGTGCCGCCTCGGACTTTTGGAAATAGAAATGGAGGAACGGACTGAATACGCCCTGCCCCTTTGTGACCGGGGCTATAAGAAAGTGTGCTACCGGAACTTTCATGCGGACGCCGTTCTGTAAAGGCGGATACCAACATCCCTCCTTTTGGCGCTCGCTGATTGTCTGCAAGGCGGTTGTGATTGCATTGACCGCTGAATCTGTCCCGTTAAAGACTAGCGGGTAACGCGGCTTGCAGTGATCCGCCCAATCGCGGACAAATCGGTTGGTCGCAATTTCATCAATAAGGGCGAGACCTTCTCGGTGCGTCTTGGTGAACGCATTTTGCGAAGGCCTTAAAATGTTCGGAAAACGGCGCTCGAGGACAAATACCGGATCGTCCTCGGCTGCTTGTGGTTTAAGATTGAATGCCATACCAAATTATACGGCGCCCTTTTGCTTTCGATCCACGCTCTCGCGGACGGAAGGGCTGAACTTGAGAATTGGGATGAAGCGCTCCGGTATGGCAGCCTTCTCACCGGTGCGGGGATTTCTTGCGGGGCGGCTCTTGCGGCGCTGGACGGAGAATGTTCCGAAGCCCCGGATCTCAATGCACTCGCCCTTCAAAAGATGGCGTTCGACTGCCTTCAAAAATTCCTCGACCACCGGGCGAACTTGAGGTTCCTTAATAAACGTGCGGTCGACAATGTCGTCAATGAGATTCTTCTTGGTGATGTTCGTAGCCACTAGTCCTCCTAAATTATCCGATTGAAATTGTAGGCACGGTTGAGGCGTGAACGCCTTGGAGCGGACAAACCGTGCAGGCGTTGAGTGCCGGGGCGATTGCGTTGCCCACATTGATGATATCGCCCGTGATGGTTACAAGGCCGGACGCCTCGATCTTCGTGCCGACCGGGTCGTGCGTAATCTTCAAGTTGCCATCACCGGTTTCCATCGAAATCATTGAGCCGTCCTTCTTGCCAGTAATGATATTCTTCCCGAAGCGCAAATAGAAGTCGGTGGTGAGGTCGGTCCCTTCCAATTCCTCCGCAAGTCCCATAATGTAGCTTTGCATAAAGGTATCAACCGAAACGACCACCTTATCACCAATTTCATAGGAGAATGTCATTGGCGCGAGCTGGCGGGCAAACGTGGTCAGCTGCGTTTCATTCCCCTCGGAATCCGTGTAAGTGATTTCAACGGTGTAATTCGGTCCATCTTCGGTGATTACGCCGATATAGCAGGCACGGCGGGGATCGAGAAATTTATGCAAGGCGCGAAGCCCAAGATCAAACTGCATACATGCCTCCATTTGCGCAATAACGCGCTTCTACGGCGAGTTTTCGCATCAGGCATAAACTTATACGGGGATTGCGGAAAACGCGCTTAAACTCTCATTAAAATATAAAAAACGCCCCCGATAATCAATACCGGAGGCGCCTTGTAGTTTAGGGGTTACTTGATTGACGGACTGGTCAATTCCCAAGGGAACTCAAACCACGCCTCGCTATCCTTATGCAATTCCGGGACGAACAGCCCGCAAAGATCCGGCTGGACTTTCGCGGTCTCCTTCGAGACATCCGTGTAGAAAATCGGGTTATACTTTTGATAGTCAACCAACGTATTTCCGGTGTCACAAATATCGTCCACAATAAGGCAGCCTTCACGAGGCGCCGTCAAAAATTCAACCTTCAGCAGGTGCGAGAAAAGGACCGCAAGGCAGGCGCCACCGCGAGGGATGCCATACACCCCATTCACGAAGCGCTTAGTCTTCACAAGTTCCTTTGCCGCAGTGCCTGCCGAAAGGACAACATCTTCCCAAGTGCGATGGACAACTCTAGGCGTTTGCTTCATATTCAATCGGATCCTTTGTTCCGTTTGCTTCAAAAGCAGCCTTGCGGTCAATGCAGGTGCCGCACGTGCCACAAGCCTTTTCGCCGCCCTTATAGCAGCTCCACGTCAATTCGTAAGGAACTTTCAGGCGCAAGCCCTCGGCGACCACGCCAGCCTTGTTCAGGTTGATGAGCGGGCGCCAAACGTGAATCTTTCCGTAAGTGCCGATCGAAATGGCGTTATCCATAGCATCGGCGAAGGCGGGAGAACAATCAGCGTATGCCTGCCCGGCGGCATCATCCGCATGTGCGCCATACACAACCACGGCATCCTGACCGGGGAAGAGGGAATCGGCGTAAGCGGTAGCGATGGACAAAAGCAAGCCGTTGCGGAACGGGACGTAAGTGCCAACGCGGCCTTCACCATTTTCTGCGATCTGTTCGGCGTAGGACTTATCCGGAATTTCCGTCTTGGAATCCTTCATGAGCGAGCAAACATCGCCGGCATACTTCATCACGCAAGAAATGTCTTCTTCGATATGGCGGACGCCATAATGTTCGGCGACCTTGCGAGCGCATTCAAGTTCCTTGTCGTGGCGCTGCCCGTAATAGAGCGTGGCGGTGACAACATTTTCCTTGCCATACTTTTCAATGGCGAGGGCAACACAGGTGGTAGAATCGACTCCACCGGAATTCAAAACCAATGCCTTCATTTGACATTCTCCTATTTGAAATGTTTATACGCAAAAAGGACACCTTAGAAAGTGTCCCAAATGAGCTGGTTCAACTTGGCGACTGCACAACTAATCATATGCCCGCGGTTGTATCCGTAAGCCCGGATGAACTCCGGAACGGATGTGACCGGCTTGATGTAGGTGAACGAGTCAACCGAATCAAAGTCAATATAGCGTGCGAGTTTGGAAGTGATGCCGAGGCCGTGAATATGCACATCGCGAGCGCGGGCATACCAAACGAGTTCACGCATCAGGCGGGCAACATCGTGGCAGTTCGTCAAACCGGATCCGGCAACGCCACCAATAGCGAAGAAGCCGCCGGGGCCGACCTGCTGGCAGTAATCGGCGAACTTTTGAATCGGGTCAAAGATATGCCAAACGAGGGTAGGTTCCTCGCCGACAAGTTTGATGAGTTTGTCACGGAGACGCGCATATTCCTTTTCGCCAACCACGGACTGAATATCCAGTTCGAAGAAGTGAGTGAAATACTTGCGGTATTTCTTGATGAAAGCCGCGTAGTCTTCCACATACTTGTCGAGGTTAAATTCGCCCTTGAGTTTGCCCTTCTTGTGCGCCATCATCATAGAGAAGGCGCCGGAGTCAAGCAAGATTTCTTGTCCCGGTTCGGGACCTGAATAAAGCTCCAGCGCCTCCTCAACGCGCTCGGGGGATGCCTTGGACAAGTAATAGAACGACACAAGGCAATACTTGAATTTGTATTTACGGAATGCTTCTTTCGAGACGGACGCATGAAGCTTTCCGATGTCAAGACCGGCGTAATACTTCAAAGCGGACCTCCTTACACCTTGTCCCAACCGATAATGTCAAAGTTTTCTTCGCCTTCGGAATTATCGTTGACCGGACCTTCGGAACCATCAACATCCACCGGGCATTCAGGTTCAGCGGCGGGCGCATTGGATTCGCCAACAATTTCGGAAGCGATGCCTGCTTCTTGCGGGAGCATGTTGCGCTTCTTGAGAATCTTGGGATCGAGCGGGCGGATGTTCTTGATGTCCGTGATGATGTTTTTCATTTCAACAAGATACTTGGAGTGAACGCGGCCGCCCATAATTTCCTTCGCAACGGAAGCAAAGTCCAGCTTACCGAGGGACTGTGTCACGTTGTCGATAATGCGGAATTCGTCTTCAGCCTCCTTGTCAAGGTCGGAGATGATGCACGGAATTTCGGACAAGCCAAGTTTCTGCGCAGCCATAAGACGGCCGTGGCCGGTGATGACAACATGTTCGGCGTTCACCACAATCGGAATTTGGAAGCCGAAGCATTCAATGGAGTTCGCGATCGAGTCCACATTGTCTGCGTGAGTCTTGTTGTTGTTCTTGTAAGGATAGATGTCCTTTACGGGGAGATAAACGATTTCGAGTTTTTTAGTCATAGTAACCAAATATACGAAAGCGGGCGCCTAAATCCAGCGCCCGCTTTACAAGGAAAGAAAAAACATGAAACCGCCACCGGAGTTCGGATTTCCACCGTATTAAACAGGACTGTCTCCCGTCAGGTGGCGGCTACCCTCATGAGGTATGACTAAATATACGATGCCAGTGACTCGGGGAAGGATCGAACTTCCGAGGATAGAGGCCCATCCAAGTCGCGGCGCCTCTGTTTCCGCGACTCACGGCTTGCCAACCACCGCTCACGCAAGCCACTGACATCAAAAAGAATGTTCGCCCCAATCGGCTCGGGGATGCTTATGGCGGAATGCTTCGTGCCACACCTTGCCGAGATTTGATACATGAAACACTGTATCGGAGCAAGAAAAATCGGGCCCTTTCCTGATTGTCATAAGCCCTTTTGCGACCAATGATTCACAAGCAAGAAAGAGTTTTCCTTTCGAATTGCTATTGAGCCCCAAGAAATTGCGATAACCACCGGAGCCCCATCCATTGAAGACCGGATAGGTGTTGAAGCCCAATGCGCTTGACATTGCCTTGACTTCTTCGACCGAGCAGGTCACTCCATAAAAACTAAGTCGCAATCCTTTTGACATTTTGAACTCTCTTAAATGGTATGCGGCAGTTCCGCTCTTACCTGCCCGGTTTCCGCTTTGGGCGGGCGCCGTTAAGCCTCGGAGTAGAACTGCCGCTAGGCATTGGCCACTGCTGTTAGCCACCAACTTTTTTGCGGTAGTTAAGTCCCGTCAGGTGTATCGGGCCCTGCGCCGCCACCATTGCCAGGCGTGGAATCCTTCCCGTCTTGTTCACCGCGCTTCGCCTCGGAGTCCAACCCTTGCGGGTGTATGCCCCACTGGCAGATTACTTCTACAAGAAACTACTCACAGCGGTCGGTTGATGTCTCTTTGATAGGAGTGAAGTCAACCGAAAAACAAAGCTCTCCTCTTTCAAAATGAAAGGTGCTGGCAAGGGATTCTAGCTTTATGCCACGCGCGGCTCTTCACCGTCTCAGGGGATTGCTCCCGCACCTCTTTCAAAAGCGCCGCCTCGGAGATGCATTCCCCGAGACTTCTGCCGTGTGCCTAAACCCGTTACCGGACTTGAACCAGTGACTTCCCGGGAGTGACCACCCGAGCTCTACCAACTGAGCTAAACGCACAAAGGCTCCGACAGCATTTCAAACTTGCGGTGTGCCCTAGCCCGGTGGGCGATGCGTTCCTCGTAAGGACGGAGCATCTGAGCATCACCAAACACAATATACAAAATGTTCGTCCGCTTCTACTTATTACCCCCAGCCCTTTCGGCCGCCAGGGACAAACATAAGGTCCGATCCCGAATCGTTTGCGCATGATGCCCAAGCCTAGGACGAGGCACGCACGCCTTCTTTTATGTAGGGGCAGGAGCCGGACTCGAACCGACAACCTCAGGGCCGAAACACCCTGCGCTCTCCCAGTTAGAGCTATCCTGCCATAGTCCTTGTGGTTGATAGTCACTTTTCATCCGGTAGTAGCCGAACGAGCCCTGAAGGATGCCGGGCGCTCCGTCTTCACACCCTATTGACGGAACCGAGGGAAACTACTTCACACGGGTAATCAGCCCGCACTACGTAGGCGGTCCTGATGCAGTTTGGCCCTCCGCCGGGCGCTGCTTAGTCGGTAGTCGTAACATCCGACCTGCACCAGTCAGTTTTCCGATTTCCACAGAGGCACGTCCTACGGGGCCACTTCATGCTAGAAGCTCTAACTTCATCGGGAAGCTATTCAAATTCAAGTAGGCGCTGCCGGGGCTTTCCGCTTCCCTATTGGGTTGCCGCGTCTTGGCTTCGAACCAAGGGAGCGACCACCGGGCTTGGACCCTATTTCATCAGTGCGACAACGCCTGCTTGAATTCAAATTAAGTGGGCAGGAATGAACCTGCATTGCCCGCGGAGTGCTGTCTTTCCCTGCCGGGATGTTTACACCATTCTGCCGCCGCCGGAGTCCTAAGCACACCGGATATTAACCGATGCTCATTTAGACGACCACTTCCGGAATGTTAAAAGGAACGCACAGCACCTGCTGGCACACCACGGGCAGGACCTTACCCCCGGCTAAACGGGTCATGGCCGCCGGAGCCTAGCAATTTATCTCGAGTTCAGCTAGGACGCTACTGCACGTTCCTTCTAAAGGTTGAATCTCAATGCTTCTACCGGCGTTAAGCGGATCCAATGGCGACTAACCTGACCCGGCACGGGTGCGACCCGATTTTCAATTAAGCCCACAAAGAACAACGGAATGGGCGCACTGAGATTTTAATGGACCTGCCTGGAGTCGAACCAGCGCATCCTCAACATCGCTTCTGCCTACCGATTGGCTGTAGCGGTTTCCCGCCCAGTGTTTACACGCACCTTATTTCAGAGCTATCGGCATATTGCGTTGGTTTGAGGCAAGCCCACGCGTTCGCAAGCCCAAGATTTTTTAGCAGCACCCGCCGGGATCGAACCGGTAGGCTTCCCAAGGAACATCCTACTACAAGCTTCGGATTCTATTACAAGGGTCGCCAGCGCAGAAACATTGCAATGCCGCTGCCATTTAGAACGGAACCAACCTTCACCTCGGGCAAGTTTGCAACCCTGCCTCCGGCTATCCGTTCAGGTGCCAAAAGATTTTTTTAGTAGCGGGGGCAGGACTCGAACGCTGCGACCTCGTGGTTATGAGCCACGCGAGCTACCAACTGCTCTACCCCGCATCGGGTTCGGGAACAGCGTTATCCTAGCTTCCGGAGCGCGTCAACGCCCAGTTCCCTGACAGCGGGTTGTTCAATCCCTATTCTCTGTTGCTGCTACAACATCATCCGACTGCGCTGCCGGCGCGAGGCTGATACGCTCAGGCTCTTAGGCGACACATTCTTACGCTCCAGTGTCTTGCCCTCTCGGGCGCAACTGGCAACTACGCATCCGCATTTCATTTTTTTGCCGGTCGAGGCGGTGTGCGAGACGGACCGGTGAGATCTTTCCCTGAACTCGGGGCGATTCTCAAATTCGCTCTTCCGCTGGAGGTCTTTAATTATACCAGCTCTTTTTACGGCTTGCATTCCGCTGCCGCACCCGATTTAGAATTGCGTAGGATCTGCAGCGCCCGCGCAACTCACGGAAGAAAAACTTTGCCGTTGCCTTCGCGTGTAACGATTGCCACCCGGCGAATCTATTATACGCTCTACCCCGTGCTGAAGGGCGGTGTCGCCGACAACGGCGAGAAATTAAAAGCGCATACCCGCGGTCCACCTATATCCGCCAGTATTTAGCCGTCCCGGACACGGCGGGGCACAGTGGTTCCAAGAATGACTTGTCTCCCACACGTATGCGCCATTCGTGGAGGTGGCGGGAGTCGAACCCGCGTCCAAAAATACTTACGCGCTTGCTACTACACGCTTTTTCCTTGCATTTGCTCTCGCCTTGCCACGCCCAAAAGGAAACGGCGATGCTTCGGCCTACAGCGACAGATTTCGGATATGCGCCTCGCTGTCAAGCTTCTATCCTAGCCCGATTTGCGACTCGGACTCCATCCCTACGGGCGGCGAGGTGGGTCCAAGGGTTGCCCTAAATTAGGCAGCCTGTGCTACAGGTGCAGCATTTATTTTTTACAGACTTTTTTACGAGTGCCCACGTCTGTGACCTCGGCGTGCAACTTGCGTATCGGTATCCCTGTCGAAACCAGGCACCCCCGATAGTTTAAGCCTGAGCCGGAGCTTCAGCCGTTTCGGTCTTTTCAGCCTTGGCGCCCTTTTCGGCAGCCTTGGCGGCCTTTTCGGCAGCGCGTTCAGCCTTGCGCTGTTCACGGAGCGGGGTCAGTTCGGCGAGAACGGCGGCGGTGTCCTTTCCGGCCTTCTTGAGGGTGGAAGCCTTGTGGGCGAGTTTGCGAATCTTCAACTGTAATTCGGTCATTTTGATCTCCTTGGTTAAAATGCCAGTTAAATGTCCTCTGTAATATACGGACTTGTGGACTCATTGGCAATGCCCGCCCGAAAAAAGTCCATTTTTCTGCAAAAACGGGGTGTCTTTTTCAAAATACGGATGTATATTATAGACATAGCCCGCAGGTAGCGGGTAGACAAGGAAAGAAATTATGGAAGATAATAAGAAGAAGCCCCTCTACCGCCTCGGGACCGCTATGGAACGCGCTTTGTTTGCCAGCGGAAAAGCACAATACTTTAATGAATGTGCCGAATATCATCGCGCCATTTGGCGCAAAACCCGCTCACAAAAGCGTGCCGCCCACGCTATGGCGTGGATCTCCAAGATGCTCAAAAAAAAGGAATTTTGGATGAAAGCCGCAGAATACTGGGGCAACAAGATTTGTGAAACATACCGCCTCGGGCAGTCCGCCCGCGTTATTTTCGGAGTATAGGGGGCGCCGATGAAAATCCCATTGCTCAAAACTAATATGGAGCGCCTGCTTTTCGCAGCATCCCGCCAGCGCGTTTTCGAAGAGGCGGCCGAAACGCATAAGCAACGCGCCTGCCGTGCGCAGCGCCCGGACACATACCGGAAAGCATACCGCCTCGCAGTCCTGACCTTAAAGCGAGCCAACTTTTGGAATAAGGCCGTCAAATACTACGCGGCGAAGATCAAAGGCGCCGACTATTTCATCACACGTTATTTATAAAAGGAGTCCATCATGACAAAAGCAACAGAAACCAAATTCTCCAGCGAAGAAACTTTCGTCCTCGGTCTTTTCGTAAAGGCCCATAACGGCAAATCGTGGGTCGCCTTCAGGGAGACCGCCAATAGCATCTACATGTCCGCTACCGCAACCGGAAAGCAGGTCAAGAAGATCGAAATCACAAAAACGTCCGATACCGGCTTTCAGGTCGAAATCTCAAGCGGCCATTTTGTGCGCTGCCACATGCACTGGTTAGGCTCGCTCACAAACCTGCTCCGCCGTATGGAACTTGAACTGATTCACCCCGAATTTCAGGAGGACTAACAATGAAGTCCGTATCTTATGAAACACTCCGCCGCATTATGGCGGACCGCATTGCAAGTCGCTACCACGATGCCGCCATCAAGGCCGTGCGTGAACGCCACGCCAACAAAGGAGATGCAAAATGAGAATCACATATGAAGATGTCCCAATAGCGTTTGCCGTGAAACATCGCGCCGAATGTGAAGCGGAATGCGATAGCGAAACCTCGCTTACCTGCTATTGTGGCAGGCTGGCGACCGGTTTCCACACTATGAATTGCAGCCGATACAAGAAGAAACTTCAGGCGAAGATCACCGCCCGCTATCGTGCAGCGTTGAAAACAATGAAGGCGAGCGCCGCAAACGCCCCCGCAAAGGCGGCAGTATGATCGCTATACGCCATATTAGAAAAGAACGCGAAGGCAGAAAAACCGTAGAAAAGGTCTACGGCGATCCCATCAAGTTTTTAGATTTACAATCGCAAGCGGCCGCGTTTGTGCAAAACTGGAATAGCGGATCGATGCTGTCGAGAGTTACGGCGGAGAATTGGTCGCCCGCGCAGTTTGCCGAATGGGTGCGCGAGCAGCTTGAAAACATCGCCAACCGATTGGACAACCATAATTTGTAGGAGGTCCTATGTATTTGTTTCGAAGAGTTATGCAGGAGATAAACGAGACGAAGCACACCGCATTCATCAACGTTTATCAAACCCTCAGCCCCGATTTGAATGACCTGATCAAGTCAGCGAAAAGCAACGTGGCGCCCGGATTTGATGTCACCATTCGCCGAGCATTTTACACTCCCGCGCCGAATCAGGTCCTCTATCAAGGATGCGTGTTCAGTTGCCGTGGATGGTATCGCTTCAAAGACAACGCTACCGGAAACTCCTACTTCACCCGCATGCGCATTTTTATTTACAATGTAGACAACAATTACAGCCCGAATGTGGACATTAAGGCGTTTGAGAAAACACCAATCGCGGGCGGGTATGTTGGCGACAACATCGGCGAATTTGACCACTACTACAACGTCCTTTCGATGAGATAAAAATGCAATACGGCGCTTAAATCGCATGAATGCGGCAAAGGCGCCTCTTACTATGGGCAGGCGGAGAAACCGGCTCAAACGCGCGTTTACGGCGAAAGAAACGCTACTAGGCGACTAATGGGAAATGAAAAATACATAATCGGACCATATGAAAAAGGAAAGATCTACGAATGCTCTTGGTTTGACAGCCGCATGAATGGGTGCTCCGCCCGTTTCAAGGCAGTCATGCGCAAGGGCCGCATCGTATTCAACGAGCTGGACTCGTCCAGGGTTCATTCCCCGGAGGAGTTTTATTATATTGGAATTGCGAGGGATCAGTATCCGCACGAGCGCATAGTCTTCCAACAAATTGAAGACTAGCGTATATTTGGTAAAACAGAGGACCGCTATGAAAAAACTCACCAAGGCACAAATCGAAAAAATCACGAACTACGCCAAGGAACATTTCACTGTCGAAAAGGACAAAGAATGGGCGGATTCGTGGGATGTCCTGATGGACGGCTGCTTCATTGGGCTTGCCCACAAGGAATTTGAAAACGAGGACTACACCTACAACATCCCGGTCGGAGATCCGAAACTGGAACTCGCATTCGAACCGGATGGCGAAATTCTCCTCCTTGTCGAAAAGGAGATTTCGAAGGTGGAAGCCTACAAGGACTTTGATAAAACAAGCGACAGCCGCGTTGCCTGCATCGGATTCTCGGAAAAGAATCAGGCGTGGACGGGCTGGTCACATCGCGCCTGCTGCAGTTTCAAGATCGGGGACGAAATCAAGAAGGGCGACCTTGCCGCGTCCTCCGGTTGGATCCCCGAATACGAAAAGGAACATCCGGAACGCTGCTTCAATCTCAAGCCCGGTTTCAAATGCGAAACGCTTGATGATTGCCGCAAGGCAGCAATCGCCTACGCGATGGCCGTGGCATAACAAACATTTACCCGTAAACAAATAACCCCGGAATTGCTTCCGGGGTTTCCTTTTGTGCGGGGAAGGAAATTTATTCCTCGATGATCACGGCGCCAGCAGGTTCGAGATATTCGTGTGCTGCCTTGTTCTCCATCTTGCAACCGCGATACTGGTCCCAACCCTTGACGAAGAAGACGATGTCCGCAGTGGACAGAAGTTCGAAGGACTTGCCGAGGAACCACAGCGGCTTGGCGTCATGCGGGGCATCCTTGAAGAAGGAGTCGATGACTTCGATCTTGCGTTCGCCTTCAGGGATACCAAGCTGAGCGTTGACGTAATTCTGTGCGGCTTCAATCGCACGCTTACGTTCGGCTTCGATCTGTTCGTTGGTCTTGTCCTTCATGGGCTGGGAAATGAAAAGTCTATGCGTAGACATTTTGGATTCTCCTTTATGGATTAAGTGGATACTCATGCGGAGCGTCTCCGGGCCCATTCGGCGATAAGAAGCGCATCGGCATCTCCGTGCTTGCGGATAAGTTCCTCATGGGCGGGGAACATGCGGATACCAATTTCTTTGCTTGCCTTCTTGAGAACGGGGGCGCCTTTAAGTCCGGCGGGAAGAAGCGCCTTCTGCCAAGCACCGGAATCGATGTATTCATAACCGAGTTTCAAGCGCTCCAGCACAATCAGCGTTGCTTCAATGGAGCGGGCCGCCGAGATGGATGCCTGAAAGCGCATTGCGTTAATCATTGGGCGCTCAATCACAACGCGCGTGCTCATCGAATTGAACGGGGAAAGAAGTTTCTCCAGTTCAACCGTATCAATGCGGTTGATGTGGCGCACCTTGGATTTTTGATAGCCAAGGCATTCAAACACCGGGGTTTCAAGGAAAGTCGTGGTGTCGCCGTCAAGGATGGCGATGGTCCCGGTTACGCCGTTGTCGATTCCGATATAGGTCATATTAGTCCTTTATTTTCCAATCGTTAATAGCAAGGGAGCGCAACCACTTTTCCTGATCCGGAAGGGTGGCGGCGATTTCATCGAGCGAATGCGGAGTGCCGACCTGTTCAAGGCACTTGCCGTATGTCGCAATGAAATTCGGAACTTTTGCCATAGCACGGAGGATGGTTGCCGCATCATCAAAGCCGCATTCAAGATTTAGAATCCGGAGCGCTTCGCGGGCGGCGGCGTTCATAGCAGTTTCACGAAGGGCATTTTCAAACTCCTCGCGCGTTACCGGCGGGTGTTCCACCTTCGGCGCATCAACCTTCGGTGGTTCAGCCTTCGGGACTTCAGCCTTCGGCGGTTCTTCAACGGGAGCCGTTTCAGGTTCACCTTCAAGTTTCTTGCGGTCTTCTGCCTGTTTGATTTTTTCAAGTTCGTCCGGTTCTTCCCAATCGCTGACATTGTCCGGCGTGCACCAATCATCGTTCGGCTGTTCGGCAGGTGCTGCGGCTTCCACCGTAACGGGGACGTTTACCGCATGAACATCATTACCGCGTGCCGCATCAAGATGGACCACCACCTCCGGTTCGGCGGGCGTAAGCGCAACCGCATCTTCAATGTCGGAAGGTTTCTTGGGTTCGGGAAGGGCTGCCACCTGAATCGGATCGAGGCCATCGCCTTCCATAACGCAGGCGAGGAGAACATCAAAAGTGATGCCATCCAAATTGACGGCGCCACCATCAAAGGTGAGCGATTTGAGTTCACCACCATTTTCGATGTATTTGAATCTTCCGATTTCGCGGAGCTTGCCTTCGGGCGTCCCCGTATATTTTCGCGTGCACGGCTGGTTGTAATCAACTGCGCCGCACGCATAGCGTAATTGCTTAGATTGAGCTTTCGTGATAATCATGAACTAATATACGAGGTATAGGATGCCAACGGACAGAAAACAATATAATCGGGATTACTACAAGAAACATCCCGGTATATGGAAAAAAAATTACGAAAAGAACGCGGACGCACGCCGCGAGAGTTCTAGGAACTACGCGAACAAGAAGTGGGAGTCCGACCCCGAGTATAGAAAGAGTCATACCGAAAATACAATCCGGCGCACGCGCATTTTGCGCCTTGCTGGCTCTATAACTAAAAGCGCTTCCAAGGCCCTTGCAGCACTAGAAAAGCTCTTATAGGGGTGTCTTTTTCAAACAAAGAATGTATATTTAAGGTAGGCGGCGATGTTGCCTGCCTTCTTTTATGCGAGGAAATTATGAGCAGAAGTCCTATAATCGAGGCTTTGAAAGCCACAGACGCGAAAATGCTTCGCGATGCAAAATACACCATCGAAAACGGCATCCTCGAACATGCAGGGCTGGACGAAATCAATGGCGTTATGGTAGTCAACGCGACTATCCAATTTCCGGGAGGAGGTGGCGCGTGCTCCCTCGGCGGCCTCACGTGCGGCCAGTTCATCCCCTTCGACAAAACAATTCACGGTTCCCGCTTCGGATTGGAAGCGCTCTTGTGGCTGATGGCCGTTGCCGGGGTAGAACATAGCGAGGACCTCTGTGGCCAGTATGTCCGTGTAGCTTTTGACGAAACCGGAAAGGCTCGCTACATAGGCCACATTGTCAAGGACATTTGGCTCGACTTTGAAAGGCTTGCCAAGGGAATCAAGGATGAAGACGATGCAAAAAAGTGAGAATCCAATGGAACACAAGACCAATACAGCACGGCTGCTCAACGCCGGAATCACCACGCGCGTTGAAAACCGCTTGAAGGCGGAGAACATCCCCTACGAAAGGATTCACGACTCCATTGCCGTGGCGCCGGAACACTTTGCCATTCTCCAGCGCATTACAGATGAAGTGATGCACGAAATGGTCGAGCAGGCTTCCACAGCTACGGACGCGATACGGCAGTCCATTCAAAGAAAACGTGAGCTTGCCGAGAAATGCACACGCTACTACCCCGTGATGCAGCGCTGCAAGGGATTCTCTCAGCAGGTGGCAGCAGCGGCAACGATTGAAGGCGCCGTCACCATCAAAGATACGATGGAACGCCGCAACCGGTCGGAAGAGTATTTCATCGGTCCGCGGACCATCATATTCAGCGATGAACTGGCAGCCCTTGAATTTGAACCAACCGAATTTGAAAGAGCGGAGATGGAAAACGAAGCTGCCTACGCTGCCGCGAAATTGAATCAATCTCTCCAAATAGATCCGGAAGAAATGAGGCGCCAAATTGAACAAGGGTGAGGCAATTATGAGCGAGCTGACCGTTTACAGAGATCCCAAAGAAGGACCCGCATACCGCGAGTTCTATGAAAAGACTGAAGTGGACAAAATCCTTGCCGAAAAGGATGCCAAAATAGCAGGCTTTGAGAATGCGCTCCATTGGGACAACAGCGAAGCGCTGATCAATGCGGTCGAGAAAACCAAAAGCCTTGAAGAGGAATTGGCGAAGGCACGAGACGAAATCAAATCCCTGAAGGCAGAACTCTTTGACAAAACCAAAGTGCAGGTGTTCAGCGTGGTGGACCAACGCATTGACGAACTCAAGGCCGAGCTAAAGAAAAAGGGCGCCGCAAACCTTCGTCTTGAATGTGAAAAGCGGGATCTGTGGTTGAGATTCGTCCAGCTCCGCCGGGCGCTGTGCCGCCTTCGCATCGGCTTCGCCCTGCACTTCGGCAGGGTCAATTCAGGAAAGAAGATTATCGACTACTGGAAGCACCGCTGCAAAACGGCGCCCTACTGGGACAGCAAAACTTACAATGACATTCCACAAACACCGGTGGAAAAGGAAATTTAGTATGGACATCGGAAGCAACGGTAAGTGGCCCGGTTGCGCATTGAGCAACTTCGCTGCACACGAATTTGAAATTGACGGCGTGAAATGCGCATCTATGGAAGGATTCCTCCAGTCGCTCAAGCACAAGAATCCGGACATGCAACGCGAGATTTGCAGCTATGTCGGGATCAAGGCGAAGCGTGCCGGCGGAACTCATTGGATGCGGCATCAAAAACTCTACTGGAAAGGCGTAGCGTATGTGCGCACATCGCAGGCGTATCAGGACCTGCTTGATCGCGCATACGATGCCCTCTACCAAAACGAAGGGTTCAAAGCTGCCCTTGCGGCAACCGGAAACGCCGAACTCCGGCACAGCGTTGGAAAACATAAGCAGGGTGAAACCTGCTTGACTACCCAAGAATTTTGCCACCGCCTTAATAAACTCCGTGAACGCCTCAAGCGCGAAACGGAGGAGGCGCTTGGTATTAAGAAGTTCAAACTTTAAGGAGTAATTGAAATGGACGAATTGCGCACACTGCTTACCGCCAAGGGATTCAAAGTCACGGCGGATGACACATTCACCAAACTGGAATCGCGCTGCGGCCCGGACTCCAGCACTTCCCGTATGGCAGAATACATCAATGATTGCCGTAACGCCAAGGGATTCAAGGACTACAAGATTGTGCCCAACGGCAACGGATTTCTCATTGCCACCGACTACGATTACGGCGCTGAAATCGAAAAGTTGGACGAATATGCAAATGCCGCCATCAAGGCGGATATTGAAGGCAACTACGCGAACATCCATTTCGATCCGGGGTCTTTCGAGGTCGTGGTTGTAGACGGGAAGCTGGCATTCAAATATGTGATGCTTTACAATTCAATGATGTGTGGGTTCGGCGCAAAATCGGAGCATACGGATGAACGCCCGGAACTCGAACGCCGTATCATTGAGTATGCTATGAAGATTCTCCCTGAGGAGATCCAACCGAAAAAGGCAGGTTAAAATGATTACGCGAAGTGAACTCGCCGCCGCAATGCTGAAAAGCAAAAAGCTCACGCTCGGCACCACCGAAAAATTCTATGACCGGGAAACCCAATGCGCCTACTGCGGCGACAAGGGCCAAGTGATTTTCGATCAGGACAATCAGGAACTGGAACGCTATGAAAACGATTTCTGCGTTGCGGTTCTTCCGGTTGATTCGGTTGAAAGCGCCATTGCTGCGTTGGAAGCGTATGCGGATACCGGAGAACTTCCGGATGAAGAATTCGTGTAGGAGCAGCCAATGGCGTTGGACCACCAAGAAATTTTCGCGATAGCGCATATGCTACAAACCGCCAAGGGCCAAATTCCCTCGGATGAATTTGCCCAAGGGTTTCTTCAAGGCATTCACTATATGGAGGTTCTCCACGAAATCCGCGTGATGGAAACACCGGATCCGCCCAAACACTCTCCAGCGGCCGAAGCCCTGATGCGAACGAAGGTCGGACCGGTTGCCCCGGAAAAGAAGAGCCCGATCGGACCTCCGCCACCTCCACCTATGGATGGTCTATGAAATTGATATGGCTCATTATCGGATATTTCTTTTGGACGCTCGGATGGTTTATCCAGTTAATTGGCGACTGGTGCAATTCGTGGCTCGATTGGATTGAAGAATGGTTGGACTATTGCGAAGACCATATCAACAAGGATGACCGATGAAAATCTTTCGCTGTGGCAAATGCCATAAACATTTCCCCGCCGAATACAAGGTGAACAAATGGACTGTTGGCTGGTGTCCGGAATGCAAGGTCATCCGCAGAATTTACTTCGAGCGTGAAGATTAGCGTGCCATCGCGAATTGATGTTCGTATATTATTCAACAAAGGAAATCACATGAAGCAGTATTTCGCAAATAATTTCAACTATGAAGCCGAGGCCAGTTCCGAAGCTTCAATTTTGCGTATACTGCAGCGGTGATAAAACTCCAAGAGAAGTGTGAAGAGAAGTCCGCTGCGCAAGCAGCGGATTTTTTTTATGCTTTTCAATTCGGCACTATAGGCAAGCGGTTACGCCTCCTGAATTTCACTCAGGCGACTGCGGTTCGACTCCGCATAGTGCTACTATTGGGACGTTAGCTCAGTTGGTAGAGCACCTGTTTTGCAAGCAGGGGGTCAAGGGTTCGAGCCCCTTACGCTCCACGAACGGATAGGTATGCAAGTGGTAAAGCAGGCTGACTGTAAATCAGCTCCCTTCGGGGTTCGCGGGTTCAAATCCTACCCTATCCACTAAACATTGGATTGTAGCTCAATGGTAGAGCGGTGCGCCGTTAACGCAAGGGTTGCAGGTTCGAGTCCTGCCTTTCCAGCTATGGAAGCGTCCCACAACTGGTGGTGGAGCGGTCTTGAAAACCGCCGGCCGTAAGGTTTGGGGGTTCGAATCCCTCCGCTTCCGCTACATAGAGGCGTGGCCGAGTGGTCTAAGGCAGCACTTTGCTAAAGTGCCGTAGTGAAATACCTACCGCTGGTCCGAATCCAGCCGCCTCTGTCCACGGCGCCACAAGATAGGTTGGCGCCGTTTTTATGTCCGTGTCGGCAGGCGCCCAACAAAGGTATATTTCCAGTATGCCGCATAGTTTCAATGTCATTACAAAGCACGCCGACTTCAAGGAGTATATCGCCCTCAAACACCTGGTCCAAATCCAGGGCTACGTTACGGACGTCTACCTCCCTATTGATGACGCATATGACCCCGCGACAAGAACCGGATCCATCTACAATTCGAAGGACCACGAATATCGGTATGCGGACAAACCGGACTTCCAAGCCCGCATAGCATACACCGACCCGCAATCCGATATGTTCGATCACGGCGATGTGCAGGAGGTGAACTACACCAACATTGCCTACACGCTCAAGCGCACACCGCCTGCAACCGGCGGTCCCGGCCAATACACGCCAAAGCAGGCAGACAAATTCTGCCCCGGCGAAATCAAGCAGTTCTCCAAATTGTATGTCAACTACGGCGGAATGGATCTTTCGTATTTCGTGCGCGAGATTACAGTTTTGCGCAACCCCAATTCAAAAAATGTTGACGCCGAGGCGCTCATCCGCCTTGAACTGGTCATCCACGTTTAATTAGGCGATTTATGCGCCGGAAACGCGCATATAAGGCTGTTAAATACAAAAGGCGCCCATTTACATGGGTGCCTTCTTTTATCGCCTTAAAAGCGCTGTATTGCGCTAGTCGCCGTAATCCGCCGGGACAATGGATGCAAAATAAATACCTTCCAGCTCCATTTGATTGTCCGGCATCATTTGCCCAATGCCCGACAGCCCATACGCCATCTTCCCGGCGCCCTTGAGGATCAATTCCTGAGCGGCACGCCCTTCCGGGGTATTATGCAAGGCAATATCAATACAATCGCCTTGGCTACCGCAAACGCGCACCACATGCCCCGCAATGCCAACGCCGTTCTTGGCAAACGATGCCTCGGCGCCATCGCCTGAAATGATGTTGGCGGATGCCTCCCTGCCGGGGAAGCCGATCGTCACGCAGCGCTTGTCTTCGGGACGTTTCATGAATTCATCAAACGCCTTCGGCGCAATTTTAAGGTGACGCTTAATCGGTCCGAGAGAAATCTCAACGCGGACACGCTTCGGATTGCGCTTGAAGAGTCCGAAAAACCATTTGAAAAACTTCATGCGGTCTCCTTTAAGTATCGCGCTCGGCGCCGTGAACTACCTTCAAGGTCGGGAAGCGCAGGGAGGTGTTGCCATCCGCGTTTGTCGTTTCCTCGAAATACTTAACTGTAATGACCTTGCCGACAATGAGCTTCGGATCATTCATCCAAGCGATGCGCTGTTCGCGGGAAAGCCCGGCGCCAACGCCAACGCGGGTGCCCTTATGCGTAATGAGCAGGCGCGTCACGCCTTCAAATGTCACATTGCCTTGACCGGGAAGGGCGGTGGTCATCGACCCGCACTCAACGCCCTCAACGGTGTATTCGGCATCAAAGAACTTCTTGACCTTCAAAAGATCCTTGGTGCGCCCGGACTGGTAGTAGGTGTTCTTGCGAAGCATGAAGCCTTCCCAGTTGCCTTCGGACACGTAGCCGGACCAACGATCGAAGTCGTCCTGGCTGCGGAGGAGTTCCTGCTTGAGCGGCTTGACATAGCAGCGGTCATGCGGGAGAGCGGCATATTCCATCGCCAGCTCGGCAAGGCGCTTGAAGCGGACGGACAAGATTTCTTTGGACTTGCCTTCACAGAATTCATCGTAAGTGAGGATGTCGAAAACCTGATAGCAGCAATCTTCAATCATGTAGTCCTTGCGGCGAATTTCCTTCATCATCGACTGGAAGTCTTCATCGCCGTTGGCGTCCACCTTGCAAAGTTCGCCATCGAGAACCCACTTGCCGGAAAGCGGAGCGCAGAAGCGGCTTACGCCGGGCTTGAGATTTTCGAGGGTGGTGAACTCCTTGTTTTGGCGGGAACGGAATTCAACCGTGCCTTCATCCAAGTCCACGATCGCCACGCAACGAACGCCATCACACTTGCGGCTTGCGAAGTAGGTGCCGTTGACCGGATTCACGCCCTTGACTTTTTCGAGATGCTGGGCGAGCGCCACTTCAAACTTTTCGGAGATGCCCAAAACTTCGGCACGCCAAGTCTTCCAGCTAATGCCCATCTTGAGATCGCGGTCAAGAACCTGCTTGAGAAGTTCCTGCACCGGGGCATCCTGATACGAAAGGTATTCGGAAATTTCAGTGATGGCCGCATTTCCGGTAAGGGTGCGGGCAGCAAGGCGTTCGAGAATAGGACGGAAGCCGTCATACCAACCGGAGAACAAATGGTCCGAATGCCTCGGGCCGGCAACGATGTCCTTCGAGGTTACACCATAGGTGATGCTCGGATCCATTGCATCGGCAACGATTTGGTCGATGAGTGCGCTGTGGTGTTCTTTTGCGTAGGCAACCTTCGCAGCGGTGCCGGGGATGGAGCGGATTGTTTCAAAGAAATCAGTCATTGTTAAACCTCCTTCACTTCAAGGATTTCGTGCTCACACTGATCGAGCCCATACAGTTTTTTGCATTCTTCTACGGAGCGGACAACACATTCCTGCTCACGGAATTTGCCATCGCGGCAAAGTTCATCGCGGTATTTGAAGCGAACATGAACCATTATGCCCCCCTTTTGATTACGGCGTATGCCCTGAAATCCTTGCCCTTGCGCCAAGCATCGGCGGCGGCCTTGATGCCGCAAAGAGCGCTTTCATATCTTTCCTTGCAGGTCCACGGGAGGACGCGGGCGAGGAACAAACCGCGAGGCGTGATCGGGCGCTTAGAACCTGCATTGCTCTTGCGGTCATACCAACCGGCGATGCAAGCGTCATAAAGCGTGGTGGCATCGGCTCCAGCCTTGACCACATATTCGCGAAGCGTATCTTTTTCATCGGGCTTGCCAATGAGTGTCAGCAAATCAACAGTGCCTTCGCCATCGGAGGAGGAGCCCTTAGTTACATTGTTCTTATGCTTGGATTCAACGCGGATGTCTGTGCCAGTAAGGCGGCGAAGCTGCGTTGCGACATAGGTGGGAAGTGCGGCATCGCCGTTCGGATCCCAGCGGAGGCAGGCGATGCAGAAAATCAAATTCGCGCGTGCTTCCAATTCATCGGCCGACATCGGCGTGCGGGAGCTGTGGTAATAAACGGCGTAGTCAATAACCTTCTTGCATTGGGCGTAGTAGGCCTCTTTATTTTGTTCCCAACGCTTCCAAACTTCAGGCGAAATTTCGGAGAGGTGCTCTTTATAATCATCCCGGTAAAGACCGGTGCTCGGGCGTAATTCAACAACCATTATTTTTCTTTCCTTGTTACGCGGGCGTCATTACCCGCATGATTTTAATATAGAAACATTTATTGAAAAAGACACTCCTTTTCTGTAACTTTTTCGCAAATTTTTGAAGAAAACGGCGCCGGACCTCGCCCGGTGGTCCGGACTAAAAAGGCGGGAGCATACCCGCCTATGAAATTACCCCGATTGCCTTGAGAAATGGCAGCAGCGCCAGCCCCACAAAGGCAAGCGTGGCGAACCCAATGATGGTCCAACCAATTATGCGATCATTGCGCCGATAATCATCCTCGCACTTCTTGGATGCGTATTCGTAGGCGCCTTCGGTTGTGCCGTGCTTCTGCGCATATTCACAATAATACCACTCGAACATTTCATTCATATCGCTGCCTGCTATTTGGTAGTGGCGCCATCGGGAAGTGTAGTGTATACCTCTTCGAACTTGCGGGCAAGACCCCAAGCATCGTTCTCGCGCCAAAAGTCAAAGCACAAACCAAGATTCGAAGGGATCGATTCTCCGCGTTCATCAAACAGCGATTCCCAAAACTTCGTGATGCGCCACGGGAACGGATCACACTGATTCGACCAAGAGTAATCGGTGAACTTCTTGAGAGGTGCGTAATTCCGCATAAACGTGTCCATCTCGCATCCGGGGAAGAACCACAGAACGATGATGCCCATGTGCTGAACGACAACGCAGTTGCCTGAGCAATCCCACGGCATACCACGTTCAAACCCGGCGGCCTGCTTGAGAAGGAACTGGCGGTAATACATTTCATCACCAATGTCGAGGTTGTCGAAATCATGTGCACCGCGTTTCTTCTTGAGGAATTCTTCCGTGTAGCGGATAGCCCACTTCGCTGCATCCGGAGTGATGCGCGACTGCAAATACGCAAGATAGTCCGTGCGCATCTTATTCAGGAACTTCATCAGTTTTTCGGTCGTTGCCATTCGCGTAGGGACGCGGTGGCAGTTATAGCACCTTGTGCTCATTTTCACTCCTCAGCGCTTCCAGCTTCGCGCTATACTTTAAGTGGTTTGCAAATTCAAAAAGGCACTCGGCAATCTTCGATTCAAGATTGACTTTGCCCAAATACTTCATGAACCGGCTAGTCCCTTCCCGGGCAGCACGCAAATCGGTTGTGTAGTAGGATGCACGAAAATCAGTGTGCCAATCAACTTCGCCAACCTTGCGCCATATTCCAATTCCGTGGGAGATCGGGCCGGCGCATGAAATCTTGATAAATATGCGCTCGATTGACGGGGAGGATATATTCTCATACATTTCGTTCTTCATTTCTTTTTCTCCCAATTGACGTGGGTTTCATAAAACTCCGACCAAGTGTCTAAATAAACATCCTTGCGCAAGTATTCATGAATCGGTCCATAAAAAAGCAATGTCACAAGCGAGTCCTTCAAGCGGACATAACTGGAGCAGGCGCCAGCGCTGCGTTGCCACATGCCGGCGTGAGTAGTGTGCCAAGTGGTCGGATCAATTTCAAATCCGAGTTCATCCTTGAGTCGCTTTGCCAGTCGCTCGCGCTGAGTCATAGATCACCAAACCCAAATCCCGCCAACCAATGCGGTGAACAACAAATCAAAGAGGGTGGCGCATAGCACGGCGAAGCCCCTATCGGAGCAGGCGAAGAAGCCGGAAGATCCATCGCGCGTCCACGCCCAAATTTGAGTTACGACCCACACCACGATGATAACAATAACGGGTAAACTAAGCGTAATTTCCATTTCATACCTCGGACTACTTATACGGGCTTAGTCCCGCGGAACTTGCGGAAACTTTGTGCCCGGGCCTTGATTTTCATTCTTGAGCTTTTCGGTTATTTCCTTGCATATCGCGATGGTAGAGGACATATCGATTGGATGCCCGCTATACCGCCTCGGCGGATCTATGAAAGGCAGGCCGCTGCGCATCATCGGATATCCTGCTACAAACGAGAATGCGAAAATGCAGACGACCGCCAAACCCGGATGAGCATCCATCCATACGGAAATCTGCGCTTGATACGCCGCCATCGCCAAGGTGAGGAAAAACAGCAAGAACAGAAACCACGCGAATGCGGTCCACTTAGCCAACGCGGCCGGAACCTGCTTCAACAGAATTTTCATTTGGCGCCTCCTTTTTTGAATCGCCCATAATTGAAATCGGTGTAGGCAAAGAAAAAGCCTAGAATGTGAAAGTTGAGATCGAGGCAGTTGTCTTTCCCTTTGACGGCGCCATTTGAGTGACACCAAAAATGGAATGTGTGGCGGGGAACCCAATGGCAGCTTACAACCAGCCCCGGTTTTATCCACCACTCAATCAGCATAAGGCTCCACCCGATCGGATGGAGGATCGTGAGCCTTCCCTTAAACAAATCCTTCATAAGCCTACCATTTGAATTTTTTAGCCTTTTCGCGGCACTTGGCTGCCACAGTGTCCCACACGCTGACCCACTGGGCTGCCGTGAGCATTCGACTGCATTTCAAGCCCGAGAACACAATCTTCCACTTGTTGCCGAAGATCCAAAACCGCTGCTCGTCATCATCATTGATGTCCTCGAAAGTGCGGAACATCGATGCATAGCTGTCGGCGGCGAATGCGCGTTGCATCCATATGTGCTTTCTTGCGGCATAGAGTTCGCCATCGCGGGAATCCGGCGGCGGGGGAATGATGCCATCAATGTCGCCATCGGCGGTCAGGCGCACGGATCCATTGATAAGGTCCACGCGCTTCACATCGCGGGTCTTGCCTTCGCGCGTAAACGTGCTTACAAACGCGTCCGGCGGATACAGCAGCATCTGCGCGATTACTTCTTTGTTGCGCATTCTAATTTCTCCATTTCATCCGCAATTTGCGGTTTCTCCAGCGCGATAGCGCATGCAGGTTTTTCAGTCTCTTCGACAAGTTCATACGTCAACTTATGGCGGGCGATTACGCGCTTGCACGCCATCGTATACTTGAAAGAATTGGTCCAATCCTTCTTGACGTTCTTCAGGCGGTCGTTTTCCTGAATCATATCCGCAATCGATGCCACATCACCGGCCGCAATCAATTCACGGGCTTTCACTTCGGCATCCATACGCCGAATGATGCGCTTTTCGATCGATTTCATCAATTGGGCAAGAGCGCTTCTAGCCATGTGCACCTCCTTTGTTTATCTTCGGCGCATTTCCGAACTTGCGGACCATATCGCAATAAATTTTCTGTGCGCGAAGCACACTCGATTCTTCCGGGGAGAAAGCGTGGACGGGAAATGCAAAGATTCCCGAACAATACGAGAGCACCGCAACGTGCCCGTCAATGTGGGCTTCGCCGGAACGCAGCACTATGTGGTGGACAATGCGAACAGACCACTCCTTACCGGCGGCGCCGTTTATGGCCGCCAGCGCCTTCGCAAGATACCATTCCTTGGATCTTCCCTTGTATCTCGTGCCTCGCATGTTGCCTCCACTATTTTCTTTTGGCGGGCGCCTTCACAAAGGCAACCCGGAGTTGTCCGTTAGCCCCTGCTACCAGCATCGGGGCGCTGTATGTTGTTTCCTTCTTCATCTTGTTTCCTTTCATATTTAATACGGGTTAACTTGTCCGGAGTCCGGGCATCGAAATACTCGAACTCGCATTTGATTGCTTGCACCAGCACATCCTCGCGCATGCGCAGCAGGATGGAATCGCGGCCGAGAGTGTTGAGAGCATCGGCATCGCTCAGCCCGACCCACGGATCCGTCTTCTTCAGCTGCTCACGCACAAAGGCAACCAAGTCTGTTGTCAATCGCTTCGCTGCTGCATTGCAAATGGAACGCACACACTCGCCGATTGCATCCTCAAGATATTCCGTGACTTCATCATCGGAAGGACCATTAGACCAGCGCGTGTGAATGCGGGAAAGATAATCCTTGCGAACGTAGACCGGATCCAGCGAATGTGAAACGGTTAGAATGTTAGGCTTGGGGTCCATCCGGCGCCTCCTTTTTACGCTGTTCTTTTTTGTGTTCGAATGCCTTGATCAAAACGTTGGCGAAGGTTGCACGCGCGAAAGTCGCCTGCTCCTGCCCGTAAAACTTTTCAGTCCCTTTCAGGCATTCAATGACGCGTTCGGAAAGATTCACCCCGTCCTTCACCACGGCGCCATCGCCATAGAAGAATTTCGAGAGGTGCGCCAAGAACATCGGATTGCATTCGAGAAACATCTTTTGGAAAGATTCCGAACGCAGCCAATCGCCTTCGTGTGCCTTCATATACGCGGCGAAGGCGTCCGGGATGCCACGTGCCTTCGCTTCTTCCGGGGTCAAATTCGGAATGCGGTATTCCGCATTATTCTCATAGAAGAAGCGCCACATAGAGCGGCTCACCAAACGGCGAGTCATTAGAATTGCAAGATCGTTAGCCATTTGAAGTCTCCTTGCGCTCAAAGTCGTTTCCGGCGGGGACCTGCTTGGCAACCCATTCGCGGAACGCCTTGACGCTTTCAAATCCATAATCGTAAGAGTGGGTGCGCCACAGTGACACACAGCCGGTGTTGCGATTATAGGTCACGCGGTCCACTTCCCAATTCCCAAGGGTCTTCGCATACAAATGCAGGTCGGTGGATGCTTCGCCGTAAAATTTAATGCCGGGGTAATGCTTGGTCAAAATGGAGCGGAAAGTCCGCTCCGCCATTCGGCCAAAGTTCTTCCTCGGCGCCATATGATTCAAGAGCCGCTTGAAGTTCATAGCCGCCTCCTATTTCGTGCAGTGAAGCGCCTTCATAGACACTTCAGGGACACCGCAGAAGAATGCGCCCGGATCATTCTCATCGGCGAGATACCAGGTCTTGAAGATGTTGAAGTGCAAGGCTTCATCTTCATCCAAGTCATCGCGGCGAAGCATCAGCGAGAAGCAGATCACCGCCTGCCCTGCCTTGTGAGCGAGGTTATACAACCTCTGTGCGCGTTCATACGTTTCCTTGTAATCATAGCCGCAAACGGCAACGTGCGTGCGCTCGCAGTATCCGGCGTCTTTCGTGGCGCCGATGTCAAACTGAATGTCCCAAAAAAGGTTTCCGTGTTCCTGCATAATTAAGCCTCCATATCGGAAATGATGAGGATGGAATCAATCGATTCTTCATCGTAGTGTTTGAAGATATAGGCGAACAAGGACTTGCGGTCCGGCGCCTCGTGTTCAATAGTGTGAGTCAGCTTGGTTTTGGTTTTGCCAAAAGAGCGGATGATGACGACATTATAACGGCGCATGATTAGGCCTCCTTCTTGGCTTCGCGATAAAGGATGGTGTAGACCAAAACGACAGTGTCCTGCCTGCCGTTGTTGTGGCGGTCAAGCGTGTAATTCATCGGCTTGATGTCAATCACATCGGCCTGCTCCTTTTCGATCCACGCATTGATTTTCTTATCAATGGACTTCTCATCGTCAATTTTATACTTGCCGCTCTGAGCCGTCCAAAATTCAATTGAGGAGTCGCGATGGAGGTTGTTTCCGGCCGCGTGCGAAACGAGAAACTGGAAGGTCTTGGTCTTAATCATATTCTTTCCTTGGCTTGGGCACTACCCGTGCCCTTATGTCCTAAATATAGATTCCTGTTTTGAAAAAGACACCCCGTTTTCTCAAAAAAAATAAAAAAAAGGCGGCAAGCCGCCGCCCTAATCTTCCGAAAAACTTCCCATTACGTGAATGCGCTAGTAGAAACGCCCAGTTTCTCGGTCAGGCATTGCTTGATGGCATCTTCAAGCACAAGGCGATCGCCAAGTCCAAATTCGGGGCAATAATTCTTGAGTATCGCCTCGGCGCCATCTTCAACATCAAGCGGACCATCAAACGGATCCATCATCGACTCGGCTACATCGGAGTCATCTTCTTCCGGTTCAAATTCATGTCCGCAGTTTGGGCACTCAACCATTTTTACCTCCCTTTTTCTTGACCGGCGGTATCGGTCCGTGTTTGCGACAAAATGCCAAAACCCGCTCTCTGTCGGGCTTCGGCAGGTTTGAAAGGATCGACTTCAGCTGTGCTGCGCCTTCTAATCGCATATACGGCGCCTTCCAGCCTTGTTTTCCTTTTCGCCTTCGTTTGTATCGCCTTCGGCAACTTTGTCGATTATATCAGCGCATTTGCGCAAATACTTCGATGCTTCGCCAAGGGCGGCAACTACTTTCTTGTCAGGTTTCATTTCATTCTCCTTGAAAGGGGTTTTGCGTTGTATTCCGCCCGGATGGCGTGGCTAGCGTCCGTGCCTGCCAAGGCAGCGCGAACGCCAAGACCCTGCAATACAGAAAGATAGTCTTCTGCCGTTGTCGGGCGTGCCCTTCGGACTTGCGGGATGGTTACCGCAAACTTCCAAGCACTGATCTCATCCGGGGTCATTCCTTTGAAATCATAAGAAATATACCCCGTGTGCGGAACAATGCCCGGAACAATTACATAGCCGTCATCTACATTTGCCTTAAATGATTCCAACAGCATACACGCTCCTTAGCGAGGAACGCGGTTGAAACTAATAAGGGTAACTCCGTTCGGATGGCGAGCTTCAACTGCCGCCTTCAAAGTGCGGACCAGCGCGATCCCGCGCATAGAGGTCGCAAACACCGCGGAGACCGGCTGAGGATAACCGACCGGCCAGTAGGAAACGAGATACGCTTCTTCATCATCGCGAAGTTCGTCTTCCGGCTTCGATACCTCAACAGCAACTTCTACGTGGTCCACTTCAGGTTCCGGTCTTTCCTTCAACTGGCATTCATCCGCCGGCGCCAGCTGACAGCCCAAAATTCCTTCGCGGCGGAGGTATTCAAGTTTCTTGTGCGCGTGCGCAAAATCCCAATTACATTCCATAAGGACTTTGCGACATGTGCCAACGCCGATACCGGTCTTATTGGACAAGGTGCGGACCATTTCATGACGGGCACGGAATTCTTCACGGCTTGCCTGCTTAGGCGCAAGCGCTGCGGCATCCACTTCCATCTTCGGGCGTTCAACGCGGGCATCGCGTTCGCTTTGAATAGGAATGTTGGCACAAGCCTTCTTCGGCTTGTCCGGATCGACCGCCGGTTCGCTGCCACAATCGCGAGTCCAAGTCACAGTGTTCTTTGCGGTCTCGCTTGCCTTCAAACGCTCGAGGGTCAAACCCAGCTGTGCGGTGTCGAACGCGACCTGCAAATCGTTTGCCCAAGTTCCGACCATCCATTCGAGGGTCGGGTTGGCATCAACGATGTGGAGGCGGGTGGTTTCATAGTCCGACATCAAAGCAGGAGCAAGCGGATCCGCTGCATTGAAGCAGGCGCCGTGATCCCACGCTTCATCAAGGACGCCCTTGACAATCTCCTTCAACTTCTTGAAGTCAACAATCATTCCGTCCTTGTTAAGACTGCGGTGTTTGGAAGTCACCGTAATTTCGACCTCGTAGCGATGGCCGTGCAAATGACGGCACTTCTGCGCATAGGAGGTGACGAGCCGATGCGCAATCTCAAGTTCCGTGTAGGTTGTTAATTCAAGCATATACCTGTCCTGTTAAAATAATAAACGTTTGGCGCCGACAACAAGCAAGCCGATGAAAGCGCAAAAGGCACAAAGCCCGATTATTGAAAAAACGATCGCGACAAACCAAAGCCACAACTCGCGAAGCAGCACAAGCCAGCCTTGCGACCGAAGTTCCTTTAACCACGCTATGAGGTCCTTTAGATATTTCATCCTTCCGAGCTGCAGTCCGGGGCATTCATGTGGATGTCCAACGGGATTGTATTGCCCTTGGAGCGTGCTTCCAGCTCCTCGGTCGTTTCAGTTACCCCGGACATTTCGGCGATGTCGATTTCACGCAGCTTGCAGGCGCGATCAAGCACATTCACGAAGTATTTGCGCAGATCCGTCAATTCCTTCGTGGTGTTGGCGCGTGATACCGCAAACGGAATAACGGACGTTGCAATGTCCGAAATTCTTGCGTTGACAATCACCGGGGTCATGAGGCCATCTCCTTTACGGGCAAACAAAAAGCCGCCGTTGTGCAGGGCGCTCATCAATGCCTTTTGGAGAGTCTTCTTAGATGTTTCAAGCGTATTCGCTTGTTTGATTTTGTGCTTACGTTCTTTTTTCTGTGTCATAAACCAATTATACGAAAAGCGCCCCGCCCCGGTGAAACAAAAAAATAGTCCAACCGGACCTACCGGTTATTGATTAGAAAACGGGGCGAGGCGCAATTCAGATGTCCCCGCACGAATGGTCCCTTCCGGTTACCCTGCCTCGGGATTGCTCCACCACGTGCGGGGCAGTTTCTCAGTCGTCCAACCTCTTTGAGAGCCGGGCAACCCAAACAGTGTTATGTATCGCCGAACCTATACACAGCGGCATCAATATCATGAATGACAATGTCTGCCACACTGTCGGCTCCGCAATCTTGTCCGAATAGCATACCGCGAAAAAGCCGGTGAGGAACCAATACCAAGCAGCCTTCGCCACCCGATAAAAGTAGTCCCTCCGGATTTGTTCTTTGGAAGGGGCGCCCATTAGTCCGCTTCCCTTTCATCGCATCTCGGCGGATCCTCGGGGCATTCAATGCCAGCCGTGCGGCAAATCTCGCCCCAACTGAATCCGGTTTCATCGCGGACAATCGAGCTGAATGTTTCGCGGTCGGTTGCGATGTCAAGGCAATGATTCACGCGTTCCTTGCCATCGAGAAAGTCCAAGGCGTCCTGACCCATCTTGTCGAACTTTTCACGGATCTGTTCAGTGGCCGCTTCCATCGCCAGCTTGCGCCGCTTCTCAATGTATTCGGTCACATAGGTTTTCGGGTCGTCCTTCGCGATGTCAAACCTCGAATCAATCATCGGCAACTCCTCATACTTGAGAGTCACCGAATCCATTGTCCGGATTCCGTAGGACACTTGCTCAACGCCACGCCCATAAAGGTGGAGTTCCCACTTTTCGAACTTGACGCGGTCCACCGTAATGATGAAAAAATCCTTGCAGCTGTCGATGCCCATAATCGTCTTGCCGACATAGCCTTCGACCTTTTCAACAATGTCCGGATTGACCAGCGCGAGAATTTCACGCATTGCTTCCGAAACCGCGTGCGCCTGCTTATCCCAAATCTCATGGGACTGCCTGCGTAGCTCAACAAACCCTTCAAGGTTCTTGCGGATCTTTTCAACCCTTTCTTTCTTGTCCATATCTAAACCTCCGGCCAATACTCGGACAAAAATTCAACAAAACTTTCCTTCTCGGTCCAACGCGCGTTGTCGGCCAATGTGTATTCCTTGCCATCGATGGCAACAAACACATCACGCGGATCGAAATACCCTTCAACAAAATGGCCCTCGTTCGCATCGCTTACATGCTCAATGAGGATATAAACGAGAATGGGCTTGCAGTAGGTGGGCTTGCGCTGCCCAAACAAATACCATCTCATTTGCCCGCCTTCTTTGCTGCGTATTCATCGATAGCACGCAACGCGGCGCCTTCGCCGTTATCGCGATCATAAAGATACGGATCAATAGTTTCGGAGAAGCGGGCGAATTTCGTCTTGATGACGCGGCCGTGCAGATAGTCCACGTAGTCCACCTGTTCAAGCAATTCCTTCGCCTCATTTACCGACATATCGCCGGGGACAAAGTGAAGGCGCCCAAGGCCGAGCGGCTTCGAATGGTTGTAAAGGGCGCAAAGCACTTCTTCGCGTTCCAGCCCTTTTTCCTTGTAGTTGATTGTGCCCATAATGATTTCCTTATGTCTTTTTCAACATATACGGAAATCACTTGCAGACGCATTCGGATATGTGGTAAACGCAAATACCGATGAGGGTGCCGGACCAAAGAAGAGTGGACAACCAATATGCGATCTTGAGCCACCGCGGGATATCCTCCCGGACAATCTTTACTTCAGGGCGCTTCGGTTTGCTTGACGGACCAAATATCTTGCAATTCTTGCCCTCGTTGCAATCATTGCGGCGGGGACAGATGCCGCACGATCCGCGAAAGCCAAATCCGTGCGGCCAACCCTTCTTGTAAAAAGGGTTGAACTTCTCAAATCCGCACATTATCATGAGTCACCTCAGTCAGGATGGAGACCAGCCGGTTGCGATATTCGCGGAGATATGCCTTCGCTTCAGCCTTGGTGTCAAACAATGCGAACATGCGAGGATGGATTCCAAGCCGCTGCGCGATCGCATCATCACAATACACCGTGCCCCACATCTTGCCGAGCATACGGCAGGCGGGATCGCTATCATAGTCCCATCGCTGGACCTGCCAAGTGTCCTTGTTATAGCGATGGACGCGGGTGCTCATCCACGTAGTCACCACCGCCACAAATTTCCTTGCGAATTTCTTCATAGTTGTCCTTTGTTAAACACCGCGTCCATCGCGCCACGCCTCAAGCGCAGCGTCCGCGTCCCAATTCGGATCTTCAAGCCCTCGCGCGTGCATCGTCCACCACTCGGACTCAGCCATCGCATCGTCAAATTCCTTGAAGCATTCCGGACATAAATAATCGGGGGTCAGCGACTCCCCGTTATACCAAAATCCAACAAGCATTTCGTGCTTGCCGCAATGCGGGCATTTGCCGTAAGAGGTTACCTGCATTATAACTCCGTATGCAAGATCAGCGGGTGCAAAACACCCATATAAGGCAATGCGCGAACGGTATTGAAATCAAAAAACTCCTCCGCGTCTTTCCTTGTCATCTTGTCATTGCCCATCAAGGACTGGATGCATTTTTCATAATCGTAGACAACACGGAAACCGTCCGGCACATCGACATAGCCGACAATCGCGCTGTCAAAGTTTGATTGTCCATTATCGAGGACCGGAACGCGGACGCCCATGTTGTCCGCCAGTTCATCAATTTCTTCACGAGTCATTTTGCTGCTCCTTCATTTCCTTGCGGAGTTTATCCCACATTGCTCGCCATCTGTCCGCCTCGCAGTGCAGGCGGGCACACTGCCCAACACTCCGTGCCGCACCTGCCAGCGATTCCAAGCGGTAAATGATTCCGTGAATCGCCAAACTGCGAAGGGACAAATTCTTCTTGCGAAGGTCCGCGTTTTCCTTGCGGAGCGCCTTGTTCGCATCTTCAAGCATCTTGATCCGGTGCTCCGCTATCGCATACGGATGGGAGTGGGTGTCCACCGGATATTCCTTCTTGGCGGGTGGCGCCGGAACCGGACTCTTTTCCGGAAGACGCATTGCCGCCATCTTAGAAACTTCTTCAGGAGTGCGCCGCGTCATAGTCAGCCCTTCCGGTATTCCGCTGCACGGCGCTCATTGTTCTTCTTGAAGAATCCGTCCTCCGCCATAAACTTCCCTAAGCGGAAGAACAGCGTCTCTTCGCTTTCACAGAAGCCGTCATACGCCACTCGCGCCGGATAGGCGCCAAGGACCTTCCCCGAATCATCCAAGTCGATCACAATGGTCCACCCAAAAATTTGGAGGAATGTGTTGACGAATCGAAAAAGTCCGGTCATGCGAAATTCATTCCAGTCCTTCTTGATGAACGGGACTTCTTCTCCTTGTTCTTTTATTTCCTGCTGTTCTGCCATTTGGCGCTCCTTTCAAAATTGGGTTCACAAGACTATACGGGGTCGGGCGCGATTTCAAAAATTCTTTGTTGCCCGTGCGCATCGACCACCACGCATTTGTAGGGTGCATCATCCGGTTCAGATGCCACCGCCGGCACATCGTTTCCGGATCCGTGCTTGGATTCCAGCCCGGGAGGAATTGGCTTCCCTGCCGCCATCAGGCGCTTTCTTAAATGGGACTTCTGTTGCGGGGTCATTTTCGTGAAGTCCTGCTTTATTGCTTCTTCCAATTTCATCTACTTGTCCTCCTTGTGGCCCTTGGATAATCTTTCCTTGATCTCAAGCGTCAAGATAATGTGCCACCCAAAAATCCAGGCGAGCGCCACCATAAAACGATAAAACATTTTGCAAAACAACTTTTCCATCTACTTATCCTCTGTGGGACATGCTGTGCGCTATAAGCGCCCGATCCCTTTCATCGTTGTCCGGATCCAGCAAGTAGCCGGTTTGCCGACTCGGGGAAAATAAACACTTCCGCCACATGTCCGGGTTTTGGATCCGCATTTGGTCGTATTGCTCCTTCGTGAACGAAAACTCAACATGCGGATCCATCTACTTGTCCTCCGTGCGCCATAAGCGCTCGCGTGCCTCTTCGTCCTCCCGTTCCCATCTTTCCTCATCGGACAACATGAGCCACTCGCATTGCTTCATTATCCACTCCAGCACGCAAAGCGCCAAGTAGGCAGCCGACAAAACGAACCACGAGAAAAAGTCCAATACGCTACGCATTCGACTTGTCCTCTAATTTCTTGAGGACACCTTTGAGAATTTCCTTCGCGCAGTCCGGACAGATATCCGCGTTGGTCGTGCTGCGCCCATACCAAATGTCAATATCGAATTTGATAAAGACGTAGTCGTCCCGATCTCGCATATATCCGGGGCCGGGGAAGTTAAAGCGATAGTCGCATTTCTCAAATTCCTTCCCGCATTTGTCGCAGGTATGCGTTATGGTTACGTTTTTGATTTCTGCCATATTGTCCTCGCGTGTATGCTTTATTATACGGACTTGTCCAACATGGCAACGGGAACGTATATTTCGGAGACGATTTTCCCTTATAGGATTTTACTTGATGAAATTGGAAGTATTCCCGTATCGGTTTCGTGGCAAGGCGAAGGCCGCCGCACTTTATAGACGCGGTGGCGGATGCCTAGAAGTCCACGGCGCCCAAGCCCTTTTTGAACTTTATAATTCCGGTGTTTCTTTTCGTCCAATGCCGGGGACTCCCTTCGAAGCGGTAGTCTTCGACCTTGATGAGGTCTCGCCGGAGTATGCGAACAAATTAGATAATTTATCCCGACCCGGAATCTTTGTTGCGAAGAGTCCGTCCGCCGTTCTCGAGGTGGACGGAAAACTTTATCGAAGAAAAGTATTCTACCAACTTTCGGAACCGGTCAAGTTCGGCTCATACGGCGAAGCCTATATAGCAGCCTTCGCCCGCTTCATACTGGACGCAGGGCTGCCCTTGCTGCCTTGCGACCAATGTATGCACTCGCCTCGGCAAATGACCTTCGGTAAACCTTTTCCTGAAATGGACAAGTCCATCGAAAAAGTCCCGATTGAAGGTTTAACAAATGTCCGTCCGCCGCTCCCGCTGTCTCGCTATATGGCGAAGGCGATATTCGGAATTGACGATGACATCCCGCTGCCCCCGATCGAGTTCTATGCACGTGGACCGGTCCCTGAAGGGGAACGGCACGCATACATTTGGCAGCGCATCGTCCCCGCCGCATTCTCTTGGTTCCGTTACTTTGAGAACACTATCGAAACGCGATGGGGACTAAATCAGGCAGGCTACCAATTCAAGGACTGCGAGGCGGCAATTCGGACCGCGATGCTCCGAATTGGCGTGAGTCCGGAAGAAACGGAAGCGGTGATACGCGGGGCGCTCTATGAGGCATACACGAAATTCAAGGCGCCAACGCTCACATACTATCGCCCGCGTGTTACGGTGGTGAAGCAACGGAAGCCTGCTGTATCGCGCTGGTCGAAGAAGACGGAAGCGGAGAAGCAACGGACATATGCGAGGCAGAAGGAGAATCGCCATCGCAAGCGTTTCCTCCATAGGCAGGGGGTGACGGAGCGCTCGGCAAGCCCTGGCAGGCCGCGTAACATAGCGGTCGGATCTTTGGACGAATTGGAGGCATTATGGACGGCGGGGAAGATCTCGAAGCCGTATTACTATCGCCTTCGTAAGGAGTTGGGCGGAGAGCCGCGTAAGCGTGGACGCCCGCCCAAACCGGAGAATCCGGGTAGACCTTTGAACCCCGAAATTGTCTCAAAATAGGGACAAGTTTTTCGTTCGGTCCTTTTTGCGGAATTTCGTAGCAAATTCCGCATTTTTTGTTGGACAATTTTTGAGTAGGGACAACTTCCCATACGTTCCTTGTATCTTTACCCCATTAACACTTTTCGGGAGGGGAGTCCATTTAAGAGACAATTCCGTAAACGGACGCGTCCGTTCGTTACTTTGGTTGGAAGATGTCCGATAACGTGGACAAGTCCGGGAGTAGGCAGGACGTGTCCGGCGGACATAAATAGTGTATATTTACTGCATGTCGGATTCTAAAGAAATGACACTGCATACGCAAGATGACTTGGACGAGATAAAGCGCCGGGTCAACACCACGATGGTCGATATGGTCGACCGGTCGGTTCAATCGTTGGACAAATTATCGAAAAGGCTTGACCGCGTAGATGATGCGATGGACAAGTTAGTTGATTTGGAGCACATGACGATAAATGAGTTGGTAGCGTATCAGGCATTCATGCGCGAGTCGTTCAAGATGCGAGCGGACTTTTTGCGCACATTAAGTGGTTATGACATTAACGTCTCAAAGGTCCCGGTCAAGGCGGACGAAAATTCTCTTATGGATGAGGATGCTGCTGTTGCCTTGAGGGACGAGGTTATGCGCCGCGATGGATCAAGTCCGCACACATAAGGCGAAGGTCAATGCCGAATTTCAGCGGGCGCATTTGGTAGCAAGGTGCGTCTATACGCCGGAGCCGCATGACGAGTCCGTTGGGTTTGAAACGGACGACCCGGTGATGAAAACGGTTGTGGCGATGCGCGAGCGCTTGGCGGCGATGAATGTATCCAAGGGAATGTTGACGCAGGGCTGGATGCGGTCCGCGTTATTTTTGCGAATGGTCTACCTGATAAAGGGCAGCGAGGGCTTTGATGTTCTTGCGAACGCTATATGGGCATACACCGCAGCGCTTGTGGACAACTTAGAGAAGGTCAGCAGCGACCCGGACATTTTGAATGATGTTCCGCCTGAGGAGCGGTATGCGGCTTGGCGTGAGATGATGCTCACGTTGAAAAAGGGTTTGGCTGAGCAGGTCAAGTTGCTCAATGAAATCAAGGCCAAGAAGATTGAATTTGAGTCCGGCGAGCAGGCGTTGGAATATGGGCGGCGATTGCTGAAGACCGTTCATTTTCCGCGATACGAAGGCGAGGACTTTATTGCATTTGCGGACGCTATAACGAAATTTGGACCGGGCGGTTTGCCGGACATTAAGGACGGCGAATGGGAGCAGGCTGTGGCGCTGGCGAAGGCGATTTTGAAGTATGAGGAGAGCCGCGAACCGGAGCCTAGCGATAATGCGCCGGAAACCGATGTTTAAGGCTGTTAAATTGAAAATGAATGTAAATGTGCGCCCGGCGAGAAAATCGCCTTAGAAGCGCAGCAAATGAGGGTTTTAGAAATGAAGCAAAAGACGATAGAATTTGGTCCGAAGAAGGATTGGGTGAAGGCGGCGAAGGCGTTTGCGAAGCAGGCGTATGGGACTGCGCGATGCAAGGACATTGAGCGCGAGCGCCACATCAACAAGGAACCCGATTTTTGGGAAGACTAACAAAATTAAGTTGTCCACATCAACGAAGGCTTCCCCCTAAAGGGGGAAGGGGTATGGCATGATTCACGTAGTTGACCACGTTAAAGAAAAAGAGTCCGTTATCAAATTGAATCTCACCCGCATATTGCGAGCGCTGAAGCGGGGCGAAGAGGTAGTTGTTTATCATCCGGTTGGCAAGATCCACCAGCGCCTAGCGGACATAAGAGGTGTTGAGTATGTTGCGTGCAAGGGTCTTGGCGTCTGCAAGGACAAGAAGCTCGAAATAGTTGAGCCTGCATTCCTGCTTGCGAATTATGTAGACCCGGCGATGGTGCGCACAATGCTCCCCGCCTGCAATGCCTCGCTATTCCGTTGGAAGGGGAAATTGATGTTTCTCGGCAGGGAAACGAATTACACATTCCGTTGGCACGAAAATCGGAAAATGATTTTGGGCTGGCCGCTCATACACGGCTGGCCTTCTAAACAGCACTGCTATACAAATGAAGTCCTCTATGAATTCAATGAGCGGACAAATACCGCAACGAAGGTCGGCTATCTTTCATACGTCCCGGAAGAGGACCGCCATCGCCTGCATTACATAGGGTATGAAGATGTCCGCCTGATGGAGTGGGACGGGGAATTGTTTGCGAGTTTTACGATTGTGGACAACGACCACCACTTCACAATGGGGCACGCCAAGGTCTTGGACGATCTTACGTTGGGCGAAGTCACGAAGGTGCCGACCGCGAATGCGATTGAAAAGAACTGGCTGCCGATTGAAGGGCGCCCGCATTGGTATGTTTATTCGTTCAAGCCTTATCGCCTCATCAATATGGCGACCGGAGAATTTCGCGATATGGGCGGCGGGACGGAGCGGGTGCTTCGTGGCAGTTCTCCGATAATTTGTCATAGGGGGAAGCGGATATGCTTGGCGCATATCAACAACTGGCCTGCCTGCAAAACATATGTCCACGTTTTTGTGGAATTTGATGAGGACCTAAACATCATCAAGGTCACCAAGCCGTTTTCATTTTTTGGCGCACCGATTGAATTCAGCACTTCGATTTTGTCCGATGGCGGCAATTTGAATGTGGTATTTTCGATTCATGACCAGTTGCCGTATAGGGCTGTAATCGGACCGGATTTGTTTGACGAAATCATGTCGGACAAATTATCGGATAAGCGCCCGGTTCCGAATCTGTATAAGCGCCTATATGGGAATGCGGTGGCGAATGAGAATTACAAAACCGCCGCCGCGATGGCAACATTTGTTTTGGACAAGGATGTCCGGGCGGAAGCGGCCGAATACACGAAGGCGCTGCCGGATGTTTCGGAAGAGAATAAGGCGTTGCTCATACAGCAGCTTAGTGCGCCGTAAGCGCATGTTTAAGCGCATCAAATCAAAAAGGCGGGCAAATACCCGCCTTTGAATTTTATCGCCGGAGAAGCGCTGTATTAAGCGTATTCCTCAATGGCGCCGTTGAGCAATGTAAGGACCTCGCCAAGTTCGGAATCGCCCAATTCCCAAAATTCGGGCTTGAACTTGATATCCACATACCAATACGGCTTTCCGTTCTCCATCTCGGACACGATGTTGTATTCAACATAGTCGTCAAAATCGGACAGCGCCTTCTTGGCTTCCGTTTCGCAATCGCCCTTATCGCCGCAACCCATATCAAGGTCAAAGCCCTTATCGTGCAGGTCCTTCGCGGATCTTCCGATAACGGAATTGAAGACATAAAGGCCTTTGAGGTAGTTGTCCACGCGCGAGAGTTTGCTGCGCAGCGCCAGCTTCGGGCTCAGCGCTTCGCGCCTGCCTTTTTTGTCCGCCTTCAACATTTCAGCCACAATGTCCGACAATTCGCTGAAGACATAGTTGGCGTCCTTGTCATTCAATTCCAAGATGGCGTCCTTGAATTTCAAGGCAGGGAACCACATGTCCTCGCCCTTCGGACCGCCTTCCGGGATGAGGGTCGGAGAGTAGTCAACGTAATCATCAAAGTCGGCAAACTTTGCGGCGGACTCCTTTTTGGCTTCTTCTTCGGTATTGTATCCCACAGGGATTGCCATATGAGAATCGAAGACGTCCTCAAAATCCGGACCCCATTTTTGGAAGCCGGTATGCTTGTCGAACAGTTTGCCGAGTTCACCGATTCGGGTGGTGCGCTGCATCATCGGCTTGGCAGCATCCGGTGCTTCGCCGCATACCCCGCGATAAATGGCATCGGAAATCTTTGTGAAGGCATCCTTCGCTTCGGCGGAGTCAAGTTCAAAAATGGTTGGCTTGAACTTGATAACTGGAGACCAAACCGGTTCGCCGTGAGGTCCGCCCATTTCATCAAACTCAACATTGTAGTCAAGGTATTTCTTCAAGCCGCCGAAAAGATCGTCCGCATACTTTTGGGCATCTTTTTCCGTGGGCATCCCATAGACGGGAACCATATATGGGTCTTGAACGCTAGCGGTGTTGAAGTCCGAGAATGCCATCCCGATTTCTTTGAAGCCGCGAAGGTTTGCACAGAGGTTGTCGTATTCCTTGATCTTTTCTTTTGCCTTGGCACGCTGCGCTAATTTCGGGCTGAGACCTGCTTCGGACGTTTTCCCTTCGCCAAAGTATTCCGCTTCCGGCCAAGAGGTTTCGCTGTCGCCGTTGGACACCTTTGCGATGCCATCGATGAGGTCAATCTCGTTGCGGATGCGATCTTCAACATCGGACAACGTATCGGTGTTAGTGATGACAAAGTCAAACACGAATTGGTGGACGCGCCCGTCAGTAGCCTTGGGCCTGCCTTCGCTCTTGGTCTTGCTTTCGGCAAAGTAGCCATCTTTCAGCACATCGCCGAGATCCGCAAGGAGTCCGGTTTTAGCGTTGGTCGAAAGGCGATTGAACAGCGGCTTGAATTTGATTTGGGCAACCCTGAAGTCGGGTTCGCTTTCATCGGGCTTGATGTAGCGGCCTTCAACGAAGTCGGCAAAAGGTCCGAAGGTGTCGGCAATGTATTTGTCCCACCCGGCATCCGTATTGTCTTCGGCGCCAGTCATGAGCCCAATCCATTCGCCCGTTTCAATGCTGTTGGCAAGGTCGGCGGTGTCGCCGCCGCTGATTTCATTCCACACCGGATTCTTTGCAAGGAGTCCGGAAAGGATGCTTTCATTTTTAGGGGTTTTCATTTTGAGGTCTCCTTTTACATTTCGTGAAGCGCATCGCGAATGTGCTCAAGCAGGTCCGCTTCAATTTCGTTTCGGATGCCAGCGGCATCGTCATAGTCCGACATTGTGTTGTCTTCGATTTCATCAGTATCGGACCACCACTGAGTAAATTCGCCACCACAGAAAGTATAGCGAATTAACGGCTCGCGGTCAACGAGGAGTTCCACCGAGGAGGTGGGAATGTCCAGCCCGGGCGAATCAAAAGTGGTGATGAGACGCGTTTTGGTGCGGCGGCGATCGCGCCCATCAAAATAGGTGTCCAACATATTGTCGAGCGCCTTTTGAAAGTCGACCGCGTCCTTGTCCGCATCTTGGTTCGGGCTGATTTTATTGATAGGTTGTCCGGGGTGTCGTTTCATACCTTCGTTTTCTCCGTCCGGATCTTTATTCCAAGCGGATGTCACATCCAACACTTCAACGCCGGGGAAGGCTTGCGGGACCAATTCCCTGACCATATTGAGGAAAAACTTTTTCGCATTTTCATCGCTGTGGTCTTTGTAATAGGCGTCAATCAAATTGTCCATCTTCTTGGCGCCTGCTTTCAATTCCGGATGAACGTGTGCGAGCGCATCCCCGAGGACATGGGCAACGTGGATAACATCAATTCCACCAACGCGAAGAATCGGCTGCTCCTTCCCATTTAATTTGTAATGGAGGTTAAGTCGGCGCATCGAGTTGTAGTAGCGATGATACCAATAGTCGCCCGCGTGCTTGGCGAGAATATCGCCAGCCCCTTCGGACTTGCCTTTTGCAAGGTAGTCCTTGACGGCGGCAATGCAGTCCGGGCAAATGTCGGCGTTGTCCGCATAGCCTTTTTCTTTCAGGTATGCTTTCACATCCGGTTCGAGTTCATCGAGATAGAATGTTTGGCGCCAGCCCTTGCCGCAATTCTTGCAGCGGCCAAGATGCGTTCTTTTGGCGCCTTCATTTTTGATGAGTTTGATTTTCGCCATAAGGAGCGCCCTCTACTTTTTGCTTTCAAGTCCGGCGCTGTTGCCCGTAATACCGGGAGCGCTGCCGCCGAGGTTCTTCAAAAAGTCTTGGCACCACACAATCGCCTTTTCGCAAGGATCAACGCTTGCGGTGAAGAAGCGACCGACCGGCCAAAACTGAATGATTTCGCCGCCGAGGAAATGTCTTCCGGCATCGTCCTTTGCGCTGCCCATCGGATGCCCATACGCCTCTTCGGATATGGCGTCCGCGAGTGCGATGGCATTTTCCGGCGTGCCGCAATCAATCATAAACGATTCTGTGTAGCGGTCGCCGCTGTTGCGGGTAACGGCACCGATTGATTCATTTTTGGGAGCGCTTTCACGGCGCTGCAATTTGATTCTAGCCATTTGAAATCTCCGTGTTGATAGTAAAGTCTTTGAGGTCCGATCCAAATTCGCGCAAGAGCCAACGCAGGTCGGAAGGCTTGACCCTTTCATCAAACACATAGATGTCAAGGTCATTGCCCGTTGTATTGTTGGACCAGTCCGATTGGACTTCGCCCATCATAAAGTGGTTGTCGAAGTCGTCCACAATTCCGTTCGCGTCCGCATCGTCAATGCCTTTGAGCGTAAAGACGGACATGATGTGGTAGGCTTCGTTTTTCGGCTTGGCGCCTTCATTCTTTTTTGTGAGTTTGATCTTAGCCATCATAACCTCCTTATGCGCTCGCAATCATGACAAGCGCTTCTGCCGGATCCATATCTGCGAGTTCTTCGTATTCATGTGCGGCGCCGAAGAAGGTTCCGCTCATCAACGTCACCGGGTTTGCAAAACCGGAATGCAGCGCAATGACCTTGAATTGGCCGCTGCCCGGCACCTTCGTAATCTTCACAATCGCCTGAACATCGGAATCGTCCGGATGGATGACAAAGTGGTCAATGTAATTGGGGTCGTCAACCGTGAAGCGGTCAATCGCATCCTTGTCGAATGCTTCTGCCTTCCCGGACTCATTTGCCCCAATCTCGTAAACACGGATATCGGAAAAAGTATTCCAGCCGTCAACAAGATAGGACATTGAGGTGATTTTGTCGATGCCATTATCGCGCTTGAACGTTTCAAGCGTGATGCCATCATCAAACACTTCTCCGTAGCGGTATTCGCGATCGTTCACGCAAATGCTTTGTTCGTAGTCGTCACTTGCCGCTGCCTTGACTTCATCCCAAATTTGCTGCTCCGGCGTTTTCCCGGATTCAGGATCTACCGACCATTCTTCGATGATGGTGCCAGCATCGTCCATACGCCCACCTTTAACAGTGTATGCGCGAATGGCGGTGCTTGCCTCATTCTTTTTTGCCAGTTTAATCTTCGCCATTTGAATACCTCTTAATGAGAAAGTTTGCGGCCGTCCTCATCCTCCTCAACGGTGGACGAGAAATCCTTGCTCGGGTTTTTCTTTTTCTTTTTGGCTTCGGATTTCATCGAGGCGTTTTCGCCAGCCTCGGCAAGGTCGGAACCGAGTTGGGCAATGTGGGCGCCAAGTTCAGCCCAAGTCTTACAACGGGTCTTGGATCCGCGAACGCAGGTGCGCAATTCGTATGTGAGCTGCTCAATGCCGTTGATGGCATCTTCCAGCCCTTCAACATCTTCCCATCCGTCCCAACCTTCAAAGCCGCTTTCGCGCTTCTTGGATTCCTTGAGCGAATAGCCAAGTTCACGGAGGACCTTGCCCACGCAAACCTTCTCGGTTTCGGTGGCATCGGTTTCGCCGGACTCACCATTCACGGACACCTTATAAATGTCCGGGCTTGTGTTGCCCTGCCAGTCGTCATCAACCTCAATGTATTCAACATTGACCGGAAATTCCTTTCCGTCCTTGATGCCGATGTAGGCTTCGGAGTATTCGGGGTGCTTGCTTACGTTGCGGCCTTTGAGCAATTCATAGGCGTAGTAGCAATCCTTGACCGAATACGGGTCGCTGTAAGACAAATAGTCGGTGGTGTTGGTGTTGCCGCGATCCCACTTGAGCCCTTCTTCTTTCACAAGGAACTTAATCTTGTCCGCAAGGAATTGCTTGACGCGTGCATCGGACATTCCATCCCAAAGGTTATAGACGGTGCGGCCGCTATCGCCACCCCAATGGGCGTTGTCGATTTCAAGGTAAATTTTGTTGTCCTTGAGAATCGGGGTGGCGAACTTCCAGTAGCCACGCATACGCGGGGAGTTTTCCCAATAGCCGTCACTCATTTGTCCGAATACGGAATCAATCATGTCCTTGAATTTGGCGTCAAGGCCGAGATCGACCAAATGCGTGTTTTCGGATTCGGTTTTTGATTCAGCCGGAACCAGCGTTTTCAATTCCTTCGCGATGCGGGTCATTTCGGTTTCATCGCCCGCTTCGGCGGCATCTTCCCAATCGCCAACGAGCGCACGCACCTTCTTGCGGAAAGCCGCGTCCTTGTTGGCAAGTCCCATAATGTTATGGACATCGCCATAATCAATTTCACCCGAGATTTGGGCAATATCTTCCAGCTTCGATTCCATAGGTCATTTTCCTTTTAAGCCATTGGAGAAACCATATCACGCAGCGCCCTGAAGTTGAGCGCGATCTCCGCCATAAACGACAAAGTCAGGCTGCCGTTCGCCTCGGTGCCTTGCGCAAACTTTTCAATCTTAGAAATATCGTTTTGGACCAAGTTGTCCAAGAAGACGCGGACCTTGTATTCCCATTCAATGCCGTTGCCCATTGTCATCGCTTCATCATAGGAGGTGACGTGCATAACGATGGAATCGTATGCGGGGTCGGAATAGTAGGACTTATCGCCGGGATGCTGCAATACCTCTTGCATAGAAACCGGCGCCCAGTGTTCGCCATCTTCATTCGGCGCCAAAGAGCCTTCCGTATAAACGTAGCCATCGGCGCTGTCCGTGATGCAAACATAGGCGGTGCTGCGATCGGTGCCATACCAAACGTGATCGCCGTAGTAATAGGTTTTATTCCATTCGGCGGATTTGTATTGGCGATACCGGCGGCCCAACATACAAACGGTTTGATATGTGATGGCGGTTGAAAGTCTGCTCCCGCTATTGCTGGAGTCGCCATCGTCCGGGGTAGGTAGTTGCGTATTGAAATCGAAGTCAACCGCCCATGCGGACGTGTCGCCCTCTTTCACTTCGACCGGAAGAATACCGGTGCACGGAATCATGCGCACAATGGGGTTGCCGGCGATACCGGTGGTTTCGCCATCATCAACCGTAACCTCGTGGGACGTTGCCGCGATGTCATAAGGGCTTGTGCCAAGCGGCTGACCATCGAGCAATGCTGCTCCATAAACCAAAAAAAGCTCGCCGCCCGAAAGGGCGCGTGCAATTTGAAGGGAGCCATCATTTGTAAGTATGGCGATCATGCCTCTTTCTCCGCAAGGCTGAGGGTTGCCCAAACGATTGTATGAAGGGCGCCTTCCGTCCTCGCGCTACCAAGCACGCGACCCGCCTTGGTCACCACCACAGCGTTTTGGTCCGCATCATACGTGAATGCCACATCGTTTGAATACAAGGCTGCCAGCCTATCCAGCAAACCCTGAAACTCCGGGCCGGTAACATTTGCCTCGGCCTTCTTATGAACCAATCGTATACTCATATACTGAATATACAAAAAATTGGCGCTTGGGCGCACTACCCGTAGGTGAATGTAACCTTCGCGATGTCCACGGTTCTGCCTTGGCAGTATTCCTCAATATCCGCCGCAGTGAGCGTGTATTTGCCAAGCGTAAGACCGAAGGCGCCAATCACGGTTCCGTCCGCGTCCTTCATGTATGCGGAACTCGGGAAGCAGTTTTGGAAGACAAGCGTATCGCCGTCCCAAACATAGGCGAGTTCTTCGCCGCCGTGAATCTCGGTGGTGATCTTCGCCAGCACGGACTTGAGTGTATCCACACTCCCTTCAAAGGGGTAGATGTCCATTCCAACAACCTCGGCGCGATCCCATCCGACAAATGCTTCCGTTTCGGACAACTGCCACGTTTCCTCTTCTTCGGAATCATTCAGCACATACATCCAGCGCAAGCCCAGTGCGGTGTCAATGTAAAGTCCTTTCGGGCGGTAGAGCGCCGTAACTCCGACATAGCCGTTGGCAAGCATCAAATCGCTTTCGTCCGTAACCTCCGGATCCGTGACGTTGCGGAAGTGGTCCGTTGAAGTGGACTCCTTCAATCCAAGAAGTCCGAAGGTGTGGGTGGACTGCCAATAGCGAATAAATGTGTTGTTTTCCAAATCGATAGCGCGAATGCGGAGCGGATACTGGACGCGGTCAAATTCATAAATCTTGGTTCCGCGTTCCTCATTGACGCGCGTAGGCACCAGCTCGGCCCACTCATCCGTTTCCGGATCAGCAAGGACAAATACCCCGGTCTCAATGTCCACATAATTGTGGAGCGCCCTGCTGAAGTAGCGGGTCGGGAACAACTCAATAACGTTCTTGCCGCCGGAGCGCTGCCCATCGAGAACGCTTGAGAAGATCGCCGTTTCCATTTCGATTTTGGATTCGTCATACAAATTCATGTGGAGGCGGACCCAAACATAGATAGGAATTTCATAGGCGATAACATCGGCGACCAGCGCCGAATACGAACCAGCCCACGCAGAAGCCTTCACCCAAGTCTTGCCATCGCCAAGATCCTTGACGGCATCCTCGGCGAGGCGGGCAAGCACGTTAAGATCCGCATCGTAGTAGCGATTGTTGAAATTCTGTGTAGGCTCAATTTCTGCGAAGCGATAGCGCGTGACCCATTCGCCGTCCGTGTATTGCTGAATGGAGCAACCGGACTTATCTTCAGGATCATAGCGCAGGGCGCCTTCTTCCGCCTTGCCTTCGGAACCGAGCGGCTCAAGCGTTGAAATGTTGGCGACCAGCTTGCGGAGATTTTCGTGCTGCTCGTAAATGTCCTTGACCTCTTTTTCCTCATCATCGGTTTCCGACTGGCAATAGTATGCAATCGAAGGTTCCGAGAGGGAAAGGTTTTCAACATCAAGGCCGACCGCACGCATACACATGCGCAAGCCATCATAAGTGTTGCGGGTGCGCACCAGCAAGGCAAACAGCAATGCGGACCACTTGGCGCCGCATTCATCCATAATGGATTGCGGGATGCCGACCATATGCGCATACGCCTTGCACATCTCTTCCGACACGCTCCACGTTTTTGCGATCACCGCGTTGGACGCATTGGTATGCGGAATGACGTAGTATTCGGAGAGGAGCGGGGAATTGTCCATCTGCATGTGGTTGTAGATTTCTTCCCACGCCGGATTGAGATAATGTCCCGGCGGATAAATCAAGGTCGATTCATCCTGAATGTCCGTATGCTTGCGCATGAACAACCGGGTGGCGTTCTCATTCACATATGAGACAATATCATCGGAATTGTAGTCCGCATAATTCTTTTTGTCGTAGTGGCCGCGATATGTGCCGAGCGAAGTGGTATGCGCGATGTCCACCCAAAACGGATAGCCTTGGCTGTCCACCGTAACCCAAATATGTTCGATCGCGCCTTTGCGAATAGGCAGGCGCCCGCGGGGAAGAACGAATGTGTCTTCTTCCAATGCGGCAAAGCGATAGAGGTAGCCCTGGCGCCAATAGCGCGTATCATTCAGGGAAGTGCCCTCAGGCGCATTGACAATACACACATAGGAGTTTTTGCCCTGACGGCGCACGGTTCCAACGGTATAGCTGCCGGGCGTGCGCTTATGGGTTTCAATATCCATATGAGTTATTTCGCCCTGAACATCGGGGTAGACCGGCTCCTGTAATTGGAGCATACGCTGTTGATAAACAACCACGGAGCCTTGCGGGAGTTTCAAGCCGGTGATGAAGATCGTGGAATCGCTTTTTGCCTTCACGGTTTTGCCGGCGCCCCACGCCTGAATGCCCGCATACTTTGAAAGGTTGTTTGCCCTGATGGAAGGATGTTGGTTCGCCTGCATGAATCCGTAAAGGGGTTCGCCCGCGGCGTGGAGTGCTTCCATAAACTGCGGTTCCATCACGAGGCGGTTAAGCGTCTTGATGATGTAGCTATCTCGAACCCAGCCCGCGGCGGCCTTACGGAGAAGCGGGCGCTGCTGAATGGAAACATGCGCCTGCCAAAAGATTGAGGACATGCGCTTGTTGAGATTGATGCGGTAGTCAAGGCGGAACAACCCCGGCACTTCCGTATTGGGCCGGTTGGCTGCTACCTTAGAAGAAATGTTGACGCGCCTGCCTGCCACTTCAAGGTAGACAAGCGGAATGTCCGGAATGAAATCGGAGAATTGGTCGATCAGGACCACTTCGGGCGGCACCTGCTCGATCTTCACATACATCGGATTGTCTTCCGGTTCGGGGCCTGGCGGATCCGGCGGAACAACTACATCCGCCGAAATAAATTGCCTCCAGTAGTTTGCATACAAGTCCGCATCCTTAACCTTCAACACGGCGGAGTCGCGCGTTTTCGAAACCACCACATATTCATGCGGCTCATACGATTGATTAAGGCGTTCATTAAGACTAGTCATCCAAATCTCCTATGGGCAAGAATTCATATTCAACGGCGGTGATTTTGTTTCCGGACCAAATGAAATGACGCTTCGCCATAAACTCACGAATACACGGACCTTTAATCGAGCGGGTCGTGCCCGGATACCAGCTCCACGCCTCCTCGCTTTCGAAGGTGTAGCGGTCGGTCAGGCAAACCGGAACCGATACGCTCGAAAAGCACTTGACAGTGACAATCATTCCATCCGCTTCCGCCTTCATCGGCGGGGTGGTAGAGTTCGTGTAAGTGCTGTCGGCGGCTGCCCTCACCGGCCAAATCAGGTTCGGGGATCCGAACATGCTTGCGGTGGTGCCTACGCGCACCTTATACCAGTAAATGCCGTCAGTGTCCTGCCAGTAAGGAACGGAAGGGCGCGTTGCCGAAGGAACCCAAGCGAAAGATGGCTTCCACGGCGACCCGTGTTCGTCCATATAAATTTTGTCCGGATAGAACGGGTTGTCCACCAACGGCTTTTCATAACCATTGATAGCTTCGCCGGTAGCGGAGAGCGGGAGGAACGGAATGTAGGCGGTATACTTGGCATCCGTTTGTGGGCGCGTGGTGCCCACGCTCGCCCCATACCACGCATTGAATGATTCCACCGTAATGCGCTGTTCGCCAGTGCAAATCAATTCGGTCGTCTTGATCTCATCGATGCGGGCGCTGACAACATCTTCTACTTCCGCATCCGGCGCCAACACATCATTGAATGTGCAGTTGCCCAATGTGGTATTCGTCCCGGTGAACTCTTGGATGGTGAGTGCCAGCGCATCGATAGTCCCGGTCGAAAGGTCTTCGATTTGCGGGAAGATGATTGAAAGGACATCGCCATAATCCTCGTTATTAAGCGATATAAGCCCGTCAGTTTTGAGGGCGCCTACTTCTATGGGCGCATCCGAAATAAGGCCGTAGAACGCGCCTACGGAGGCAGAAGCGGAGCCTACGCGCCACTGCGCCGAGTGCTCGCCATTGATGAACGTGATTTTTTCACGGACATCCTTTTCCGAGAACATAAAGACATTCCAAACACACGGCACATTGAAGATGCTGCCGTCCGAATACTCGAATCCAACATAGCCTTCGGGAACTGTGGAATCTTCCCCCAATGAGGAGTCGTCCTGCTCCGCAAGGAGCCAGCTCCATTTCTTGAAGAATTCGTTTGCGTCATGAATTATATCATGCGCAACCTTGAGCGAGGAGTCACTATCCAAAAGCATAGGCGCCTCACAGTTTATACAGCCAGTTGTGTGTTACCGATGCGCCGGGATTGGTCTCTTCTTCAAGCTCCGCCATAAAGCGGGTGCATTGATAAGTTTTGAGCGCACGCAGCGTTCGGATTTGGGCTTCTCTTCCGGTCGGAGTAGACACGTCATCAATTCGGATCGGCACAAGACCAGTGCTGCCGCTATCGCCGGTGCGTGCATAATGGATGCGCCCGATTTGATCGTCAAGCGGGAGCCAGCGGATTCGGTAGCCGCCGTCAACCTGCTCATACATCTTGTAAGGCCAAGTTGCGACAAAGTTCGGAATGAAATCGTAGGACGAGCCTAACGCGCCCAGCAATTTAAGATCGCCGCCCATCTCCGGGGTGTCCCAGTAGATGTGAATGGTATTTCCGTTAAGGGCGGAGATGATGCTTGCCGGGGTGTAAGTGCAATCGGACCAAGTCGGCTCGGAATAAATTCCCGCCGCTTCAAGGACGCTTACATTCCCGGTCCAAATGTCCCCGTTAGTCGAGGCATCAAGGTCGCTAGTTCTCAACCCTTCAACGCCGAACTTCACCACCTGCTTGCGATACTCGATCTTGCCCATATTGAGGGTATTCGTGGTGACGCTCTTAACAGTCAGCGAACCCTGAATGCGAGTAGTTCCGGAGATTGTGGTGGTCCCGGTAAGCGTTGCGTTCACAATCCTGCTCGCATTAGCATTCAAAGAATTGATGCTCGCGTTTTGGATGGATCCGCCCAAAAGTGCCACGCGGCCGCTGATAGGCAAAGTTCCACTAATGCCTTCAAGTCGAGATGCCGCAACATACCCCGCAACCAAATTTGCGCGGGTTCTATTCGGCTTGATCATTTCGATCTCGCCGCTGTCATTCATACGGATGATTACGGAGTCATTTCCGTCCGTAAGCGTAAGTTGCGAAAAGATGCCGCCAAGGTAGCGGTTGATCGCTTCGCGGATGGACGGCATCGAAACCGTGTATTCAACACCATCGGCATCGCGCAAGTTAAGCGTAACCTCGCCGGGCGCTTCAATCAGTTCCCGCCACTTGGCAAGAATCGCAACAGCGTCCGCGTGTGCTTCGCGAATGAGCTTGATGCCTTCACTGAAATCGGCTGACTTTCCCATTTATACCTCGTTCATTTTTTCAAAGCGTGCCCAGCAATTCAACCCGTAGCGGTATACATTATTCGCAACCATACACCCGTGGAAAATCGAAAGTCCATTTCCGATGAGAGTGGTGTGGGAAGACTGCCCGTATGAGGAGAACGTTAAATCAACGGTGACTCCATCCGGAACGAATATATAGAAGTCGGACATGTGGACCACATCATTATCCGGCAGTTTAGGGCGGAACATCACTGACGGGTGCGTGCCGCTTTTAGCAAACATAAAGCGAGGGACCGGCCATTCCGTTACTGTAGAACTTCCATTATCAAGCGCCTGCGCTACGCCTTGAATGCCATCCGCATCGTAGGTCATTTCTTTTCCGGAGCCTGCAAACGCAAGGCCGCCAGCCGTGAGAAGACCGCCACCACCTCTTGTCGTGGTGTGCACCGAGTTGAACGTGGGGTTCGGCGGAAGCGTTCTTGTATTGATGGTCTCGATAATCTTTTGGATGTTCGGGATGGTGTATTGAACCGGCTCGCCGCCCTGCCCTTTCAAGTTGAAGGTAACGTCCTGAGCCTTCGAGGAGAGCATATCTCCCCACTTTTGAACAAGCGTCATCACATCGGACTGCGCGTTGATAAGAGCCTTGAGCGCCGTCTCAAAATCATAATGCATCTCAGCCATTAGTTAGCCTCCGAGAGAAATACCTGCAATGTGCTTTGCGCCACATATTCGTTTGTGGTCAACTGGATTTCATTGACCTGGACTGGGGTGATCTCGGCAATGTCGCCGTTTTCGTCCGTATCGTTTTCCACATAGCCGCCTTCATTGGGCGCCTTCGACAATCTTGCAAGCGAAATATACACCTTCGTAATGCCGAATGCCTCGGTCAACTTAGAATGAAGTTCGGCGGCGGACAAGCATTTGCCGACATGATAGCACGCATACTTTTGAATGAAGCGGGTAACCTCTTCATTCTCCTTGTAGGCGCCGGAGTAGGCGCAGCGGATCTCAACCTTGGACGCGATGCAAGGCTCCACCACAACCGAGGTGAAACCAAGTTTCGGCGCCAGTCCGAAATACCCCTTCAATTCCAGCTCGTATGCGGCCTGCGTGATCGGGACATAATCGTCAATCTTGTAGACGCTATACGGGGAATCCTTCGGCAGCGCTTCAAGGTCGTCCTGAGAAATCCAGTAGTTGGCGCCATCATCCGTTCCCGGTTCAATCCCATAAACATCCGCGATTGCCACATAGAGCATAGCGGTTGCCGCATGATAAACGATGTTACCGGACTTGTAGGAGTGCTTCGCTTCCCAGTAACGGCGCCCTGCCACCATAAGACCGGACAGCACGATAGTAGCATTGTCATAGCGGAATGCGGATTCGGCATTCAAGCCCATCGCTTTCAGTCCCGCATAAATGTCGGCGGGGACAATGACTTGCCATCCACCGGCCGGATCTGTAGGCAGCACGCCCTGAATCGTTCCCTTATCCTTCAACAGCGCCACATAGAGGGCGCCTTCGTATTCAACCATAGAGCCGTGCGGGTAGACCACCTTCGGCTTGTATTTGCTTACGGGGAAGTGGCGATTCTGTTGGCGCCTTGCCGAGCAGGATTTGATCAGCGGGATTTTCATAACCTCGGTGACCAAGTCCTTCTCATCCGTAATCTTGCCGGACGCAAACATTTCAGCGACCGCCCTGGAGCGGAACATTTCCGGGGTATCACCGGTGCTCGGCTTGTCGAGGAGCGGGATGCCATCCTTATTCAAGGGAGTGACATCGCTGTTGAATGTGATGGTTTCGTTTGCCGCCTCGGACAAACTATCCGTCTTGATGTAGGAAACGCGCACCGCCGTGATGTTGGCGAACATTTCCTTGTTGTTGTATCCGGCGCCAAACACTTCGCCATCGCCAAGCGTAATGACAAGTCCGCGTGCCGTGTGTTGGCAAAGAACCAAATAGTCCTTGTCCGAGTAGGCAAGGAGTTCCGCCATCGAGAAAATCGGGATGACATCCTGATCAATGCCTTCGAGATGGACGCGCACTGACGGGGTCCAAACCGCCTTGTAGGTTTCCGGCACATAGATGGATTGGAATGTGCCCGGCGTCAGGTCAATATCGCTTGCCTCGAAGTCTTGCGTGACATACTGGCCGGCGCAGTAGAGCGCTTCATATTTCTGTTCGCCGAGGGAGGTTTTCTCCTCAAGCGATTGAAATTCGTAAAGAATCAGGTTGGCGCTGGATCCATCGCGCAATGTGATGGAGCCTACCGAACTGTAAAGGTCGTATTCGCGGAGCGAGGAAAAGAGGAACGGGTTGCCCTGATGGATGAGCGGCGGCGTAATGCTTTCAATTGAGTTGAGAAGGAAACCTTCGCCCAATTTAAGCAGGTAGGCGTCATTCGCCCTGAAGATGTCCATATTGAGCAAATGCGAGGCGGCACGCGCAGTAATCATGTCGTTGCCGTAGGACAACATTTGAACGGCGCCACGGGCCTGCATCCCATACAGGGCGGACAATTTATTCAGCGCATTAGGCGCCGTGCCTAAACGTTCCTGAATGGTTTTGTTAGCAAGTGCGAAGTGGTCAAAGAATTGTTGCACGATACCCTCGATCTGTAAAAGGCAAAGCGCCCTTTCCTAAATATAGACTTGTTTGAAACCAATATCAAGCAGCCATACCAAAAAACGGAGGCGACCAATCAAGGTGCCCCCGTTCCTATACGGGTTGTATTGATGACCCAAACTTTAGCTCGGAAGTTGTCCGTGGAGCGGGCGGACTTTTCTTGCGGTGAGCTGCGGACGTTCGTTGCCCGGTCGCTTGTTGGTTATGCAGGCCACCAGCTCTTCCTTCGTTTTGAATCCGTCAATGTGCTCGCCATCAGTCCCATCATACAGATTCCACGGCTTGTCCGGGCTGTAATCGCTTTCGTCCGAATCATCAAACTGAATCGTGTAGATGGCATCGCCCTTCTGTGCGATCAGCAATTCCTCAAAGCGGTTTTCGAAATCGATGGTCCAGCCTTGCTTCATAAGCATATCGGCGAGGAGCTCGTAACCTTCAGGGTTGACCATCCCATAGTGGGGAATGACCTCGCGCTGCTTCGCTTCGGATTCGCTGTTGATGGCGCGGGTAAGCATCGATTCGATTATGTCCATAAGATCCGGTCTTCCGCACATTTCGTGTTCGATTATGGTCTTGCCATCCGGGGTCATGCGCATGACCTTGTAGTCGCCGGTCGGAGTTGCGCTTGCGAACTTCACATCCACCACGGCGCCGATCTTTCCAGTGGTTCCGTTATGGGCGCCGATACGGAATGTATCGTAGCAATGCGTTTCGTCATTCAGGAGCAGGCTGACGGCGCAGTCATATCCGAGATCCTCAACGATCTTAGCAATCTCGGGGTAGAGGTTTTTTTCGAGATTGTCGAAATCTTTGAGGCGGTCTTGAAGTTCGCGCCTTTGAGATTTCAAATCAAAAAGAATACTTGCCATTTCATTACCTCAGGTCTTCAGGTTGATAGCCAAATTGGGCAGCGATGTGCGCCAGCACTGCACGCGTAACGATCTTGCGTTCCGGGGCATTGAGCTTGTTGTCCGTAACGTCCGGATCCGTGTTCGCAATGTGGTTTCCGGCATAGGTGGAAAGGGCGGTGATTTCGTGGAGAGCCTTATCGAGTTGACCATCCTTCTGCAGTTTATCAAGAACCTTGCGCACCTCCTTCATAGTGATGCGGTTCAGGACTGCCTCGGACTTGCGTTCGTCCGCAACGCGGCGAGCGGCCTCGACTGGGCCGACCCCATCGTTCCAGCAATCATCAATCATCGCCGGATTCATGTTAATCAGGCGGTCCGCCTCGTCCCCGGATTTGCCCATATCCTTTGTGAGGGCAGTCCAAATATCAAGGCAATAAGTGCGAAGATCCCCGCCCTCGTTGAGGCCTTCGCCCTTGCGATTGCTCCAAACGACTTCGCTTTCGGTGTGGCCGTTTTCTTTCCAAAGAGCAACGATGTGGTAGAGACCTTTCGGGTTTTCGCCCAAAGCCTTTTCAAGGGCGGAAATAACCTCCTTGTCGGATCCGGATGCGATATCATCCAGCTCATCCCCGTCCTTGTCAATTTCATAGAGGGTATAGTAGTCAACCGTGGAGTGGCGGTCCATAGAACCGGGCTCCTTGATTTTCTTTGGAATCTTTGCTTCGGATGTGCCTTCCAGCTTGGCAATCGCATTTTCGATTGTCTTAGGCGTAAGACGGATTGTGAAGGAGCAGGTCGGGCGACCCCAAGAAGAGGATTCTCCGCCCTTATCCCACTTGCCGTCATATTCCTTTTCAATGACCTTGCCTTTCAGCTTGACCGATTTGCCGTTGTGGCGCACAGTGAAGGAAACCGTATCGCCTTCCCAAATGCCGGATTTGTCGGAGCACACCTTTTCCTTGTGGGTATGCCAGTTGGGGTTTCTCGGATCTTCGCTGCCGCCGAAACCAATCGTGGCGCCATCCGTGATAGTGACTTCTTCGGGCACACCATCATAGCGGGCGTATACACAATTTTCGTTGCGCGTCTGCGCACGCTTGAGCGAATCCAATCCAGGGAAAACATCCCAACCGCCAAACCATTCCTCGTATTCACCATCGGGAAGTCTTCCCAACCTATCGAGGTCCTTGGCGGCATCTTCGTTCTTTTCAACAAAACTCAATCTCGGCATAAAATCCTCTTTCGACTTAAATATACGGACAAGTCCTATCCGCCATACTTGGCGTAAAGGTCGCTGTAGTTCCTGATGATGCCCCAGTAGGTTTCATCATCCAGCCCGGCGTCCATTGCGGCGGCCTGCGAATCCATCAGCATGTTGTATTTGCCGCCCATTTGAACCTTGCGGTATGCGGCAAATTCGTCCGCCGTGATTTCATCGGCGCTCTTCGGATTCAACTTTTCATTCTTCTCGACAACGGAGAAGAGGGGTGTGCCGTGGATCTCGGCATCCGGGTTTTCCATAAAGAAAGCAGTCAGTGCGTTCTTCTTTGCGGTTTCTTTGTCCGGCCCAACGCCATAGGCGATTGTTTCCTTGCCGGAGTATTCGGGGTCAAATTCGTCAAGATACTGGATCTTGGCGGAGACCTTCATTTCCCAACCGCCGTTATCCAAGGCAATTTGAAGCGTTTCGTCAAGGGATGCAAACTCGTCCGTGAAAATCTTTTCGAGTTCATCGAGATCCTTGAAGTTCAATTCCGCAACGACTTCGGAAGTGCCATCCTTGAGATTGTCCGCATAGCGGCCAATTACGCCGACATCCGGAAGAATGCGCCAAGACACGCCGCACAATTCCCCGTCCATTGTTTTGGGGTAAACATCAATGCCGCTGTGCTTGGGGTCATCGTTGATGTCCAGCTTGAAGAGTTTAGTTCCGGCGGCGGACCAAGCAGCATTCACTGCGCCTTTGATTTCGGAGTTGTTCATAGCATCCTCTTTGATGGAGGCGCCTGCCGTAATCCTCTTTTGAAGACTGCGGAACGCGCCGGTAAGCAGTTGTTCAAGATCTTTGAGCGATTCCACGCCCATGCACGAAGTAGCGTTCTTCGCATTGTGGGTCGGGTAGTGGTCGACTTCGATTTTCTTCAGGCTATTGAGGACCGGATGCGGGAAATTGATTTCCCACTTATCGTCAACCTCATCGTGCCCGTTCAAGCCCTTGGTGTAGATAATGACGTGGCCGCCCAAGCGGACAATGTCCAATTCAAAATCCTTGGCGCCACTTGCATTCCAAGCAGCGCGTGCGGTGTTTTGAATATCTCGCGGGGTCAAGGGTTCAAGCGATGCCTCGTTCTTGTTTTCAAATTTCTCGATAGCCATAACTTCAAGATCCTCAACTTCGGCGCCGATGCTGTCGGCGAAGTTTTGTTTCATAGCAGCGCTGAAACTTTCAGGGCCGGAACCTTCATACGCATCTTCGATATGCGTGGTCCAGTCACCAGCCTTGTTTTTGCAATAGGTGGTATCGTTTGGGCCTTTATGGGCAAGCACATAGGTCATTTCGGCTTCCCGTGTTTCGGGCTTGCGGCCGAGATCGTCCATAATCCATTTGGCAACCGCCGTGACGGACGCTTCGCCCTTCGTGGCATCGCCAGTAATGCTCTTGCGGCGAACGCCGGGGAAAAAGATCCGCCAAGTGTCGCCGTCAAGGACTATATTGTATTTCGGCCGAGAATCGCGTTCTAAGGCGATTTCGAGGCCCGGCAATGTATTTGCCTGCCCCACATAAAAATCGGGCTTAGAACGCACGGAAACCGCCAAATCCGGCGCCATACGCTGGATGAGGCGTTTCAATTCTTCTACCAAGTCGATTTCTTGGACCGAACCTTCCCGTTTACTTCCCATTTGCTTACCCTTAGATGTCCGTCATGCCCTGCTTGGCAACATCCAAACCGGCATTGTTTCCGGTGTCGGTCTGCGGCATCACAGCACGGCTCGGGGCGTTCTTAATCGGCTTGTTTGAGGTAGCCATAATGCCCGCGTTACCCAAGATGGAGTTGCGCACCGCATTCTTGCTGACTGGGGAGTTGTAGTAGTCCTGATAAACATCGACCATCTTGTCCGTGATGTTCTTGTCAAGGTAATCCTTGAGTTTGTCATCGCCGTCTTTCAGCCAGTCGAAAATGTTCATGCCCGGTTCAACCTTGCTGGACGGAACCTTACCGCCGTTGGCAACCGCGATAGCGCCCTGGAAGTCACGGAGCATATCCGCCGGATCCTGAGGATTATCGCCAGCCGAATTCTTGAACACGATGGAATTGATCTTGCAGTTCGGGTTGAGCAGGAATACCTGCGACCAGCGGTGGTGGCCGTCAACGATGTAATGCGTGCCGTTGTAGTCATAGACCACGAGCGGGAGGTTGATGGTGACCGGGCCGTCGGCAAGAATCTTCTTCTGCTGTTCGGGGTCTTTGGGGTTAACCTGATAGGACAGCGATTTGCCCACATCGATTTCGTTCTGTGTGGGGTGCAGGTCCTTGGCGGCGATAGGTTCTTCGGTCCATTTCATCTTGTCAGCGAGAGTGCCGTTGCCGAAACCAAGTTCGAGCAGGTCAAGCTGATCCGGCGTCAAGTTGTTGAGCGCGTTGACGAGATCCGGCATATCCTTTTGATTTTTGAGTGTTTGGACTTCTTTGTCGAATTGCGGCTTCTGTGCGGAGGCATCAGGCTGCTGACTCACCTCTTCTTCTTCGTTCCGCTTTTTCGCTTCGAATCTTTTTTTGATGAACATGGGTATTACTCCTTTTGGTTAATTCTTGTCGGCGTAGTTTTTCATACGCGCTAAATGCTGCTCGGCGGCATCCTTCTTTGCGAAAGAGGCGAGGATGCGCCCATCGGTGTGGCTACGAATCACCCACGGAGCATCCTCGCCCTTCGAGTTCTTGTGGCCTTTTTCATATTCCAGCTTTTCGTAAGACGATTCGGACTTTTCATTAAATTCGCATGAGGTCCAGTTTGTGGCGGTGAAATGGTCGCGGATATACTGCTTCGGATCTTCCGAAATTTCAGTGCTCCAAATCACATCGTATCCGTTGCCGGACCACTTCCCGGTGCGACCGGTATTTTTATACTTGTATACCTGCATCAGGGTTTTGCCATCGAACACAAAGTTATTGGAACTGCCACGGACGCGTGCGCCGCCATCACCGAGGGTATCGTATGCGGCTTTCCAAGTAGGATACACGCCATCCTTGCTCACCGAACCATTTTCCGGATCCATAGAATACACGGTATATTCGGTAGATTCGGACTTACGCTTCGATTCATCACCCGCCGGGTCAAATCCGG